AGCGGCCCAGAGAAAGGAATAATAACATGCCGTTCATTTGGGATCGAAAAGGTGTCTGGCTTTACGGTTGTAGTTTGGGAGATTTTGTATATTCCCATACTTATTGCGTCAAGTGCGGAATCCTGCAAGAAAAGGTAGACAAATGCCCTAATTGTGGCGATGGACTACTTTGGTTTTCCTACCAAAAAAGAAGGGGCAATAAATGGCAACGATACTTCTTGTTCCTGTGAACCGAGAACGTCTCCAAGAAATGCTCGATGAAATGCTCCAGATGTGTTTCCGCATAAATCCCCTAGATGAGGACCGCAAGGAATTGCTCAAGATTGTTGATTTATTGGTCAATTTGCTTGCCAGGAATAGTGACTGAAAGGGACAAATAATGCGACTTTGTTTGGTAGATAATGAGGGTGTCGTTCATGAAGTGGCCGAAAATGTGGAGAATTTGAATCTAAATAAGATTTTTGTCAAGACGGATTTAGTCTTTGAAATTCAGCGCCAAATTCATAGAATCCTTATCAGTATGAATGATGAGGAGGAATAAATGCGTCTTTATTGGACAATCCTTGGTTATTCCTATGTCTTTGTAGGGGGGATGATTCTTGGGCAGTTTAGACAGGCTTTTCATTGCAGGAAAAAGCATCATTTCTAGAAGGAGTAAAAAATGGAAACCGGGTTTGCCATCTTTTGCGGAATCTGCCTTGGACCAATGATTGAGAAATCGGCAGAGAATGTAGGAATATTTATTCTTTGTCCGAATTGTGACATTGCGGAACCGTGTGATTGTTGCGTATGCAATCCCACCCCAAATCTATATATTAAAGTTTGGAGCAAAATCACTAAGAAATGGGAGGATTTCAGTGGGTAGAATGTACTGTGGTCTTGACTTGGAGATGACCGGAACTGATGTTTGGGAACACAGACTTATCCAGGTTGGTATAAGTTTTGACCCAAGAGATGAAACTAAGAATTTCGTCTCAGATGTAGGGTGGGCAAAAGGGAACTATGAATACCAGGAAGAAGCTCTTCAAGTAATTAGGTGGGATTTTTCGCGCATAGAATCCGGTCCATCTTTTATCATAGTTGGGGACAGGATTGCCTCTTTCTTTGAGGAAATGGGGGCGCAAAAGGGCAAGGTGATTCCTTGCGGATTTGCCGTAGGGTCATTCGATATGCCGTTCATGGCCCAAACATTTCCCTGGATAATGGAATACTTCGTCAAGCCGCAAAAAGCCCCAATTTATTCATACAGGGTTGTAGATTTGAGCCAAGTAGCTATGGCGTTTGGATGGAATCATTCAAAGAATGAGTGGGGATACAAGGCTTGGAAAAAAGCAAGCAAAGAGTATGCCGAATCGGAACTTGAAGAAATCGGCATAAATCCCCAATGGCATGATGCGGGATATGATGCAAAAGCGGCAATTCTGGCAATGGAGTTTTTTACTCTTCAAATAAAGGAGAGGAATTGAAATGACTGAATGTGAGAAATTGGACTAAGGTGTTGCTTTTGTGGGGCATATTTATCTTCTGGATAGCTAAAAAGACGAATGATTGGTAGGGGGAAAATAATGTGGTATTGGTGTCGCAAATGCTGGTTTAGAAAAGCTGAATGCTGGAATTGCGGATGTTGTTCGAAATGTTGCCCAAGACTTGTTGCCAGAGATTTGTATTATAGCGAGATAGGACAGGAGAAATAATGGATACTTTTTATGCTCATATTCTTTGCGAGGTTATAAAGGGGAATCCTGATGTGGGAAATGCTTGGGTGGATTTCGGATACAATGAGGATTCTCATACATACCGTGGAGAAATAAACATTCATTTCAAGGATAGTTCCGACCTTGTAATTCTTTTTAGTGATGATGCAGAACAAGTCATAGAAAAAGAGACAAATCCACTTCTCAAATCTTTTCCCAAAAGATTGCATGAAGAATGGAGTTTTGGCCCAAAGAAGAAAGTAAATAAAATGACCTTTAATGAATTCGTGACCAAGATGCTTGATTGTTTCCCCTTGGCAGATTTTAGTGTAGATAATGACGGACAATTGATTATCTACACAGGCTTACAGATGGCGGAAAATGAAGAGATGGTTGTACCAATTCCTGACTAAAGATCACTAAGAGGTTTGGTCCAAAGAGAAAGGGCGAGGCAAAGAAAAGGACAAATAATGGAGCGCACTTGGGTAGCATTCGATGTAGACGGCACCCTAATTGACAGCGAAGATATGCCAAAGTTAGATGTGATACAATTACTTCGCCAATTTCATATGTTAGGTTGCCTTGTAATCGTTTGGTCTGGTGGTGGCAGAGAATATGCCGAACATTGGGTTCAGAAATTGGACCTTGAAGATTGTGTTTGGGATACTGCCTCAAAGACCGAATACAAGAGGTTGCCAATAGATATTGCGGTAGATGATGCCGTAGTAAATCTCGGCAAAGTGAATATCTTTGTCGGCGAACTAATGGACAATCCACTACAAGAAGAATGGGGAAAATAATGAAGCACCATGAGGAATGGGTTGTTGAAGTAGAAGATTTTACCCATCGTATGTTTTCCAATAATCGGTGGCGGGCAAGAATCAAAAAATTGATTTGTTTTTATGAAACTAGAGAAAAACAAGAATTGGACTATTCTTTCCTTCTTCCTTCTTGGGGAATTACAAGGGAAGAAGCAATCCAAAAGGCTGTGAATCGTGCAGATGATCGTATGTCTCATGAGACATTTGGAAGAAGGAAGGAGACAATCAATGTTCTGTCAAAGAAGACGAATTAGAGAACTTGAATCTCTGGTAATACCCCTCGTTGGTTTGTTTACAGAATATGCAATAAAGACTCTAGATTATGCCGAAGAGAATAAGGAACTAGAGAAGGCTCTAAATTTTGCCGATAGGTTGGCAGAAGATTATCGCAGAGAACTTGACTCCATATCAGGCAGAGATGACTTGTACTGTCCCGAAAATGATTTGGACCGAGGAACTGGAAAGATTCCTGATGATTATGATGATTATACTCCCGATATGTATTTGGAGGATTCTGAACTATGAGATTCTTGAAGGTGATATTCAAAGTTCCTGACGATGTAAATTTGGGGGAAGCTGACAATATTGCTTGTGCCATGTCTGAGCAAGATGAGTTTGACCTTTTGATGGTTTCATTGAGTCAGCAATATGGCGATGAAAGCTTGCTCAAAGAAGAAGAGATTGTGTGGAAGGAATGAGGAGATAGGAATGAGGGAGTTTGAATACCAAGATATCCGCGAATCATTTGAACTTGCCATGACGGCGACAGGAATTGTACCGGAAATTGTCCAAGAAATCCTTATGACGGTAGATGATGCCGTGGGCAATAATATGGATGATGATGAAGTGCGTTTTTGTATTGCTTGTTGTCATCCAATGAATGGGATACGGCCAAGTGACGGTTGTAAAATTGAAAATTGTCCCTGTGTATATTCGCATTATTTCCTTCTAATGGGAGGATTAATAAATGGCTGAAATAAGAGAATGGGTTGTTGAGAAATTGGTTGGCCATCGTTTCGGCGCATATAAAATCGGGGGACATGGGAGAATCAGATGTCAAAGTTTGAGTATTATTTCAAGGTGGTAGTTACAATAGTAATCTTGGGCGTCCTAGTCTACATGGCGATTGGGATAAATCTTGGCGAGAAAATCTTGAGTTTTGGTGAGAAAATTTGGAGATTTTTCTAGGATGGATACAATTTTGCCGCTAAGAGAGTATGTGGTTTTTGGTATAAATACTGAATTGAATGAATGCTTTACAGAGGGTTGGGAATATATCGGCAAATTTATGGCCGAAGGTTCCGAACACGCGCTAGAACAGGCCAAAAATGCGGAGGAAGATAAAACATACTTCTTTGTTGCTTTCAATGGTTATTTCGCGTGGAAATAGGGGGGGTGAAAAACGAGATGGACCAGGATTACATTGGTATTATTACCATCAATTATGAGGATGGTGAAGAAGCGGAATTTGCTGAATTTGTTGATAACATCGAGAGTTTGGCCGAAATGTTGAGCGCGCATGGGATTGTCAGTTCAGTCGGGAGAAAATCGTAAATAGGTTGGGAACGTTCCTATTTATGATATGATAAGGCATAGGAGGGACACCCGGAAAGGTTGGGGGTTGCTAAACTCTCAAAAGTTGGGTAAGGGAAATGCCGGACGACAGGACTTTTACCCTGCGGAAAGGTTGGGGCGTTCCTGCCTTTGATACACGAGGCAGGAGCGTCCCCCTTTTTGTGCCTATTAATTGGTCCAAAATTTGGCGGGAAAGATAATACCTAATATTCCAGATACTTATAGAAGGGCTTTATAATCCCAATCCTTAAATCATTGGCTCAAACTATGGTCCGGGCGATTGATGGCGATTGGCGGAAATGACATGGATGGCATTCTGGAGGCCAAGAAATATCCCTATATGGAATAAATAAATCATTCCAGGGTATACGGGGGTCTCACGCAATTATTGCCCATATAATCTCCTATATTGATTGGTCCAATTATTACCCCAATAATTCACCTATTATACTTCGTATAACAACTTAAATAATCATAAACAATAGATTTGCCCATTATTTGGCCCAAAAATGAAGGCGGCCATCGTATTTCCCCGATGGTTGAGCGGATGCCGAGGTAGATAAGTTGGATAGTAAGCTGTATAAGGTATAGTCTATACTTTTCGCGCGAAATATTGATTCTACCCTATACTTTGTATGACTCTCTTATAATCTCTTTGCGCCAATATTTGGAACAAATAATGGAGTTCATATAATCAATCGCGCACAATCATTGTGGCAATAATTGGTCCAATAATCTCAACCCATAAACCCGCGCGGCAATCTATGGGCCAAAATTATAATCAATCATTATAATCTTTTTTGCCCATTTATTTGGGCCAATGTTTGATTCAATAAATCTTGAGCATTCTTACGGGCTGATTGTATTGCTACAATCGCAATGATTAGGAAAGTTTCCTGTCTAGGCCACGTGAACGGTTACGGAAAAAGACTTGCAATCGGCCGCGCGAGTGACTACGCTTGGGGTGTGCGAAAGCACCCCGGCTAGCCGCCGGTGATTCGGCCGTCAGAGGGCCATCACCGGAACGGCCCGAACGGGACTACTAATCCGGTATGCAATGCAGCTAGGCAAGCGCTGCACAAGCAATCCCGATAGGGGACTCGCATCTTGACGTGGAAAGGTGTCAAGATGGCACGCATACTAGGCCAGCTCAAGCGTGGACGGCCCAAGTCGGCCGTTCGCTTGTGGGTGGAACAGACCGTAGGAAGCCTCAAGCTTTCGACGGCCGACGTTCCCACGAAGATCGTCGTGGGCAAGGTGGGGAAGGTAGAGGACCTGTTGCAGCTAGAAGACGGGTCTTTGCCGATGCTCCCCAATGAGGCAAAGGTATGTCCCATCGAGCTAACTCGGCACGGTGGATCGAACGGGCGGCCCTTGACGCCCGGAGCGGCCAACGAAGTCGCAAGGCTAGGCCGTGGGGACCACGAGGCAAGTTTCACAATCCTTCGGTTCAAAGACGCCGAAGGAAACGAGGTTCCGGTCATCGTGATGTCGAAGTCGGCTCCGAAAGTCAAGGTTCCGGCCCGACCCGCGAAGTCGGAAGTGACCGCGAAAGTAACTCGTAAGAAGTCCACCACGACCAGGAAGGTGGGCGCAAAGAAGTAGCATCAAGCAAAGCAAGTCAATAATCAGCTATCCATCCAACAAGATGCGAGTCCCCTATCGGGATTGCAGACTGAACGGGGGAGTTATGACAGGGTATCGAATAGTTATCGGTAAAACGGCTATGTTCGCATCCTGGTACGATGGCCCAACTTTTTCGGAAAGAAAGAGCAGGGTCAGACTTGAGGCCGCAAGCATTACAAAGAATCGACGCGGGCTCGACGTGGTAGACGGTCGTGCGGCTCGTTGTCCATCACTTGATGAGATAGAACGAGGCGCGCGATGATTCCCTACGTGCTGGTCGCAGCATCATGGGCCATCATCGGGATATGGATATTCTTGGGCCTCATCGTGTTCTGGCGGTCGTGCAAAGAACGGGGGGCGTGAGGGGAGGAGGTGGGAGAGGTGGAGCGACACTTCATCCGGGGAACGGGTCTCATCAGAACCGGCATCGACATCGACGGGCAACATGTCCGGGAGTGGTCCGTTTCGCCCTACCCCGATGCGCCCGGCAAGCAGGTCGGAGAAGCGGAGTATGACATCAAGCCGGGAATGGTCGAGGAGTTTGTTGAGGTCATGGTGCTCGGGCGGGGATACACGGAAGCGCTGAACGATCCGGTGACGACGGCCTGACCGCCACCGCCCAGCTTGACGCTCCCCGGCCGGGACCGGGGGGCGTGAGGGGAGGAGGGGGAGATGAAAACGCCGAAGTGTGAACACGGTAGAAGATGCCCGATGCGCTTCCGCATCGACTGTCGCGCCCTGATGCACACGGGCCTGACCGTTTCGCAAGTGCAGGAGTGGCGCATCAGCCTGGGTAGAGAGGGGGCCGAGAATGTACGTCTACATCAAGTCTGAAGCGCGTTTGTGGACGGTGGGATTCTACGATCCCACCGGCAAGTGGCACCCAGAATCCGACCATGCCTCAGAGGATGATGCTGCTGCGCGTGTCGCTTGGCTGAACGGGTCGGCCCGAAAATCCTAGCCGCCCAGCTTGACGCTTTCTGGTCAGGGACCGGGGGAGATTATCCCCCGGTCTTTTTTTGTAACCTGAGATAGTTAGGAAACTTTCCTATATGTTTCGTTTCCAGACAACTTCGCCGGTATCGTATATATCAAAATATATTGGGCGCACGGGCCAAGTACAAAATCGCAGGTATAATTTTGGCGCAAAATGGGTATTACATATATAGTAACAGTTGGACTCAGGGTTCGTATGGTTCTGCATACCTATCTCCACAATTATCACAGCGATAAAATGCCCATGCCTTACCATTATCCCACACCTGGGCGTAGATTCCGATACGGGTCATCGGCTCGTAATACTCGTCGCAAATGACACAGTAACGTAAGTCACTCATCAGCCTTTTGCCCATCTTGCATCTCCCGAGTATGATGCCTCAAGTAATCTATTTATATAACACTCCTCCTAATATGGTCTAGAACTTTAGAACATGGACCAAATCCTATTTCTCCAGAACATAACATTGGTAAGTAAGCTGGGCACCCACACAATTTACAAGGTCCCTCTGGGTCATCTAAGTCGTGGTCTTCAAGACCATGCCCACAACCACCATCATTACCCCGACAATTGGGCTTAACTTCTGCCATTTGCAAGATGAAATCCAATTCAAATGCATTCATATTCAATCCTCATAATAGAATGAACCATCGTCATAGTAGTGAATAACTCTTCCCGCCTCATTCACCTCAGTACGAACCTCATGCTTCTTGGGTTGGGTAATCGCACCGGGAGTTAGAAGCCCCTTAAGACGGGAAGTAGCTTTACTCATATTTTCAAGAGAACGTCTTATTATCTCTTTCTCGAAATCTTCCATCAATCCCCCTTAAAGAATTTAACGAATTGCTCAAGAGCGCGCCTCTCATCTTCATTTGGACAGAAATCAATAACGGTTGAATTGATATGGGGGGCAAGAACCTTTGCCGCCCGCTCGCCAAGTTCTGAACCACTATTCTTTAACATATGATTACGCAAATTATCGCCATCCTCAATGTTGCATCCCCTTCCCGCAGATACCCCAACAATTCTATCTTCCTCCAATTTAACCATACAACCACAAGAGAAGGCTATATTATATCTCTTGCCATCCTCATAATCTTTGACCATTTGATTTGCTCGAACTGCAAATTCCCTCAACCTTTCCACCTCACTCATCTTTCCTCCTTGTGGGACAATCAGCCGCATCATGAATCGAACGCATTGTTTTTGCCACCCCAGGCCAATGCTGATCACATTCTTGAACCGGAATATCAACAAGCCCGCATTCCGCCTTATGGCATGGACAATCCTTCTCAAATTCTCCAGGACCGTTCCAATGACGGCCAAAGTGCATATCATCAATAATCATTTCTTATCCTTTCCGTCAAGATTGAACCATACGTCACAGAATGCCCATACCGGGTATCCTATAAGGGTATATTCCGCCCACATATCCATCCCTCCGTGGAAGATAAGAGTGAATATAACCGCCATCGCTGCCGAGCCAAAATAATTTTTTGGATTACGAAGTGCGGCAATGAATCTTTTCATCGTTTATCCTGAAAGTATCCAGCTTCAATAGCTGCCTCACGGACTAGATTGGGATCAGTACCACTAATGGTTTCGCCAGGTATAACTTCATTAAGTGGGTTGGCTCGTTCATTCCAGGCGTCAACCTCAAAATCCCATATGATAGGGGTAGGCTTATTATTTTTCGAGAATGCAATACAAAATACTCGTTTCGGTAATGGGTATGTTCTGGCAGGAACATAAGGAACCTCTACTACAGAACCACCATCTTGTCGTGCATCAACATAAAGTTGTGCTTCATACTCATTTTCAAAAATAGCAAGAGGATAACCATCATATACATCGGTCATCGCTACAAAAAATTTTGCACCGTGAGGTTTAGATTTTGACTTTGATGGTTTTCTTGAAGATGGGTCCGGTGGACGATACATCGGGGAACTAGCCAATAAAACAATAACAAATAGGATAGCACGTTTCATGGTCTGCTCCAAAGATTTTGTTTGCGGTCCTCGTCTCGATAGAACCCACGGCAGACGGCCCAATCGAATGGCGCATCATCTCGCAAGCCATCACGATTTAGCAACCAATCCACAATTCCCCTAAAATTCCAAACAAGCCGATGAAGGGGCGGCGCGACAACATATGTCTCAGGCGGTTCCATGTAAGACAACCGACTCGAACGTTCATCTTTGCCCCATCGTAACCATCCTTGCCCCGGTTCGAACAACAGGAGGCGCCAAAAATTAAGGTGCCGACACGGCCATTCCAACCACCATCCCACCAACCATGATGGGTGTCGAACTACGTCTCGCAAGATGGTTCTCATTTCTTCTCCTTTCTGTGGAGTTCGGCGAGGAGGGCAGAAAGTTCGGCGAGCGAGGCCGCCTCTACCTTCTCCCAACCAGGTTCCCTTGGGTCGACTCGCGTAAGTCCAACCACGGCGCTTGCCTTTTCCATCAGCGCGGCGCGAGTGGAGAGGAGTCGGAAAGCGCAGCGGCGCGCATACTTGTAGGAGATAGGTGTGTCGATGGAGAAAGACGCACCGATAGCCTCGGCATCCGCGTCCGTGACCAGCCGAGGGTCAGTCATGGCTCCTCCTTCTTCTGGAGCAAGGCCCAGTCACAGATGGCACGGACCGCTTGTTTGCGGGTCGTGCGTTCCTCGCGCCACTTGGCCCCCGACTTGCGGCAGGTGCAGCACTCAACTCCTGGGTCGTACCAGTCGAATAGCGTCACCAGAGATCGGCGGCGGCGCTTGCACTTGCGGCAGTAGCGGATGGCGCGATAGCGAATACCGCGCGGCGAGCAAACCGTGATAGTCTCGTTGCCGAAGCAGCCGAAGCCCACCTCGCTCATCTCCAGCCTCTTCTCATCAGCAGAACCTCGTAGCGCAATTGCTCGATGCGCTCTTGACCCGCCTGAACGCCCTGTTCTCGTGCCTTAAGAATATAATTAGAGAATTGTTCTTGCCGATATTTATTGAGGTCAAACACGTTCCCACCTACTTACAAATCCATTCTCAAAACACCAATGGTGGGCCATATCATCGATAACATACTCGTCATGAAATTCGCAGAAGTAAACAATTTCAAGAATATCAAACATCATTCCTCCGGGTCTGCAAATCATGGAAGAGAACCATCACTAAATTTTGAAGGAACCTTCTTAAGTTCCGCCTTATATCTGGCGCGCATACGAGATACAGCCGCATCATAATCTTTTTGTTCCTGTTTATAAAGCCATTTCCAGAATTCATTTTCTTCTTGGCGCCAAATCCGATATTCATCACGTTTTTTGCGCTTCTCCTCACGTTCGCGTTTGTTAAACATGATTTCTCCCTTTCTCTTATTATAACAGTCCTAATCGTATCGCCTAAGCCCCTTTCCCTGATAATTTTGGGGAGGGTCAATAATTTCATCTAGTGTATATGATGAAGGATTACAAAAATCTATTGGGGTACAAAAGGATTCTCCTGCCAAATTACCAAACCATGTTCCGAATTGATTATCAATAAAGCCAACTTTATACCATTGTGTAACATCACAAATTTTTACCCCAACAGAGGTAAACCCTAGGGAAAATGTTATTTGTTCTGGTTTAGCAGCATTAGGCAACTCTCCATATTTCTTCCATACTTTTTCACAACTTTCAGAATCAATCAATCCATTAGAAATGGAAACATGATAGGGAATATTGCCCCATGGAATTGCCAACATACATAGATATCCATACGAACTGTCTATATTTTTATAAAATGACAACATCTCTACTAATTTTGTATCAAAATTAGATTGGGGAAAAATGTAATCATCTTCGCAAAATATGTAGTAGTCGAACTGTTGTCGATATATACCATATACATATGAAAGTGCACCATAAGACATACCGATATTTTCTCTTTGCAAGACTACAACCTCAGTGTCTCTCAATTTTGGGGGAATAGAATCAATGGCATCTAAAAAATTTGAAGGGGATTCTGGATATTCATTTATAACAAATGTAATTTGAGAAAGATCGTAAGGAACAATATTCAATTCCTGTATTATGGTTTTAATATTTACCGTATTATCTAAAGCATATTTCCTATGATGAGAAGCACGAGGTCCGCAATAGAGAGGAACCACAAGATTAATGTTTGTTTTCATTCCTTCTATTGTCCTTCGAAGGGCTGCACGACCATTTTGTGATGGCACCACGCAACAATCCATGCCCAATGCATACGGAAACCAGTCAGAGTCCAAATAGCTCTCTCGCGTTTTATCGCACGCCTGACACACATAGAACACCAAGTACGATAGTCATTTCCGCCAGTGATGCAAGTCTGTTGTAGATATGTCTCACACTTCATTATTCTCCCTCCACATCTTTATCCACCCCAAAACCAATCTTGTATTGTTGTGGAATATCGTGCAGTTCTCGCCCATCAAGTGAGTGATGCACCATCACAACGCCATTCTCAACGAACTCAACATCAGGGCCGCATAAACAATCATCTCCTGGGCGTTCATGTTCAATCAGATCATTAGTTGGAAGTACGTGGAATTCAACCATATTTATCTTTTCCCCCATCTATATCGCCTTCTAATAACACGCCATCCAAATCGTTGGCAATCCCAGCATGGTTCAAAGATACCGGTATCCAGATTGAGGACTGAAGGATTGACATAACATACACTACAGGCATGGTCATGATCAGCTCCTAAACCGAAATCATGTATAACTGGGACATGGACCTTCATCGCATTTTCTCTATAATAATTGCATTTCTAAGATTAGTAATAAGTTCGTTGGCCCGTTCTCGTGTTGCAATAGCAAACCCCTCGAATACTTTTCCAGATTTTAAATTAATCTGAAGATGGAAAGCGCATGGAGGCTCTTTTCCAATTTTTTTACGACGTTTACGTTCATGATATGATTCATATGGATGATATTCTCGTACAAAGGCTGCTTCAACCTCATTTACGACGACAAATGTTTGAACATCATCTATATCCATAACAATCATGTTGAATCTCCTTCCTTGGATATAAATCTAGGACACACTTTCATAGAATGTACCGGGTCTCCAAATAACGCCCAACATTCCATACAATATCGCCCCTTATGTACCCATCCAATGGATAGTCGCCAAAAACGAAAGTGCCATTTACCTAAAGTTCCACAGGTTGAGTGGGCGCATGGACATTTTTTCATGCCATAACCTTCTTTCTATTTTTACCTCTTTTGTTATGTGACGTGAGATGCCAGTGGGCACCGAACCGGCACCTATAATATGATGTTGGCCAACCCGACACGACTTTGCCAGACTCGGCGCGATGGCGAATACGGGTCAATGCGCGTTGCGCGGATGGTTCATCGAGAAATACGGCTTTAGACTCACATATATACCGTTGGTCTGTGTCCTCAAATAGGGCATCATAGAAAACACTCATTTTCCCTACTCCTCAAGAACAGCACGGAGACCTTCGATTGCAAAAGCTAATCGTTCAAGATATTGTTTTTCAGACACATTAGCCGTATCAAACCAAGCCACAACATTCCATGCCTCCGCTTGCAATTTCTTCTCATGGGTTTCGATACGATCCAGGACTTGTCTTGGGCGGGGAGTTGCAACCATGCGTAAGAGTTTTGAGCCGGATTGAATCACCAAGAGCCCGCCGTTGCGGTCACGGCACAACTCCTTGTGTTTGCGGGGTAAAACACAGTACCATGTCCGGCATCGCAACCTCTTCGTTCGGCTCATGTAGTTACCTTCCCTATCTCGCGGCGGAGAGATTCGCGCCACTCGTAGTCGGCAGCCGCTGCGTTGATGGCGGCTCCCACGGCGGGAAGTGCGGCTTCCACCCGCTCCACCATCCCCGGCGTCTTGATGCGGCCGGTGCCATAGTGGTGTTCGGTGCCACCACAATCAAGACAGTTGCCCAAACCGATATATGCTTGACGCCCAAGTATGCCATTGCCTCCACACTTCGGACATGGTTCATCGGTGCCATAGACAACTTTCTCGAATAATGCCTTCGTTGCATCAACCCCGGCATCAAAAGTATCGCCCTCGGCAAAGTCGTCGCCATATGGATTCGGCACCGATTCCTTAAATACTTCGCCCAACGTTGTTGGTTCGGGCAAAGATTTTACCTTGGCCCTCACCGTCACTTCATAGAATGGCCCGTAAGGACCTTCTTTGGGAATAACTTCCGCCTCAAATTCCTCCTCGGGTTCAAACTGAACATTACCGAACGGGTCGGTGTTCCATGAAACTTTCACTTTCGTCATCTCTATTCTCCTTCGCCGTTTTCATAAGAAAGATTGCCATCTGTTGGTCATAGGCGTAATCGTCCAATCTTGCTGTCATAATACGTATACATTCAGGGTTGTTATGAAACACTACCTCAAATGCGCGAGGAGCGCCCAATGTATCCGGACGGTTCCAGTTTAAAATCCATCGATAGATATCTCGTCTGATGGATTTTTCGCACGCATCACAATTTGTTTTTATCATTTTTTCTCCATATACTTATTTAACATCTTCCGATCATTTACCCTTCCATTTACTGTATCTATTGTTAAATAAAGTTCAATGTCTACATTGTCATAAACTGCCGGGATTTCTAAGATTGCAATATCAGAATATACAAATTGGCCATCACCCCCAAATAATGTGATTGCATAAGTTCCCCTCTTTAATCCTTCCATTGGTTTTGGGGGAAAGGCGGTAACGATAATTCCTCCCACAGCTAATCTTATATCTTTTACGGGATATATCTTTTCATCTATAACGATGGAACCTTTATTCTCCATCTACTATATCCCCCTCAAGAGTTATTCTATTCAGAGGTTTACTATATATATCAAATATATCAAATGCGGAGCCCAAATTATGGTTAGGGGAATATGTGAATCCTCCAGCAAACTGTTGACTAGGAAGGCCATAATCATATTGGCGATCTTCCCCCACTTTTTTTGCCGAAATAATCATTTTCTGTTCTTTATCAAGATATGTATTTATCTCATATTCAATCTTAACAACTTCTTTGGAATCTTGTGCCTCGGTTAGGATATCCATATTTTCCATATTTTCCCAACAATAATAAACCACACTATCCTTCTTCTTCCAAGATTTAGTATCTTTTGGGAGGATAAATATTTCCCTCGGGCGATATCTCCCAGAGGCCCCTAATATTAAAGGGCCAATTGCCTTAACCTTTACCATCATCGTTGCTTTTTCGGCGACAATGGGGCGTGGGGCCTCTTCTATGGGAACATTATATTTTTGAGCGGTAGCAACAACCATATTCTTCTCTGCTCCACCCATTTTATCATGGGTATATAATTTAACAATTTCGGCAAATTCAGTTCTATATCCATCTTCTCCCTCAATCACCTTACCCCAACCATTTACCATTCCATCGATATAAAAACTCTTGGTGAAACTTCCAAGACCTCCAAAAAAATTATTACCAAGATTATAATGTGTCTTATTTTTACATGTCTCATATTTCTTATATATCCAGAATCCACACCCACAATCTGGGTCGGGAATAGAAGTATGGGTCATAACTGTCTCTTCTATAAGTTTGCCGTTGGGACCATTTTTCCAAACTGTTTGAATCTTCTGTCCGGCAGAAATACAAGTCGCTTCATTTACTCCGGGTTTCCAATAATAATTGGCAGAATATGATTTCAACCCACTAGAGTCTAGGGTGAATAATCGCCAGCCCTCAATCTTTCCAATTATATCTGGAACTATCATTTCATCCATTGGCGGGAACTCTCTCTTCTTCTGGAACTTCCTCAGGAACGGTTACCGGAACTTCTTCCGGAACAGGTTCCACCTGGATAATCCTCTTAACCTTTCCGATGTTCCCCATAATCTTCCTCCTTTAAGATTCTACCATATCTGGAATCATCAGTGGAGATACCTCAATCGAAGATTCTCTATATGAAAAAGGAAGAAAACCTACTTTCCTTTCCTCTTCTATAAAAAGTCTTTGTTCCCCAATAAAATTATAAAGTTCTGCTATTGTAATTGGTTGAGAAACTTCTTTATCTATATTTTTATTAATCAGCCAATTATTAGCTTCTTGAATATCAAGTTTGTTAAATTTAATGTGATTAACACATCTTCCTGGGCGAGAAATGGCGGGGTGGAACTTACCTACATTTTCATTTGTTGTAATCATGGTTAAAATCTTTAACCCTTGTCCAATAAGGCCATCCACTGTATTTAACAGTCTAGAAAGTCCTTGCCCCGTATTCATTTTAGCATCCGCAGCAAGAAGTTCTCCTGTATCTTCTAAAAGAAGTAGCCGCCATTTTTTTTCATCTTCATTGTTGAGAAGGACTTGAATCATATATGTAGCACTTTCGCCAAAAAATATTTCAGGATCAGTAATGTAGTGAATCTTACACCAATCCTTCCATTCCCAACCCAAGGCGCGAATAGCATATGTCTTTCCCGTTCCTGGTTCTCCTGACCACAAAATTAAATGACCAGCAGTAAGTAAAGGTTTATTAATAAAGTCTTGAATGCTTTGTCTGGTTTGGGCCGCATAATTTATACACATATTATTCCATTCTGGAACTAAGAGGTTCCTAACAACAGATGTAGGGCCATTAGGACTTAGTGACCAAAAAGACACAGGAACTTCATGTGTCTTATGCGGTTCAAGTTCAGGAAATTTTTCTTTAAGGCTAGCCAACACTTTATTTCCAATATCAATTGTAGGGGCAGATATTTCTACGGAAATTTCTCCTGTTGAGGTATAGAGGGTAACATATACTAAACAATTATCAATTTCTATTAAGAGTTTCATATTCGATGAAGTAAGGATGGTTCCTTTTATTTCTCCATTAAAAACCCTGTTTGAAGTAAGCCAATTAAATAACATTAAAACAGGGCTATCCTTTTTAAGATGGGTTGCATAAAATGGAATTTGTAAAAGGTTCCAGACTCCCACATCTGATGTAAATTCGACCTCTGGAGAAACTATTTTATTCCCCATACTTACCCCCCTGCTATGTCATCAATTGCCCGCTTATACCAACCTTCCCAATCAAAATCCTCAATTTCAGGAGCATTATAACCATCAATAACTTCTTGAACCAAAGACCTTAAGATGATTGTCTCATTTATAGAAGTTTCGAGAGCGGCGAATAAAGTTTGTTTATGTCCACAACCAGCACAATAAGGGCACTTTGAGATATATTCTTTCGCTACTTCTGTTAGAATCAAACCTTCAATGCCTCCTTTAATTTATTTATAGCCTCTAATGCCATCATTCTATTCGGCGGAATAATCTCATTTACAACCTTGTATGCATTACTGAACGTGATAACTGGTATCCCGAATGCATGTGCCATAACCATCGCGTGGTATCTTTGAGTATACACTATCTCGGAATGAATTATCAACGATGCCATCTCTTCTGGAGTAATATATTTTCTGCTTCTGGCACCATCCTCAAACTTACGTTCCTTAACCATCATATCTATTATATCGACATCTTCAGCGGCTATGGCCACAAATATCGGCCGACTATAGGTTGTGGAAATGATAATCATCTCATCCCAAGCTTTATCGTGGAGAGGATTTGTTCGCGGAATAAATAGTGGATAGTTATCATCTGAACACAGTCGATATTTTGACGGCTCCACCGCATACCCCAAATCTGGAAAATAATGCGCATTAGATTCTGGACATAATTCCTTTACTATCTCTACACATTTTGGGGAACGAAGAGTTATGAGTTTTGCCGCTTCAAAATAGGGAATCCATTCCTTCATAACCTCTCTAACACTTTCAGAATCATCGTAATCTATCTCTGCCTGAAATTGCAATCCACAACTTAAGAAGCAGAGAGGTTTTTCTTGTTCCAAACATTCATCCATATACATCTTCATGTAACGAAAATGAGAAGTTGCTGTCTTATAGATGATTCCTCCGCCGCCCATAACGACGGCATCTACATGAGAAACCGCTTCGACATCTGGATATGGCGAATCGAAAACACATTCATGACCTGGTAGATTATCAACCACGATATTTTTATAGATATCATCACCAACATTCCCATATCCGTATGCACCGCAAAATAATATCTTCATACAATATCCAACCCATACAGACTCAGTGATGTTGCTCTGAATAGCATCTTTAGATAAAAATTATTGAAGATATCTTCAGCCCTAGAAGATTCCTGAATAAATTTTTCTTCAAGACTTTCTGGGGTTAGTATATGTTCACTTCCTAATCCCCTCTCTTTATCCCATTGAGGAATCTTTGTTTGAATCTGTAGTTTTCTTTCTTTTATATATCTGAAAGGAGACCACCCATACCATAAACAGGCAACCTGAGAACTTATAGGAATATATCCTTGATGTTGTGTGAAATGTCTACCCCATAAATATGATCCATGAGAAGCATGGTGGATAAAACGATTCCTAGGTCCGGCTAGATTTGCCTGCCCTGTATGACATTGGGTTATTAAAGGAACTTCCATAGAAATTTCTCTATCTTTATCTTCATATTTATCAATCATATCGATACCCATCATCTTAAATCCCACACTTTTTTCTTTATAGAAATCTTCATAATCTTCACAATATTTCTTAAGTGCTGGATGAAGAATAAATTCAGTGATGTTAAGGGCAATCTTCCATCCAGAAAATTCCGATTCTATATCCATAACCTCTGAATCACAATCTATGGCAGAAAACATCTTATTTCTAGAAGACCGTATCTCCCAATCAGGAACTAAATCGTTGATGATATCGATAGATTTGTCAGTAGATTGATAATCTATTAAAATTCCGTGGTCGAATATACGCCTATGATGATCTAACCAAAATGGTAGTAAAAATTCCTCATTATAGAAATGAGATATAACTACTAAATCAACCATTCGCCAACCCCGATTTCCAATTCCTTGAATATCATATCATAATCAACCGACCGATGGGTAGTTTTCATAACATGAAATCCAATGGGACATTCTTCCTCTCCAAAGAAACACCAATTTCTATCAGATTGATTTTCTTTGAAAAATCCGGGGAATATCTTATTTTTAATTTTATTTTTAATTATATATTCCCTTATCCTCCAACCCGTTTCATGTACCGTTCCCCCCTCCTCGCTTGTGCATACAAAAGTATCTACCGCCATAAGTTCTTTAGTTAAAAATTGTCCCCAAATAACAGGGGCAAGATGACCGGCCCTTTGGGGATGTACCAAATCTATTCTAGCTTGCCAATCAGGATACCATCCGGCACAACCAATGGCAAGATATCCTTCGGCAAAAAGTTCCTGAACATAATCCAAAATTTCCGGCATCAACCAAAAGAAATCACTATCGATAGTTCCTACAATATCTGTTTTAGTAAATTCTTTCATAAAATCTATGGTAGTTCCATGGTTGACCCCATCACTGCCAGACGGGGGAAAATCAAATAATTCTACATTTGAATCCAATACCTTAAATCCCTCAAACCTTGCAATATCTCTTCTTGATGGATCGGTATTATCACAAACCAATAATCGATAATCACCAAAGATATTTTTTGAAAAATGTTTAATATTAAGTTCTGCTATATCATAATTATAATATACTGGCATAATAATATCTATCATTTATAATTCTTCGGCCTCCACTTTTGGTATATATCTAATTAGATATGTCGTCAACCCCCTACGCCGTTCAAGAATCTTTTGTTTAATCTCATCATAGAAATTCCAAGACAATATGACTATTGCCAAAGGCGATTTATCGGTTGAAAGAATTTTTGTCTCAACAATTGGTATATGCTGGCCAGGAGTGAAGTGCCCATATTTCAACGGATTATCGTCAACTATATATTTTAATGGGGAATCAATATAATTAAGCATCGTATTTCCCTTAGCTGATGCTCCATATCCCACAACTGGAATACCCATCCCGTCGAATTTAGACAGGACATTTAGTATCTCATATTTAATCCCAACTATATTGCGGGAGAACTTCTCATAGGTTTTCTTTTCAAGAAGTCCGGCCTTTCTCTCCTTCTCGATATATGCCAATTGCGTATCGGTTTGATACCTTTTGTATTCTTTTGACAACTTTAAGAAAAATCTGATGCTTCCTCCGTGAATTGAAGTAGTTATGATATCGTCTATTATCAAGCCAACTGAGTCGGCCAAAAAAGAAAATGAGTTTACTAGAAAATAGGATAAGTGTTCATGATATATCGTGTCGAACTCATTGTTGACAATTAATTCATTGCAGTATGGAAACTCCAAAATGATAATACCATCCGGATTGAGATATCCCATACATGTTATTAGAAATTCTTGTATATTATCAACATGGGCAAAAACATTAGTAGCTGTTATGATATCAAATCTTTTACTTAGCCTCTTAGCTGTTTCAGAGTTCCAATAATCCACTATCACGTTAAGATTTTTCTCTGTAGTTATTTTGCGAAGATTCTTTGCCGGATCAACACCATAAACCTCAGCCCCAAAAGCCTTAAATTTTTGCAGAAGGGTTCCATCATTACAGGCTATATCAAGAACCATCGGATGGTTTTGTCCTACACGCCTCATCGCATCTTCAGCCAAAAGTTTAAAATGATTATGTAAAGTCCATGTTGTCCCACTTACATATAGATATTCTTTAAATATTAAATCTGGATTAACTACAATAGATAATTGAGAATGGAAACAATTCTCGCATAAATTTACTTTAAGTGGAAATCTTTTTTCGATGATAGAGTCTGTTTTGGAATATTCATTCGCCAATGGTTGATATCCCAAATCAAGATATTGGGTCAACCACGCCTTACCACAACATCGGCATCTATCTATTTGTTCATACAGATATTGGCCTGCCTTGTATGTTTTTGATGGTCCCATTCTCCAATCCCCCATTTAAAGACTCAACGATTGATTCGATAGTGTCATTAAAAATGAAATCGTATGTTTTTTGAAACTTTACCGTTCTGATACTGAAATCATATGCCTTATTTTCCCCCATATCATAAATCGGTATGTTAAGTATTTTAGCAACATCTTCTGCAATATTTCCTATCATATCGTCAAAACTGGAAAGATTATAAATGCCTCGACGGTCATCCCCTTCTATTATAGCAATAATTGCGCGGCAAAGATCGTTAATGCCAAGAATTGGTCGCGCATTATATGGATTATATACCTCAATTTTACCAGAATCTTTTGCGGATAAAACCATCTTGTTTATCATGATATCGGAGCGAAGATTCGGAGAAAATCCGTTTACCGTCCCAAGTCGAAGTCCATAAAACTCTTTGTCGGAAATCTTTGCCCATAAGTCCGCAAAAAATTTAGTAAGGTCGTAATAGTTTGTGGCCTCATTTATAGGAGTCTCCTCCGATGCAAAAAATCTTCCATTATATACACTTGAACTACTCATATATATAAATTTTCGGCCATTACTTATTTTGTCCAACAATTGTATGAAATTGTTAACATTACTTACAACAGAAGCCAGGGGATTAATCTCACACATAGCAACACTAGAATAAGCAGCAGTCAAGATTATAATCTGATAATTCCGAAGAGTGCTTTCCCGTAATTCACTATATAAGATTTTTTGATTATTCTTATTGACATAATTTCCAAACCACTCAATATCTACGGTATCTACGTCATACGAATTATTAATTAATTCTTCATATAATTTAGAACCTATGTATCCGCAACCACCAATAAGAAGAATTTTCACTTCAATATTCCATGTTTTAACTGTATGTTCCAACATTTGCAACACCTAGTATGCAATCGGGGTCTATTAAATGTAGGGGGGACATCAATACAATAACAATGATTACAATAAACTTGAGGAATGGGCGGCCAAATTCTTTCCAATAAATTCTGACTATGTTTCCAACAATATGAATGTGGTCCTGTATGGCAACAACTTCCAGCACATACGCAACAAAACATAACTTCCTCCTATTCTATATAGGTCGGGAGATGCGGGGGATTTGAACCCACCGACCTTCCGGACCACAACCGGACGCTCAGCCTCAGAGCTTGCATCTCCATGATTATATCAAAAAGGGGGAAATTTTGGTGACTTCCCCCCTCTTCGACAGATATTTTATATTAACTAGGGACTTACATCAACTGCCGTTTCTGATGTTAATGTTGCGGAGTGGGATGGGCAAATCGCGACACCCTCAGTAGCATCATCAACAGCCCCATCATAATCTGCATCATAATATTGAAGTCTTACCGCAGAAACCACGGGATGGGTTCCTACTGGGCATATATATGCATAGACTATAGGAGTATCGGCCGCTATATTTGCCCATACCAACATCTCTCCAAACTTTGCATTATCAGCTATTACATTTGCCAATTAATTCACCTCCATTTTGGCCAAAATGAATTTTTGTCCCTAATCTGTTAAACTTTCTCTCCCATTATCTTCGGCCAGAATATGTTTGTCAAATTAGTGGCAAGCCTCCAGATTGGACCCAGATTGCAAAGGATAACCTGAAACATGGATATGATCGGTATGTGGATTTATTCCGCCATAATAATGCCATCCTTGCGATGGAGTCCAAATCTGCCGATTGAATATAATTTCTGCGGCAGGAAAATTCACGATATCTTTCGCTGCATTAGTGGCCAACCAATGTGCGGCATTGCTCATTATTGTAAATATTGCATGATAGTCTTCAGCATTACAATAGGCATGTTGGCTATATGAAGAAGACCCCGCAATATCTTTACAAACACATATACCCCAAGATTCCAAATTAAAATTATGGAACAATTGCCATCTCACAATATCTATAGCTTTAGTTCCTGGAGAATCTGGAATATCAGGTTTTACATCTACAATCATAGTAGAGATATTAGGAGTTTTTACCGTATCAGTAAGCCATATCTCCCCGATGGTTCCATGAATCATATGGGCATTCAATCTTTTCTTTGTCGGACTTAATGCTCTAGCAGGAGACCATTCGGCATCTTTAACGTCTCGTTGACGAAGGCGATATGGACCCCCCATATTTGTGGCAAGAGAAGTCCATCTCTCCATCAAGGGTTTCAAATCTAATGTCTTAGACCATGAATCTCTATTGCTTAATTTTATTCTATACTTCCTCATTATCTATCCTTTCTTTTTGATACTTTAGATTCCATTTGTTTGGTTACAAATTTTAATAGGGGTTTGGTTTCAATTAAGTGGTTATCAAGTTTACTACATGTACTATCAATCTTATCATGAAGTTTTGTTAGATCACGAGAATTAGAATGAAGTTGTGTAACCATCAATTCTTGTGTTTGCTCTATATGATGAATAGTTGTTCCAAGGGTGTCTCCATTTCCAGTCTCTAACCGATCACCCAATTCCTTACTTCCTTTTGAAGACCCCTTAGTAGCTCCCTTTTTTGCCGCAATATAACTGGCACCAAGTAATGCTGTTCCGGTTATACATGCTACTATAATATCTTTGATATTTCCTGTTAATATTGACCCTATTTCAATCATGCAACCCCTCACTATATTTAATATTTACTTCTATTTTCATAATAAGAATATAGAAATTATTTTGCAATATTATTATTGAAACGATACCCTTTGTGTAGAAAAACTCCTCCAGTATAGAAAATAATATAAATTGTACCTAAAAATTCCCAAAAATTAAGATGGGGAAAGTTAAAAATTGGCATTACATGGTTATAAACAACCCAAGTCCCTAAAAAAACAACAAATTTAAATAAAAGTGCTATTATTCCTAATAATATTACATTTTTGGCCGTTTGCTCTTTTTGTTTTGATACCTTTTTCAATTTTAGTCCGGCTAGATTGCCGAAATCACTAATCTCCGCCATTTTCCCTCCTTAAGTTGGCCTCTTCATTAAAATTTCGAAGCAAGATGGTGCTTTTTCGAATAAAGTCTTAAAAATTTCATCTGAAATCTGTCGAATTTCAGCCTCCATCGGCTTTTTCGACCATTTTTCGATAAATTTTCTCCATTCAAGGAAGTTCATCGTCGCAAAAACTTGAACCTTCCACGCTCTTGGAAGAACGAACCCTGCATTTGCCTCATTCCAACCATATTCCATCATCTTTTGATACACTTCAAAACAGATTTTCATGTGTTCTTCAAATAGATATTTACCTTGTATATCTTCTCTGCCTAAAATTTCGGGATAAATGAAGGTTTCCTTTTCATATTTAAGTTTTTCTTCATTTTCTGATGAAAGATTTATAATATTAGGTGATAATAACTCTCGACAGGACAAAGAACATGATATCCTAAACGTCGCGGAAGCATGTTTGAGACAATCAAGGCGTGAGTTTGCGATTTCTAATCGGATTTTCTCTCTAGCACATTCGATTGAATGATCGCATTGGTCAGAAAAAACATTTTGAAACCAAATTATATCCTCAATCAAAAATTCGGCGTCTGAAGTAATATTAACTAACTCGATTTCATTTGTATACGAACCGGACACCCGTTCTCCTTTCCATGATAGTATATCATGTAAAGAAAAAGTTTTAAACATTTTCTGCCGATTTGACAAAACCCTCAAAAAAGATGTATAATCGCGTAGGGCGGCAAGAAAAAAGATGTGACTCTCTATATAAGACTAAGAAACTAAAAGATAGGACTATAGGGCCAAAGTTAATGGTTTTGTTTTAATATATAGGATTATCAGTCCAAAATTTATAAATCTATGTGTCTTATATGATATGATTAGAAAAGAAATGTCCATAGAATTCTATGCTTTTAGGTATTTAAAAGATAATTTAGACAAAATAAAAGATTCTTCCGATCAAGAAGATAAAATCTTATCCGTCTTAGCCTATGGAATCGCTATCGGAGGGGATATATCAGAATATAATTTGTTAATGTTACTTGCCTATGCCGGGTTTGACATGAGCGATCCAGGGAATTATAATACTTTGCAAGAGTTAACCAATTTTTACTGTGGGACAGGAGTATTAAGAATAATAAACAACGATTTAGGTCATATAAATAATTTTTGTAATGAAAAAACAGAATCATATCAACTTGGAAAGTCTGGTGAACATTCTCATCTTAGAAAGGCAGTAGATGAGTTAAAAATGAAGTTTAGTGAGGATTTTTTAGAAAAACAACTATTAGATTCTAACGAGGAAGTGAAGGAAATAACAAAAAATATGAATGAAAAAAGAACTATAGGAAATTCTCCTTGTCCTAACTGCAATAAACTTGTTCCTATTACGGATATTAATAAATTTGAGGTCCATTATCCCAAAGGATTAACGAATCCTTTTGCTATCGTTGAGTGTGAAAATTGTGGAACAAAATATACAGTTAATATCACTTGGGTAAATGCATATCTATTCGATAGGGTAGGATGTAAAGCATTTCCATTCTCCTTTGCGCGCGGAGAGAAAATAGAAGAACAAGATATAGATACTTTTATGGCAAATTTTGAGAAAAATATAGAAGATTTCTTGGAAAATATCAAAAAGGAATCTTCTTGATAGAAAAAATCGGAATTTGGGGTAATGCTGCAAGTGGATTGAACGATGGTTACGGTTATGCCGGATTTAAGATATGTAAAACTCTTAATTCTATGGGCATTAAAACATATTGGGAAGACGAGACAGCCCCTATTTCTCTATCATTCAAACAACCCCCAGACTATGGGGGTGAAGACCATCAATTCAAGATTGGATATACTCCTTGGGAATCCACCTATGTTCCTGATGAATGGATTGACCGTATCAATTCTCGTAATTTATTTTGGACTACTTCTCATTGGTGTACTAAAGTGTTTAAAGCTGCCGGGGTTAAGATTCCTATCCGAACAGTTATTCATGGAATAGACCCAAAAGACTATACCTTATCAAAAAGAATAATTTCTGATTATCTTATTTTTTTTCACATGGGGGAACCCGCTGATAGGAAAAATGGCCAGATGGTTTTCGATGCATTTAATAAGGTATTTTCCGGTAATAACAATGTTCGTTTGTTTTATAAAGCCAATGGATGGTTGGAATGTAGAATGAAACAGGGAACCTCTATAATCGGTCCGGTTACAGACCATCCTCAGGTGGAAGCTTATAGAAGTATCTTGAGTATTCCTGAAATGAACGCCATGTTTCATAGTTTGCATTGTTTAGTTTATCCTTCTTGTTTTTCTGATGATACAAGGATTCTTACAGAAAATGGATGGAAAAATAGATCAGAGGTATTTATTGGTCAAAACGTGGCGACGATTAATTCAAGCGGAAAGATGGAATTTTGTCCTATTATTGATATAAATCAAACTATGTATAACGGACAGATGATTCATTTTGATAATGCATCAATGGATATGTTATTAACTCCAAACCATAGAGTATATTATTGGCCATCTCAGGGGGGAACGATCAACCCACGTAATTATGAGAATTTACAGGTAAAATATGCTGGAGATTTTGTTCAGAAAAATAAAACTAAGAGGTATATTCCATTAACTTGCAAGTGGGAAGGAAGGGATGATGATTACATAACCACTAATGAAATATATGACCAAACGAATTTATGGCATAGGGCAAAGAAATTGCCAGAAAAGATTTATCTTCCATTATTCTTTGAACTTCTAGGGTGGTATATATCCGAAGGATGTTATTTTGATGATGAGGAGGGAAATTCATATATAAGCATTTCAAACAGAAATAGGGAAAATTTGGAACATATCTTTAAACTACTTAAATATTTTGAACTTAATCCCTTCATTCAAAAATTTGATGTCCGAGTGGTTTCTAAGTCTTTACTTGAAATTTTTAAATCTTGCGGGAAGGGAGCTTTAAATAAAAAAATACCAAGATGGTGTTTTGAATTTTCTCCTAGATTGCTTGAACATTTGTTTAATGGATTAATGGCGGGTGATGGAACCTTTAGTGGTCATAATGTGTCTTATTATACCTCTTCTGAACAACTCTGTGATGATTTTATTGAATTATGTGTTAAATTGGGATACACAAATTCAGTATTTAAAAGGGAACCAATTAATAGGCTTATAGAAGGAAGGTTTGTTTCTAAGGACAATACCCAATTGAACTATCAAATTTCGGTTAAAAAAACAAAAATCGCAGGAAGTATTAAAGCTTATGATATAACATATACAGAATATTCTGGTATGGTTTGGTGTGTTACAAACAAAAATCATACAATTATTGCAGAACGAAATGGCAAAGTTTTTATTACTGGAAATTCTGGTGAAGGGTTCGGCATGATTCCTTTACAAGCCATGGCTACAGGAATGCCAACCATATTGCCCGATTATTCTGGTATGTCCGAATTTGCGGAATATGGTATCAAACTTAAATATACTGAAGGGCCAAGTAGTCATGATTTTCATTTAGGAAACTGGGCTCGGCCAGATTTCAATGACCTTTGTGACAAGATGGTTTATGTATATGAAAATTATGATGAAGTATCTAAACAAGCATATAGTAACGCCAAACTTATTCGGAAAAAGTTTGATTGGAAAAAAATTATATCCAAAGAGATTGACGATCTAGAAGGCCGTATCCCCAAGAGGTTTTTTAAAGTCAAGTAAATAGCGAAATAAACTAAAATTACTAGAATAGAAATATCATCTGGAGGTGATTCTTTTGCCCAAGCTTACCCCTCTTGCAGAAGAGGTGCTTAAAAGTAGATATTATGATCGAGATGAAAATGGCAATTTTTTAGAAGATTGGGAAGGGCTTTCGAGGAGGGTTGCAAAAACAATAGCGTCTCAAGAGACTAAATATGGATTCTCTCCAGATGCTTATGAAGAAGAATTTTTTAATGCAATATATGAATTAGACTTTTTGCCTAATAGCCCGACCTTAATGAATGCCGGGTCAAGGGGAGGGCTGAGGCTTTTATCGGCTTGTTTTGTTCAGATACCAGAAGATTCTTTGGATTCAATCATGCAACACGCATGGCATTCAGCAAAGTTATTTCAAGCAGGAGCTGGGGTAGGTTATAATTTTTCTAATCTAAGGTCTGAAGTGGAGAATGTTAAATCATCGATGAGACTTTCTTCGGGAGCTGTTTCATTCATGACAAATATCTTCAATTCTATAGGAGAGGTTGTTAAACAGGGGGGGCGCCGAAGAGCGGCGATGATGGGCCTTCTTGATGATGACCATCCCGAACTTAGAAAATTTATTACACTGAAGAGTCAAGAAAATTCTCTGCCCAATTTTAATATATCTGTCTTCACTTCCGATAGATTTATGCGAGCCGTTGAGGATGGTTCTTCTTGGAATTTAGTCTCTCGTGTAGGTAGACGTACCGTTGATACGGTAGATGCTAGAGAGATGTTTGATTTGATAATTAGAAACAATTATCTTATGGCAGAACCGGGTATGGTTTGGAGAGATGCGATTAATAGAAATAATCCTTTGTATCCCGAATATGAGATTAAGGGAGTTAATCCATGCGGCGAAACAACTTTGCTAAATTATGAAAATTGTTGTTTAGGGTCAATAAATCTTGTCAATCATATATCTAATAGGGATATCGATTGGAAAAAACTTGAAAGGACTATAAGAATAGGGATAAGATTTTTAGACAATGTTATAGATGCCAATGTTCATGTTGCCCCAGAATTTGAGAAGGCTAGTAAAGATACTCGAAGGATTGGGTTGGGTATTACAGGGTTTGCCGACATATTAGTAATGATGGGTTCCATCTATGGCCAAGAATCTTCATATGAGATTGCCAGAAATATAGGGTCTTTCATGAATAAAATTGTAGTAGATGAATCATGTAGGATTGCTGAAAGAAAGGGTACATATCCCCTATGGGATAAATCTCAACATAAACAGATGGATTTGAAATTGAGAAATATAAGTCTTCTTGCTATTGCGCCGGAAGGAACACGTTCTTTGATATCTAATACGAGTGCATCTATAGAACCTAATTTTGGGCGAGAGATAGTACGAACTTCTAATGGGATAGGGGCCTCAACATGGAAGCATCGGTTGGCGGATAATACTTCTTTCATCACCACTTATGAGGTTCCATTTTCGGCACATATTAAGATGCAATCAGTATGGCAAAATGCTATGGATGAGAACATGGTGGGACAATCTATTTCAAAGACTAATAATGCTCCGGCAGGAGTAGCAGAGTCCGAACTTAAAGAGGCATATTTAGAGGCATGGAGACTTGGATGTAAAGGATTAACTACTTATGTTGATTCTTCTAGAGATGCCGTTTATTATGAGAAAAGAGATAATGAAAAAAGAGATGAATCTGGAAGATTATTAGATAATACAATCCTGGATATTAAAGAATATGAGAATCTTTCTTGCTCAATAGGTGGCGGTTGTGATTCGATGGAAAAGGATGCCACCTTGGGGTATACTTAAAGAAAGGGGAACAGGTGCAAGTATACAAAAAGAAAAACTATGCCTTCAGGGTAGTAGAAGAAACAGATTTGCGTTTATTGGCCGCGCACCGTAACAATCCGACGACATGGCATTATCTAACTTCAGTCTTTCCTGTTTGGCCATCTAATCAAGATGAATGGTTTAAAACAGTTGGTAATAATAATATGTATTTTATTACACAATATAGGACTAAGGATAATGTTCCGCGAAAACCAGAAGATGTTGGATGGTTAGATGTTGGTATTGCAAGAATAAATGAAATAGATTGGATAAATAGGAATGCTTGTGTAGGGGTAGACACATTTGAACCTTTTCGCGGGAAAGGACATGCCGTAGAAGCCTTTTCCTTATTAGTTGATTATTCATTTAATGTTTTGGGTTTACACAGAATATGGTTATTGGTGGCAGAACTTAATGAAAAGGCAAGGAAGGTATATGAAAAAGCCGGAATGAAATATGAAGGAAAGATGGTTGAGCATCTATATCGTGATGGGAAATATCTAGATTATCTATTAATGGGATTGGTTGATAAAGGGACTTAAATGGCAGAATTAACCGATCCTCAATTTGAACAGCAAAGAGAAATTGCCATCGGAAGGTATAAACAAACCCTTAATGACAGTAGTAGCCTTGCTATTTCCAAATCGCATGTTCTTCTCCTTAGTTATAACCGTCCAAGAATGCTTAAAGATGCGGTAGATAGTGTAAAGAAACAGAATGACCAAACTCTGATTTTGCATATCATAGATGATGGATCGGATTTTTCTTCAGACTATTTCTATAATGAGATATTAAAAGAACATGATTTTGATGTTGTATATTATCAACATCCTAAGATGGATAATACTGAACGAGTTAAAAATAATAGGTTATCAGATAATATAAATGCTGTTATAGAAACTCTTTCGAAAGAAGATATAGTTAATTATCTTTGTGATGATGATATATTAGGTGTTAATTGGGTAAGTCGGGCGGCAAAAGCCCTAGATTCTACTCCAAAGATGCATGTGGCTGTGGGCCAAGCATTTACATTTAATGATAATCAAGACCCATATACCGAATCTATATTTGGGATGCCAGGAGACTTTTCCGATAAAGCTTTATATTGGGGAACGGGAACATTTGCGCATAAAGTATTGTGTTTCAAAGATGAAGATATAAGGTGGCAAAGTAATAATTTTGGGCATAGCCAAGATATCAGATTTATAAATGATATGATGAATATGCATCCCCAATTTTTGGTTTTAGAATCTCCGGTGGTGTATAGAAGGGAACATGAGAAATCATTAAGTTCTCTTTTGGGAAGAAAAGATAAATATGGTAGATATAAGCCCGGTTATATTCCGCCCCCTATATCTGAGGAGATTCTTGGAGTGATGGAATCATGCGCGTGAATGTTTGTCTTTTTTCCTATAATCGGCCAAGAATGCTTCGTGAGGCTATAGATAGTGCTATCGTAAATCAAACTCATCAAGATGTTGTAGTTTGGGTATTAGATGATGGTTCGGATTTTGATGTGTTAGAATTATCCAAAGAATATGATAATGATAAATTGATACTATGCAAGGCGCCTCAGATATCTCTAGAACAAAGGATAGACCCAAACGACCAAAGATTTGTAGAAAACACTAATGTTGTTATTTTAGAGATTCCAAATAATGAGTTGATAGTATATCTTTGTGATGATGATATTCTTGCCCCGGAATTCTTAGGGGCCGCAAATAGATTTATTGAGAATTCTTCAAGCTATCATGTTGTTGTCGGGGAGCCGATGTATTTCTATGATGGTCAAAATCCTTTCACAGAGGGGAAGGTGGGATTCAAGGGAAATTATGATGTGACAAAACTTAAGGCAGATGATATTTATTGGTGGAATCTAGGATGTTTCGTTCATAGGACTAATTGTATTCATGATGAAGGTTTACGATGGATTCCAAGACCAGTTGACCAGGCCCATTCCTGGGATATAGAATATATTTATAACTTGGCGGGTCTCCATATGAGTTATGGGTATCTCAAGACTCCTGCGGTATATAGACGAGAACATAGGAAGGCTTTGAGCGTGAAGATGGGTAGACTTTCAGGAGATGCGATGAGCGAAGATGCGATATATGGTTGTCCTCCAGAAGATTTAAAAATATCAGATGTGACTGGCTGGATGGAGTAAAAATGATCTCACAATTCCAGGTTTATATGAATCCATTGGCAAGATATATGGTTGGCGAAGTTTTAGAATCTGGATATATCGGTCAAGGGCCGAAGGTAGATGAGTTCGAATCAAAATTGAAGGAATGTTTGCAATTTGAATATGGGGTTACCGTAAATTCAGGAACTTCGGCTTTATATCTTGCCCTCCATCTCATCGGTGTTGGTCCAGGAGATTATATTATTTCGACACCGATGACCTGTTCAGCAACGAACGAAGTTATTGCCGCAAGAGGGGCAGATATAGTTTGGACAGATGTAGATAAGTATGGGAATATGTCTCCTGAATCGTTAAAATGGGCTATTAACCGTTGGGGTAGAAATCAGATAAAGGCGATTATGGTGGTAGATTGGGGAGGATTACCTTGTGACTATTCTACCCTGAGAGAAGTTGCCAATGGGATTCCAATAATCGAAGATGCTGCCCATGCATTTATGGCTACATACAAAGGTCAACCCCTATCGGTGGGCGGAGGAAATTATATTTGTTATTCATTCCAAGCAATTAAGAATCTAACTACTGGAGATGGAGGGTTGCTTATTACTCCTGCCGAGCAATATGAAAGAGCAAAACTCTTGAGATGGTATGGATTGGATAGAACTAGCGGTGATGCTATGCGGTGTCGGCAAGATATTCCAGAGGTAGGTTTCAAGTTTCATATGAATGATATCAATGCAACGATAGGACTTGCAAATATCCACTACGCCTCAACGAATATTGTTAAATCTCATAGAGAAAATGCCGCGAAATATGATGAACTTGTTCAGATGAAACTTCTCCCTGAATGGCCCAAGGATAGAGAATCATCCTTCTGGTTATATACCATACATGTTCCTCACCCGATAAAATTTGAGAAATTTATGAAGCAAAATGGGGTGGGAGTATCTCAAACCCATAATAGGAATGACAGATTTTCTTGTTTCAGTGAATATAGAGCCAAATTGCCATATTTGGACAAGTGGTTCGAAACTATGGTGTGTATACCCGTTGGTTGGTGGCTCAGAGATGAAGATATTGAATTGATAATACAACTTGTGAAGCAATGGATTGCCAAGTATAATTTTGATGGAGGATTATATGGATTTTAGTTCGATAAAGGTCGGGATTGTAACCTTAACGGTGGGAAACTGGGATTTGATGCCTAATCATCTTGATAGTATCGTAAGAACTTATCCATATCCCAAGGAATTCTATATTGTTCCCAATTTCAATTTTGAGGTGTCGCTTGCTACTACTCTCAATAAGGGATTTAAGAGAGCTATCAATGAGAACTGTAATTATATAGTCTATTCTGCTGATGATACGATTATTGGGGAAGATTGTTTGCAAACAATAATAAATAAAGTTGTGGAAGAAGATTTATGGTTTTGTGGCGCACAAGGGGTAAATTGTTCTGGATGGGATACATTTGTGGTTAATCCCATTGTTTTTTCAGATGTAGGTTTTTTTGATGAAGGGTTTTATCCAGCCTATTTTGAAGATAATGATTTCGCATATAGAATGGATATAAAAAACAAAGATAAAGTTGGTTATATCCCCGCCAATCTTCAACATCTGGGAAGTGAAACCCTTAAGAGGCTTCCGGGAGATGTCAAATTAAAACATCAAAGATATTTTGCTTTAAATAGAGAAAGATATGCAGTTAAGTGGGGAGGCCCTCCCAAACAAGAGATATTTTTGATTCCTTGGAATGGGGAACCTCCAAATGATTATCTTGATGCCCTTAAAAGATATGGGGGGTTGGTATGACTCAAGAATTAAAGTCAGTTTCATTTTGTAGAAGATGGGGGATAGAAATACCGTCTACGGCCGGTCCATATTCCGAAGCATGGGGCGCACATAATAAATGTCCTGTAAATTATCACGGACTATTTATTTTTATAGAAAATTCTTCTATAGAAAAAAATCTTGGCTTGGAATCTGGAGTATGGCCAACCAAAGAAGACTATATGGAATTTCACGGGGAATAAATATGAAGAATAACCATGAAGATGACTATAGTTTAATATATGTTGCAGAATGTGGAGACGAAATTGAACTTTGGGAACTTTTACCTAGTATAATGTTATATTGCGAACAGTGTAATGAATTTCATAAATATTTACCTGTTGAATAATATTGCGGTGTGGTGCAATAGGTAGCATATCGGACTCATTCTCCGAAGCCGCGAGTTCGAATCTCGCCGCCGCGACGGTTGAAGGCTTGGTGCTTTGCGAATCAAGGTAGGTTATCGGGCACGCTGGGGAGCGTAACGGCCTCCAAAGCCGTGAGACAGGGTTCGATTCCTTGGCCCGATGCGCAGACCTGGCCGCTTCGACGGCTGGGTGGAGGCCCGCTTCGGCGGGCCTCCGCGTTTATTGAACAAATTTAGTCAGATTGTTGAATAATTCATATCGACAAAATTTGCATTTGTAGGGCCAGATTTTGTATAATTTAGACGATGATGACTAATGAATAGATCAAAAGGACTTAAAGGTGAGGCATTGTGGCTACCTCCTGGCTATAAACAGAAATATGTATGTGTATGGGTAATGCCGGATGGAACTTTTGTAGGTAATGAAGGGGGAGAGTTCTTATGTTCAGAAAGTTTAACCATGGGGGATAAACTTGTTGAATATAAGATGAGACAAATGATTAGGTCTATGGGAATCAAAGGGGGGCGTCCCGCCTGGCGAATTGGGCGCAAGATTTCTCATATGGAAGCAGATGAGCAGATGGCAAGACTTCTTGAGGGCGAAATTCCTGATGAACAGGACGCCGCTCTTATAGAGATAGAAGATAAACGTATGGAGAGAAAAAATGGTAACTAAAAAAGAAATCAATGATGTTATTAAGCATGGAGAGAAAATTGAGGAGATTTCTTTAGATTTAGAGGGAGAACAGGCTGAAATTGAAGTTTATAATATAAAGGCTCCTAAAAGAAAGGAAAAGATTTCCGATCCCTTTTTGAAATTAGATATGACGGGGCTTCCTCAACATATAAAAAGGCGAGCCGCCAGACTGGCAAAGAGTGATGGAGTTAAATCAAAGGCAAAATCATTAGAGGTTATTACGGGGTATGATATTTTACAGATAGTTTCTCCCCCATATAACTTAGATAATTTGGCAAAGGTATATGAGCAAAATGCTGCCCACAATGCTGCGGTTACGATGAAGGCAATCAATATCGTTGGGTTGGGATATAAATGGGTGGAGAATCCACGAACCCAAATGGATATCGAACAAGCCCAGATAAATGGAGAACAAGACCTCCAAGATTTGATGAAAAAATTGAAACAAGAAAAGATTCGTTTAGATGAAACTGTTGATGAAATTACTGGAGAAGAAGAATTCAATGAAATAATGACCAATGTTTGGACAGATGTTGAATCTATGGGAAATGGCTATCTTGAAGTTGGCAGAAACCTAAACGAAACTATTGGTTATTTGGGGCATGTTCCGGGGCAAACTATGAGGATTCGGGCGTTAAGGGATGGCTTCATACAACTTGTTTCGAATAAATATACTTTCTTTAGGAATTTTGGAGATATCGAAACTTCAAATCCGCTTAAGAATGATAACCAACCAAATGAAATAATTCATTTCAAGAAGTATTCTCCGAATTCTACATACTATGGTATTCCCGATATAATTCCCGCGCTTTCGGCAGTTTTGGGAGACAAACTTGCGAAACAATATAATATCGACTATTTCGAAAATAAATCGATACCGAGATACGCCTTCATTTTAAAGGGCGCGAAACTTTCGGCAAAAGCGGAAGAAAATCTTATAAATTATTTCAGGAATGAACTTAAGGGAAATAACCACGGAACTCTATACATTCCGTTGCCTGCAAGTATTGGTCAGCAAGTGGATGCGGAGTTTAAGGCTCTTGAGGTTGGGGTTCAAGAATCTTCATTCATAAATTACCTTAAGGAGAATAGAACAGAAATTCTTATGGCCCATAGGGTTCCACCTGGCAAAGTTTCCATTTTTTCGGATATGAACCTTGCGGTTTCTAGAGATGCGGATAAAACATTTAAAGAACAGGTATGTGAGCCTGAACAGAAACGGATTGAGAAGAGGGTAAATAAGATTGTTAAGGAATTTACTAAACACTTCAAGTTGGAATTCATTCAGTCGAATATTATTGATGCAGATATCAAATCCAGAATCCATGATAGGTATGCCAGAATTCAAGCCCTTAAACCTAATGAGATTAGGTCAGAAATCGGATATCCAACAACTCTGGGGGGAGATGACATGCTTCCGTTCCAGAAAGGACCGAATGCGGGTGGTCCAGGACAGAAGACATCAGAAGGAGCAAAACCACGAACTCCCAGTCCGGCCGATCAGATTGGTCAAAGGAAACAGCGGGGAGAAGCGCAAGATTTAGGAGAGGAACCAGCAAAGTAAACTTGCATTTTTATACAATAAAACTATAAAATGAACTAGAATGCCCTATAAAAGTGTTGCAGAAGCGGAAGCCAGAAATCCCGGCATTAAAAAACTTCCAGGTCACGCTAAACGCGTATGGACCTCGGCATTTAATTCCGCAAAGGGTGGAGGGGCGGATGATTCTTCAGCGGCCAGAATTGCTTGGTTTGCTGTTAAAAATGCTGGATATCATAAAAAAGGAGAAAGGTGGGTGAAAATGACTGAAGATGTTCTGAAAGCAACCATAGCAATTGATGGTGACAATATTGCTTTTGGGATTCCTTTCTCGAAAATTAACGTTAAAGATAGAACCGTTGAGGGCTTTGCAACTCTAGACAATATTGATAAGGTTGGGGAGGTTGTAGATTTTACTGCCTCACAAGAAGCTTTTAAAACCTGGATTGGAAATATTCGTGAGATGCACGCGCCAATAGCGGTTGGAAAAGCTATTGATATTTCAGAGAAGAAATATACCGATGAATCCGGAAATTCTTATAACGGTGTATGGGTAAAGTCTAGAATTTCTAAAGGGGCAGAAGATACCTGGCAGAAAGTTTTAGATGGAACCCTTTCCGGTTATTCGGTCGGAGGAAAGGTTCTCGAAAGAAGGCCAGATATTGTTAAACCAGTAAATGACGATAAATATTCGGTAAGAAATATTATGAGGATTACTAAATACCATTTAGCAGAACTTTCGGTTGTAGATAATCCAATGAATCCCCTAACAGTATTCCAAGATATATCTAAAGGGGCTACCTTGCTAAAGTTAGAAGATGATGAATTAACTGTTGGGGATGCGATTATTGAAAACCGTGCTTTATTTTATTGTGAACCTTGTGATGTTGCAAAGACTGATAATATAGAAGCAACTACCATTGAATGTGTTAGTTGTGACGCCATGATGATTAAGATTGGCGAGGTTTCAGAAGTTTTGGGAGTGAGTGATTTGAAAAAGATGGTTGACGAATTCAAACTTAATAAGGCTGGCGATGTATATACAGAAGACATTAGTGGCAGCGAGATGATACAGAATCCAGATAAATATGTTGTTACCGAAGATTTTGATATGACAGGTGGCACAAATCAGACAGAAATATATAATAAGGAGACAAACCAATTTGAAATGACAGAAGTATCGCCAACTCCTAAGATAGAAAATGCGAACCCAGAACTTATTACACAAACTAGTCTCCCAGAGGGAGGCCCGCAACAGGGTGCGATGAAAGCGGAAGGTAACAAGGATTCCTATGATGGTCTCAAAGAGGCTGCCGAAAAAATACTTGAAGTCCTAAAGGGCCGCACCAAATCTAATGATGAGGTTCAATATAAAAAAATATATGACGATGAAGAGGTTGCATTTTTTGAGGCTTTGACTGAAGAGGATTTGTATAAAGCAATTACCAATGCTAGTAAGACTCCTCCTAAGGGCAAACCTACAAATAGAAGTCAATATGCCGACCCTGCCAATTATAAATATCCGATAGATTCTTCGGCGAGGGTAAGGGCGGCTATGGTGTATTTCAATCATCCCAATCAAAGACAAGCAGGTGGTTATTCCATGTCTCAATGGGCCGCGATAGGAAGAAAAATTGCTTCTGCCGCAAATAAGGCATTTGGTTCGGGACATAAGTTCTCTGGAGGGAGGGTTGTAGGACCTAACACTTCTAATGATGCAAAGAAGGCTGATTTGGTGCTTAAGTTGCAAAAGGATAGTTCTGGTAATATTGTTGAAATGTTAAGGACAATATTTCCACTTTTGCATACCAAAGATGCTTCCAATGATAAGGGAGGTGAAATATCCGGTTTGGAAAACTACGAACAGGTACTAGAAAAGATTGCCGATATCTTTGAAGTTGCCAAGAGAGAAGCCGAAGAGGTTCTTAAGGCGTTTGCCGGTGTTCAAGATTTGAACAGCGAAGATGGTGCTGGAAAGACCGTTGGTTCTGATCCTGGCGAAGCCGGTGTCGGCACTTCTAATGCAAATGATGGTGGAGCCACGCTTAATGCGGTAGAGGTAACCGTTGCAAAGGAAACGGCCCTTCCCGCTGCTGATGTTGGTCCGGAGAAAGTTACTCCCGACGCGATTTCAACAGACGGTGTTGGGGCGGATGTAGGGACTAATGATTTTACTCCTGCGAACGTTCTCCCTCATGCCGATCTAGGCGCAGCCGAACAACCTGAAGATTTAAAGAAAGTTATCGCAGATTATTTCGATGATAAATTTTCTGAATTGGCTAAGAGAATAGATGCCATTGAGAATTCTGGCGGTGGGAAGAAATCTTCCGAAGTTAACACAGAAGATTTAGTAAAAGCAGAAACTTCAGATTCAATCTGGGGTGGAGCGTTCTACTCTGATGAGTGGGACAAATAATAGGAGGTGAAATTAAAACTAAATTGGGCGACAATAATGAACTTCTACAGAAAGTTGTAGATACAACTCTAATCGGTTCGGGTGGTGGTGGAACTCTTAATCCTGAGCAGGCCGACCGCTTTATTGACTATATGGTAGATCAGTCCGTCCTCGTTAAGGAAGTTCGTTTTATTAGAATGAACGCTCCTACACGTGAGATTGACAAGATTGCCATTGGTACGAGGAAAGTTCGTAAGGCGACGGAGAATGTTGACGACCATGTTGATGCCGATCCGTCGTTCTCCAAGATTACTCTTCAGACAGTGAAGCTTCGTTTGGACTGGAGCCTCACCACAGAGTCTCTTGAGGACAACCTTGAGGGTGCAGCCCTTGAAGATCATATCGCTCGTTTGATGTCGGGTCAGTTTGCCAACGACCTTGAAGACCTATATATCAGCGGCGACGTTACCAACACTGGCGATCCACTGCTCAAGGCTCTTGATGGATGGTATAAGAGGGCTCTTAACGGGGCGCATGTCGTTTCTGCCCCGGCCCTTACCGATGTATCGCATCGTCTTGACAAAGCTACATTCAATACTGCTATCAAGGCTATGCCGAAGAAATATATGCAACAGAGGTCGCAACTTCGTTTCTATACGGGGACTAGTCCTCTTCAGGACTGGCTGAACGCTCTTACTGACCGTTCAACCCCGCTTGGAGACTCAGTTATCTTTGGTAGCCCGACGAACTCTCAGGGTGGTGGAGTTACAAATCTCCGTCCATTCGGGATTCCGGTTATTGAAGTTCCTCTGTATGATGAAACTCTTGCCGGTACGTATTCAGGGCAAACGGGTAACCATACGTTCATGGACTTAACGTTCCCTCAGAACAGGATTGTTGGTGTTCAGAGAGAGGTTAAGGTTTATCGTGAGTTTAAACCGAAGAAGGATGCTATTGAATATACTGTATTTGTGAGGGTTTGCAATGCGGTGGAGAATTTGGACGCGTGGGTTTTCGTAAAAGATATACGTATTCAATAATGTAAACTATAGGTGAATAAAAATATATGAGAAAGGCCCCGTGTAGGGGCCTTTCTTTGGAGAGAGCCATAGCATATCTAAGATTGCGTGAAAAAGTGGTTTATTAAAAGTTCTTGTACTATAATTTATCTTGAAAGGAGATATATATGGTCGTTACATCAAAAGATGTTCCTAGGAGAGGAAGACCGGCAACAGAGGTTTTGGGGGATATGGGTGAAAAACCTGAAGAACCACCCAAAAAACAAAAAATGACAAAAAAAGAGATAGTTGCAAACTTGACTGTTGGGAAAATATTACTCAGAATGGTATCAGATAATTATAGTTATGAAACGGCGGAAGGGGTTACTTTCTTGAGAGAACACCCATTCCAGTTTGTATCTGAAGGGGAAGCGGAAATGTTACTTTATACCATGCAATTCAAAAAGGCTTCTCCTGAGGAAATGGCCGAATATTATAAAAAATAATAAAAAATGGAGGTGTTAATTTTTGGCTGCTACTGTAAAGATTTTTAGATGGACCAGCACATCGGGCGCCCCGGTTAAGACGGATATTACATCTGCAACCAACCGTGCTGCCACGGCAGATGACCCGGCTCCTGGCAATGCTAATCCGATTCCGGTTCCAACAGCGGACCTTAACTACTCGTATTGGGTTTGCACGAGGCTTTCCGCTACTGCTGCTCCCGCTACGGCAATCAACAACATCAAGTGGTATTCAGACGGAACCAACTCGATGGGTACAGGTGTTAGTTTGAAGGTTGCGACGGCATCGGCATATGCAATGGCGACAGGAACTCCTGGCACAACCGGAACTGCGCTCACATCTGCGGGTTATGGCGCGGGATGGAGTTTCTCTCAGAGTGCTGCTTCAGGTGCCTTTAACTTTGCTTCTTCTGGCACCATGCTTACGGTGACTGGTTCTATTGGATCAGCCACGGGCGATTTCGGTGACTTTGTTGTGTATCAGGTTGAGGTTTCTTCAAGTGCTGGTCCCGGTGTAACAACGGCTGAGACATTAACTTGGCAATATGATCAGACCTAATTTGCTTGTACCAATGAAACTTGACTTATTGGCGAATATCTCCTAGAATACAATCTAGGAGGTGTTCATATGGACCCTGAAGTTTCGTATATAGCCGGATTATTTGATGGCGAAGGAAGTTTTTCTATTCAGGTATTATTTAGAAGGAATAAAAAGACTGGCGTGGATTCTGTCATGGTGAATCCCCGAATTACTATAACATTACTCGATACAGAAAAAAATAATAACGCCCTTAAACGCTGTGTCAATAAATTCGGCGGAAAATTATATCCAGATAAAACAGGACTTACAAGATGGAGTTTAGGAAAAAAGAAGAATTTGCTAAATGTGTCAAATATTTTGATTCCTTATCTTTCTATAAAAGATGATATAGGCAGGAAATTTGTTCTAACTTTAGAAAAATTTCCATCTAGAAAAGGAGTGGCATCAGCATTGGGAGAGAAGGTCTGGAGCAAAGAATTGCTTGAAGAAGTTGCTACTGCTGCATATACTCTAAATCCTGTAAGAAAGTCTACTATGGAGCTATCAGAGGTTATTTCAAGGATTGAAGAGATATATGAATAGGTATTTTGAGTTATTATTGAATGAGGGAAGAGAAATATTGTTGAAGCATCTCCCTGCCTCCTCATGTGTTTCCTCCACCAGATTTGCCGTCGAGTGTCTAAAACTACAGGGATACGAAGCATATCCCCTTCCGGTTCATGTGGTGATTCCTTCACCGTTTATCATTATTGGCCGAAATCCATCAAATATTGTGCCGCAGGGAAATTGGAACGGTCATCTAGTTGCCATTGTGGAAAATGAATTATTGCTGGATATGACACTAGACCAAACAGGGATTCTTCCCGCTGCCGTATTTGAATTGAAGGATTTTCCCATGGCTTGCCAATTGGGGGATCATGTTGTAATATATTTTAAGGATTGTGATTTTGCGCAATTTGAATCTTCCGCCGCTTGGATGGAGCGGTGGAAACCAGCTTTTGAGGAATGGCAAAATATGAATTTGAAAGGATAATCGTGGAAATAGAATGGGTTGCGGTATATGGACAAGATGAATTTTTTCGTCAATTTAATGAAGATGATACTGAAAATAAATATATGGATATCGACAGAAAAAAACTTATTGAATTCCATATTTTAGATAGAGGAACTGGGAAGACCGTTTTTGCTCTTGCTCTTGAACCTGAACAACGTTTGATATTTCGGCGTAGGAATTCCCTCAATGCCTCAACTGGAGATATGAATTGGACAATCTATCTGGTTGGTTGGCAACAGACGGTGGGCGGGAAGAATATCCAATCACTTAACTGGATATTCCCAGATGGCTCCATAATCGCAACGGGGAAATTTAAGGAGGAGCATCCAATATTCTATGGTATTCAGTTATTCCCCAATGAGGATATCAGCATAGAGTAATTTGCGGCAAAGATAAATAACTGCCATAATAAACATACCCAATACAATGGGAAACGGAGACTCAATACAATGATGAAAGGCATCTTTAATATAGAAGGATAGTTTGCCTACCCTCACCCACATCGATGGGTTCGAGCATCAGATCGTCTCGACTTCAGGCGGCGGCATCGGGGGCGTGGGATGTTCGTCACCTTCACGCTCGTAAAGTCATCCACGACCCCGAGTGCGATCACGGGTGCTCACGCACCCCCCGCACTCGCGTCTGCCCTGACCGACGACACCTACCATGAGGCGGTCGTGAGCCTGGGCACGTCAGGAAAACTCCGCGCCTATGGTATCCCACTCGCCGATACCCAGGACCCGACCAGCCTAGATATCGGCCAGAAGGTGTACGCCACCATCACCCGCACCGGCACGGCCTACGTGGTGGGCGCGTTCGTGCATACCTGCGAGGCGTACAACTGGTTCAACAAGCAGTCCCCGACGGGTGTGGTCCCGTTCCTCGGTGGGCTACAGGGAACGGCAGGAACCAGCGTCGTCTACATCGTCCCGTTGACGATGGGGGCGTGACGTGGCTGCGCCGGTGATTGAGGAATCCACTAAGCACGCCTTCGCCTCGAACGCGACCTCGTACACCATCACCGGGACGACACTTCCGAACTTCGCCGCCGGGGACCTGTGCCTCATCTTCTGTTCGACGGACGGTGCGGGTAACGCGCTGACGGCGCACTTCAACGTGGTCGGTGGAGACCAGGCATTGACCGTCATCGGTTACAGCGGCGGCGATACGCCATCGAGTACCTGGTTCTACCGTTGGTGCACCGGGGTTGAACTCGATGTAGACGTTCACATCCTCGGGACGAAGAGCGAGACCTGCGAGGCCATCGCCATGCGGATCTCGGGCGTCACCCGCGAGTACCCGCTCATCATCCCGGCGGCCGTTGTAGCGACCACCGCGAACCCGGACCCGCCAGCCGTCCCCGCGCTGAAGGAAGCCCGCGATGTCCTCTATCTCGCGGCAGAATCCAATGACCACACCGACACATACTCCACAAGCCCGACGAACTACGCGGTAGTTCAATCGGGCAACTCGGGTACTGGCTCCGGCGACTGCGGCGGGGCTGTCTCACAGCGGACCATCTCGGCCACCGCGATAGCGGAAGACCCCGGCACTTTCGCCCTATCGGGTTCTGAGGAAACGGTAGCCTGGACCGTTGCTGTTCTAGGGGACCTCTCTCCGGTGGTGGCGGAAAGCGGAGCACTAGCCGCCCCCGCGCTTCTCTCCTCATTTGGAATGGCAAGCGGTAACCAGGAGGATTCTTGTTCATTCGTTCCACGGGAATCCTGTTCTGTAGAGAAGATTGCAATCCTCATGCAGAAGCAGGGAACCCCTACCGATGACGTGCAGGTCTCTATCCGCACATCCAAGGATGGAGCAAATGCCGTCTCGGCGACGGTTGATGTCCAGACGGTGGCCTGGTATGAAGTCACCTTCACCTCGCCATACGCCGTTACCGCAGAGACCACCTATTGGGTGAACATCGCACGCACTTCAACCCTTAGCGATACTAACTACTACAAGGTGGGTATTGCATCCTCACCCTGGACCTACTGGTACTACAGCGGGTCCACGTGGACGGAGCAGGGTGGATATGGGTTCTCCTTCCAAGCTCGTAAGACCAGCGGCGGCACATATACAAAAACTCATTCTCTCGACACTGACATCAAGAAAACTTTATCTATTTCTAATAGCATTGATACCCTGATTAAAAAATCGGCAATAATATCATCCACAATCGATTCTCTACCAACAAAAAGAAGCCAGATAGTTAATAGTATAGATTCGTTACGCAAAAAAACTCAGACCGTCATAGATAGTATCGACGCCTTAAGAAATAAAACGATTCAAACAGTTAATAATGTCGATACTTTGATAAAGAAATCCCAAACTGTAAGTAATAGTCTTGATGTTTTAATCAAAAAGACTCAAACGGTTGATTCTTCGGTTGACGGATTACTGAAAAAATCAACTACTATAATTTTTTCTATTGATGCTTTGGTGAGGAAAGCATTCTATGTCAACTCTAATGTTGACTCTGGAATTTTAAAGACTCAATCGATTACTACTAGTATAGATTCTGATATTCGAAAAACTATAACTCTCTTTGCAAATGCTGATGCCATATTAGACATAGAGCGTATATGGACAACCACTATCGTCGCCTTAATCAAGAAGGTTCTAAATCCATACTCAATTCTTGATTCCTATATCGTTACAAGAAATGCGGCATCTAATAATGTTGACTCTTCTATAGAGAAAACTCAGATAAATGCCAACTTCCTTGATGCCTTAATAAAGAAGTCCTTCCCGGCAATCTCGACCCTTGATGTTTTAATCAAAAAGACGACCACAATTATTGGTTCGATAGATTCCTCTATAAAGAAATCTGGGGCCACTAATTCTTCGGTTGAATCTCTAATACAAATAAGGGGAAGAATACAAGACGATATAACTGCATTGGTACAGAAGACTCCAATAGTATCCACGGAAATAGATTCTGGTCTTCAGAAACAGACGGTCGCGGCTTCAAGTGTTGCCTCTTTGATATTGCAAACCAGAATGGCAACAAACTCTGTAGATGCAACCCTTCAAAAATCGAAGACTATAATTTCTTCTGCCGACGCCTTGATTGGAAAAGCCACAATAGTTTTCTCTAATATCAATACTCTTGTCAAGAAGACGGAAACATCAAGTCATTCTATTGAATCTCTAACCAGTAGAACCGAGGTATTGTCTCATGATGTTGATGCGGCAATAGAGGTCTATGGATACTCTGCATACAACGTAGAGGCAGTAATACAAATAACGGGTAGAATTTTCCATTCCATTGAGGGATATCTGGTAAATTGGATTCTTCTGTTAACCACTATAGATTCTTTGGTGTGGAGAACAAGTATTGCCTCTACTGCGATTGACGTTCTGATAAGGAAGGTATCTCGGATAGAAAGCGTTGTAGACGCTCTCCAACAAAAACAGGGAGAGAAAACGACAGCAATCGATTCTCTGATTCTTTTTTCGATATCAAGATACAGTTTAATAGATTCTCGTATTTCTATGAGGCTGTCTGTATCCTCGACCATACAATCTCTGATACGGTCAACCTTTGTTGCGGTATCGTCTATTGACTCTCTCATACTGTTAACGAACAAGACTCAAAATATTCTGGAGTCTTTGGTTGAAAAGTCGGCATGGGTATACAGCGGTACAGAGTCTTTGAACAAAAAGACTACAGGTATCTATACAGAGATAGAAACTCTAGTCCAACACTTGTATCAGATAGAAAACATTATAGACTCTCTGATTCAAAAACTATATACGAAGACAATTGATGTATCGGCCTCGATACTTAAACTCTCTACCATAAACTTTGAGATTGGGTCTCTCCTTAGAACTACAAATGCTATAAGTCATGCTGTTAGTTCTTCTCTCGATAAGGCCGGGTATGTTGCGGTATCTCTTAAGGCGTTAATAGAAAAGACATCTCGGGAAAGTTCGAACGCTGATACAAAGATAGTCGTTCGGGGTGAAGTGTCTTCGGGTATTGATGTCGGGATTCTAATTACTCCGACAGTTTCTCATGACCTTGAGGTTCTGATATCTAAGACGGAGAGGCCAAATTCGACAATAGAATCTCTCATACTTTCTTTCACAATAAAATCTACAGAGATAGAGAGCCTGATAGGTTCGACATTCCAGACTTATGAATCTATAGACGCCCTTATCAAACATACATATATAACCAGTGGTAGTGTTGATACTTCGATACTAAGAACTGCCTTCGTGGTTAATTTGATAGACACTGTGATATCTAAGGCGTCGATTGTTGTAGAAAGTAATGCGGATGCTCTTATCGAGCAAGGGTTCTCTACTAACCATGATATAGAGGCCCTGATATTGCGTTTTGCAACAGTAGCCAGCTTAATTGGTTCTCTCATTCAGAGAGGGGAAATCTCCTCCTCAGAGATTGATGCTCTAACTCTTACTAGTTCCGCCATATCACATTCCGTTGATGTTGTGGTATTTATTGGAACGGTTGTAACTTCTCAAATTGATGCATCTATAATTTCTACTTCCCAAGAAGAAACATCTATCGATACCGATATAGTTATCAGAGGAATCTGGCAATCTGATATCGATTCTTTGGTGGAGAAAACTAATGGTCAAGAATCTTATGCCGATTCTCTGATACTTTCAACGCAAACAGTTGCATTTGTGGTGGAGGCATTAATACAAAAATCGCGCACTATAATTTCTTCGATTGATGCTGATATACTCCAAATACTGCAACAACAGACGAGTCTAGGGTCTCTAATAGAATTTTCTAGTTCTTCTTGGACTACCATAGAGACATTAAAACTTAAGGTAGAAACTCTTGCCGTTTCTATAGATAGCCTATTGATTGCAACCGAAACTCAATCTCATGGCACGGCGGTATTACTTGAGAAATCCAATACTATAATTTCTAATCTTGATGCTCTAATCCAGCATATATATTCTGTTGAAAGTGCGGAAGAATCTCTGGTAGTAAAGATTTTTGATGTTAACACCTCTATTGATTTTTTGAGACAAACAACTTCGGCAATCAGTCATTTTATCGATACTGTAGCCTTTATAGAAAATATAAGGGTTCATCTGGTAGACACCTCAATTATAGAAACATCTGAAATCTTTGCCGCTATTGATTCCTATATCGTAACTAGGCGACTAGTAGAAAATTATGTCGATTCTGATATATCAAAGACGATTTGTGTGGAATCTAGTATAGATTCCTTGGTTCTTCCCGCCAGAAGGTTATCGTCTGAAATAACAGTATTAGTGCAAAAATCGCGCACTATAATTTCATCTATCGATGCTATCCAAAGAAAAGAAATTGGCCGGTCCTCTCAAATAGAGTCTTTGATTTCTCATCAATATGGAGTATCACAACAGATAGATTCTTGTATACAGAAGACAATTAGAATTGCCACAAATATAGATTCTTCTATCTTAAGGCTATCAAGGGTTAGTCAGGCAGTTGATTTTGTAATCTATACGCCGAAAACCTATGTAACATATATAGAGTCACTACTGTCTCTTCAGTCGAGAATAGAGACGAAAATAACTGCTGGAATTGAAAAGATTCAGAAGATATCTACAAGCATATCTAGTTTAATAACAAAGACTATCACGATTAATAATATCGTAAGGTCTCTAATATTAAATAGATATTCTTTGGAGACTTCTGTAGATTCTCGGGTGGAGGAACAGGGGGTCACTACTACTCAGATAGAGGCTCTAATAGTTAAGTCTATTTCTATAGAATCTTCGATTAGGTCTTCTATATCTAGAACGTCTTTTGCGGATACAGATATAGTTTGTGGAATTGTCGCCCAAGAGACGGTAAATACTCGCCTGGTTGTCTCAACTATTGCAATCATAAGGATTTCTTCAGCGGTTGAGGCTGGAATAATTATAACCGGGAACTTAATGCATTCAGGTGTAGATGCGTACATAGTAAGGAGAGGAAGAGTTTCTCATGGTGTGTACACATCTCTGAAGAGAAAGGTACATAAGATTGGCCCTGAGCCTAGCGGTCATATGGAAATGTCGTCTGAGGCTCTTGAAAGACGGGCAAATATAGACCCTGAGGGGGGTACAGAAACATCTCTAACTTCCGAAACTCTTGAAAGGCGTCGAAGTATCGACGGTGAATCTGGGGGTGGAGATAAGAATATCTCATTCTAATTGGAGAAAAAATCAGATAGGAGGTAGAATCTAAGGTGAGATTACAACAAATATTACAAGGAGGTGATCTAAAATGGAACACCTATATCAAACAAGCGATTCCGTAACATTATCTATATATGTAAATGGAAGGCTACAGAATGCTGACGTGGTGAATAATGTTCATCAGGTGTTCGTTACGATTACCTATCTTGTAGACAATTCGGCAGTAGTAACAGGCCAATTGGCGGACCATGTGGGGGCGGGGATATATGAATATATTCTCACCACCCTACTTAATTCTAAGGTTGGCAAATATAAGTCTGTTTGGCTATATACGGTAGATGGTGTCGTTAATACTAAGATAGAATACTATGATGTCGTTGTTCCATATACCACTGCTCAAGAGGTAAAAGACACGTTTCTTGAGTTGGAGGATAAATCAAATGAGGAAATCTATCGTAAGGAGCGAATGGCAAGGAAGATAATAAATTCGGTCTGTAACGATACATTCTCATTCCAAGAGAATGTAACTAAAATCATCAGAGGACAAAATAAGGATACCTTGTTCTTGGATGAGAGGATATATCTACTTACCTCAGTTAAGATTGATGGAACAGATGATATCACAACTGAGGTGGAGATATTCGATGATTATTGGATTCGCCCACAAAATGCCTTTTCAAGATATTTCTCGGATATCAAGAGGGGGATTATAGAAGCGAGTGCCTATTTCCCGTCGAGTGTTGAATATCATATATTGGGAAATTGGGGATGGCAATATGTTCCAGAAGAGGTTTCTGAAAGTGCTCGATTACTTATATCGGATTACTTCAATGATGACTATATGCTTCATCAGCATGGAGTTATTGTTGCAAGTATGGGGGACAGAACCTTAACGTTTAGTCAAGACCTATTGGGTACTACCGGAAACTACGATGTTGATGTTCTTTTGTCTAACTCTATAAATTATAAGGTCAGGCTGATTTAAATGTGGGCACACTTACCATTTAAGGCCGAAATTTGGGAAAAAGAAATATATTATAATGATTCTGGACAGGAAAGTTCGGAGTGGAAATATGACCGTACAATAAAATGCGATTATATGCCTTCCAGAGCCGAGGAAAGATTGGTTGGAAGGATTCAAAATCCCACTTCCTATCTGATTTTTACGAACGATACTGATATAAATAATAGTGACCAGATAAGAAATATAAAAGATAGATATGGAAAATTTGTAGATGATGGAGAATTTAACATAATTGGTATAAGGTCGCAAAGGGGTTGGGCAACAGTAACGCATGTAACCTTAAATTGCCAAAAAATTCTGGACTAGGGAGAAGGAATGGTATTTAAATCGGCAAACGTTCTTATAAAAGACGATGTGATAAAAGATTTAGTAGCCAATATAGATGCAACCGAGGGATTGGCTACTTTGGCATTAGCTAAAGCCGCTGCCTTCGCCACTTCCGCTTTTATGATGAGCATCCCCGAAGAGATAAAGGGAAAGATACGTGTCGGTACTTCTCCTGTATCAGAAAGTGCATATCTTGTTACGGTGATGCATGGAACAGCAGAAGCCGCTACTTTTGCTTTGCCGAAAATGGGAGTGGCGACATTCCTCCCAAGTGAAAAGTTAGGGCCGACTACAAGACCAATGCAGTTGGGTAAGCAAGGGGAGCAAGGAATCTACGTTAAAGGAGTAACAACAGCAGGACGCCCATCGATAATGAACTATGCTGAAAATCTTATTAATACTATAGCTCCTGGGATAGCAGAGGTAACACAATCAGAAATGGTAAATACGGTTATAGAATCTGTTCATAATTATTGGGAGGCTCATGGGGTTACGGTTGAAGAGAGGATTTCTGGCGGAAGGTATCGCGCTCCCGCAGGTGGAGTATATGACCCATCGAGCCTGAGATTCTTTGGAGGGGGACAGTTTATAGCCGGGGGAGGAATCTTCAATAGATGAAGACAGCTACCATATTAGTAAATGATTTGATAAAAAATGATATAGTAATCAAAAGATTATTTGGGGGAACCTCTCCGAATATATTTCCGGGGGTTGCCGGGGAACCGATTGGTGGAAAGTCATACCCATATATCAGATACTTATCGGTCCCAGTTATACAACCCAATAATATGAGGATTAGAAGGGATGTTATCCAATATTGGGCGGGAGATACCAATATAGATAATCTCACCAAAATAGTTGAAAGGATCATCTATCTTGTCGATGCAGATGATTCTAACCCCAACCTGCCGGTCACAGATTCTACTGGAACGGTTAAGGTTATGGACCTTATTTTTTATTCATCTGGTTATCCTGTTTTGCCATCCCAAGATTTGGGGGTATGGGAGCAGATGGTCTCTTGTGGGGTCATTTACACATTTTCAGATAGAGACAATCTATGGGGGGCCTATACGCGAAATAGGGAGATTACATTGATAGACACGGTTTTGATATAGATTTGCAATATAAACGATTCTTTGAAACTATGATAACGAGAGGTAGCCCCTCTTGAATTTAGGAGGTGAAAACTAGATTTGACCATCAACATTGAAAATATAATTGTGGGTGCTGGTAACCTATATGTCGCCAGTCCTGGTGACACTTATTGGGCTACATTTAATACGCTTCCGCAGACCACACTTGATACCAATGGTTCCCATCTTGGGGCCACTATGGACGGCGTTGAGGTAGCGTATGAGCCTGACTATACAGATATCGTGGTTGACCAACTTAAGGATGCCGCGATTATTTATCAGAACGGTTTCAGGGTTACCGTGAGAACGAACTTGGCAGAAGCTACATTAACAAATCTGAAGATGGTTTGGGGTTTGCCTGATAGCGCCTACTCTACAAATGCCGGAACAGCGACACTGAATATTACGGTTCCCGAAGATGAACCAGTTGAAAGGCAATTGGTCGTATTTGGAAGGAGTCCTAATTCTACTGCAAGTGCTTTGAAGAGAAGGAAGTATTTCTGCCGTAGAATTGTAGCGGTTGATACTTCTTCTCATGCACTAAAACGTGCTGAAGCAACCATGTTCCCCGTAGCATTTCGAATCCTAGCCGACCCGAACTACTCGGTTGCTCAATACGGTTTTATAGAGGACGAGTTGTAATATGAAGACAAACTAGAAAAAAATTAGCAGGCCCCCCAAGTTGGGGGGTCTGTTTTTATATTATAATTAAAAACATGGAAATGTATGAGGATGAGACATGGACTGCATTTTAATATATTTTACAGATATGGTAAAATAAGTTAGCTTCAACAATTGCTTTTTATAGAAAAAATCTTCATAATATCTTTGAAAGGAGATGACATGGTAGACAAGAAATCGGCTAGGATTGCTGTCGAGATGGAATTTGCTGATGGTGTAACTCGAACGGTGAAACCTCTCACAATCAAGCAACTTAGACAATTCGTTAAGATTTCGGACAAACTTCTAGTTGGAGAGCGCGAGAAATTAACGGATAAAGATATCGATCTTATGATGGATGCTGCTGCTATTGTTATGAAAGGTATCGACACTAAGCTTGCGGAAAATCGAGATGCTCTGGAAGACGCTATTGATGTTGAAATCTTCTGGAAACTGTTCAGTGTAGCTATGGGCAATCGTCTTGAAGAAAACCCAAACGCTTAAAGGGCGAGGGGGACGCCCTAACATTTGACGATCTCCCCTTAGATGATGTAGAGGCTGAGGTGATGTGTGAATCGGGAGCATGGAATAGTTTTGATAATTTAGAGGAAAATCTTACTCTAGATGAGTTGTTTATATTATATGAAATGGCGACCGAACGACAATCTAGAATGCTTAAGACCGTTGCTTCTGCACTTGGCGCAAGTGTTCCCGACCAGAAAGATGAGACTGTGGTAGCTACCGGTCCAATCATGGCTGAAGGGCAGGTGTTATTTGACTACCAGCAATCGGGAGAACTATAAGGCTTGAGTGAGAATATAGCATCAATACTTATAAAATTCATGTCCGAAGGGGCGGCGGAAACCAAGAAATCTATTGAATCTGTTTCCCGCGCCTATGGAGAACTTGCAGCAATCAATGCATCTAGCGCAATAACAACTGGTAAGTATCTTGGTGGACCAGCACAAATTGCGGCATTGAAGACTATGGCGGGGATGGGAGATACAGCCGCCGCTTCTTTTGTTAGATTAGCTCAAGGACAAAATACATTTGGCCAGGTATTCTCTGGTAACTCGAAGGCCGTATTGGCATCTATGTCTAAGAGTGGGGCGGCTTCTGCACAATTAGCCGCCTCCATGAGTAGTGAACTACGAGATGTTCAAGTTGTCTCTGATGCCACTAAAGGTAGTTTGGTAAGTCTTGCTACGGTTCCTGGCGCGAAATTTAGGATTATGGGTGACCTTTGGATTTCAAAACTCCATGGTATGTCCAATCAACTGATAAACACTGGTAAGCAAGCGCAGTGGGTTGGTCGTCAGATGATGGTTGGTATTACCCTTCCTCTTCTTGGCATTGCAGCAGTAATAACCAATCTTACTCTTGAACTAAACAGGCAAACAACAGAATTGCAGAAATATATGGCTCAAGCCGGAGTAAGTGTTTCTGAATTCGCCCAAATGATGGATAGTACATTAGGTCCGGCATTTGAGGCACTATCCGAACAAATGGCAATCCATCAGGCAGATATCGTACAGGTTGCTTCACTGTGGGCTGCCGCAGGATTTGTAGAAGAAAAACTTAACCTACAGTTAACAACCCTTACAACGCAACTTGCGGCGGTTACTCAGGGAGACCTTGACCTGGCAAGTTCTTATGAACTTATCCGTTCGGTAATGTCAACCTATAACCTAACCATAGAACAAACTACTAGCGAACTTGAGAAATTACAATTAATCCAGTCAGAAACCGCGATAACATATGAAGAGTTGGGTATAACTATTCCCGTTGTATCTTCTTCCGCAAAACTTCTTGGAATTAATGTTGCTGAGGTCGCCGCGATGTTAACTGGTATGCGTCAGAAGGGTGTTCAAGCTAATCAGGCGGCTAATGCATTGAAGTTCGGCCTTCTTCGTCTTGCCGCTCCTACAGATAAGGCTGCGGAGACATTTGCCGCTATGGCTCAACAGATGGAATTTTCTACCACATCTCTTCGGGATTTGATGTATACGGCTTCGGGTGCCGCCAAAGGAATTCCGGCCCTTGAAGAGTTTGCCTCACTACTTCAAGTAATTGAAAAAACTCCAGGCATGAAGGCGGGAGCCGCAGCCCGACTCTTAACAGATGTGTTTGGTGTTCGTCAGGTTGACCGTATGACCAAGTTATTTGACGCAATGAATGATAGTACATCTGACTACAACAAGGCCATGGCCGTTTCTAATGATGCGGCAAGGGCTCATGCCGTATTCGAAGAACAGTTAAGTATCGTACTCAATAGTGCGGCAAAAAATTGGGATAGATTGAAAGTTAGTCTTGAAAATGCTGCCGCATCTCTTGGAAAAATAATGGTTCCATATATCCAACAAGCCTTTAATTGGATTATTAAGATTGTTGATGGTTTTAATAACATGAGCGATTCTGCAAAGAAAGCTATCTTGGCTATTGCCGGAATAGCGGCAGCAATTGGCCCCTTAACATATCTATATGGTCAGTTACATCTAATCGAAGGTAGTTTACTAAAAATTGTTCCTGGTTTGGCACATCTTGTTGTTGGAGATATTGTAAGTCGGGAAGACCCATTCGGATTAGTTGCGTTGGCTCGTGCCACCAAGAATCCCAAATTGATGGTTCTTGCCGGATTGCCAGCAATGAACCAAAGTGTTGCGGCAACTGCGGGCGAAGCGATGCTCGCTACAAATGCTATGACGGAAGCCATTGCCGCTCAAGCCGGAGCGTTTGGGACTCTTGCTACTGCCCAAGGCGGAGCAACAGGAACTTTAGAGGCTTTCCAGGCAGCACAATTACGATATCAGGCAGTTATGACTTTAGGGGCGACGGAAGCATTCAAGAGTCAAGCGGCACAAGCGGTGGCAGTTCAAACACGTACTGCCGCTGGAAGATATGCGGCGGGATGGACCGCTGCCGGAATAGAAGGAACCTTTGCCACTCAAGCAGCGGCAAAGGCTGCCATCATTGCCGCCGCCACAATACCATCAGCAACCTCCGTTGCTGCTGCCGAGGTTGTAGCGCTTGAAGGTGGAATGGCAATCGGGGCAAAAGAGGTAGCACAAAATAAGGGTTTATTTACTACTATTGGAACAAATATTGCAGCGGGAATGAACACTGCTTGGGATAAAGTTAAAACTGCGGCAACGAAAGCATTTCAATTCCTTCAAGGTCCAGGAACGATTACGGCGATAAGCAAATCAACACAGGCGGAAGGATTTTCTAAATATATATTGCAATTCAAGAGTCTCCTTCCTGTAATAGCGGCCGTTGGATTAGCGTTATTAGCGATAGGAAAGAATTGGAATGCTATCTGGCAAGGTATGGCTCCCTACGTTACACAAGCGATAGAGATAATACAAAGCGCGGTAGCCGATTTGGTTAGAAATATTGTAAGTGTATTTAGTCAGGGAGATAAAAGTATAGTTAGTACCGGAGATGCCTTTAGAAAGTTAGGTTCATTGGTGGGAAGAGCAGTATTGGGAATGTCTAAGGCCGTGTCAGGACTTCTTCGCATGATTGGTCCCGTTTTAAGAAATGTTGTTAGTGCGGCATCAAAAGGGATTAGACTCCTCATAGATTTATTAACTTTAAATGGGAAAGCATTTTTGAAGGATGCTGATGCTGCCGGAACAATTACTGCCTCATTAGTGGCCCTTATTGTTATTGCTAAGGGGCTTAAGATTATTCAAGAAATAACCATGATGATGAAGGCATTAGGAACGGCATATGTTGCTACAGGAAGTGCAATTAAAGCATTTACCGTTGTTGCTGCTTTAGCTAAGGCGGTAAAGGGTGGTGATACTACAGCCACTCTTGCAAGTGTTCTTGCAGAGAGAGCTAGTGCGGTGTCTAAAAATTTGACTGCGGAGGCTGCTACACGACAAGCACTTGCTACAGGGAGTGTTGTAGTTATGGAAAGAGCGGCAACAGGAGCAGCCATAGCGAATACTACCGCGAATGTAGCTCTTGCCTCCTCATCGAAATTGGTTACAGCAGTTAGTCCTTGGTTGATGTTAGCAACAGTGATTGGAACTGTAATAATGGCTTTTTCTACATTTGGACGGCACGTAGATGAGATTGCGGAGGCGGTCTCTAATCATGTTCAGGCGATTAGTGATGCATTTCAAGAGTTGGCCAAAACAATTACGGAAAAGGCTGATATAGAAGAATTTGAACAATCTTGGACAAGTGCTTTATCTGCGGTGGGAGAACAATTAAAAGAAATAGCTGGTGTGGCAGAGGTAAAGGGGCCTGCTGGTCCCCTCGACCTTCCGGGTGTTGAATTTGCAAAGAATATAGAAGATGTCGAAAAGTGGTCACGATTGATGGGGCAATTAACAGATATTCCTATTGGTGATTTCGTGGGGAATATAAATGATAAGGCTAGGATGGCCCTTGCCAATTTTGTGGGGATTACGGAGGAAGTCCAAAATATTACAGATTATGGAACCAATATGAATCAGGTGTTTAATGACTTTATGAATAGTGTTGAGAATGGCGATAGTCTAATGCTGGCTATAGATTCAGAGGCCAAAGATTTATTAAAGGTCTTATCAACCGCCGATATAGACCAATTGAATATGGGTATTAGTGATATAAAAGACAACCTTGCTTTAACGCAAGCCTCAATAGGGCCTCATCTGGTAAAGATGTTTCAGGCTATGGCCGTTGGAAATGAGAAGATGGTTCAAGAAGAGTACAAATCCGTTCAATACACTAAAGAACTGGTTCTTTTCTATCAAAGACTTTTATCTCTTATTGAACGGAGTGGAATATTATTTGATGCCGAGGCTGATTCATTTAATGCTCAAGCCGCAGACTTTGCAACTTTGGCCGGAGAAGTTGATACAGATGCATTCAAGAAGAAAGGGACAGAAGAAGGGCAGGCATATTGGGATGCTCTTGAAAGTGAACTTGGAAGTCTCGCTTCTAATGTGTCTAATGTTGTTTTGGAAGCTTTTGACAAGAATGCCGAAGCAACACTCGCCGCATTTGATAAAAGTTCTGAAGCAAGATTAGAAGCGTTTACTGCAACGGAAGAAAAACGACTTGGTGTTTATGATGCACAGATTGCAAAAATTGAGGATGTAAACGAAAGAGAAGATTGGTTACAACAACAAAGAGAATATAGACAACAAAGGGAACAATTAATACAGCAAGGTGAATTAAATTCGGCGATTGCATATCGTGAACGTATTAAGGCCATTGCCGAAGGAAGATATGATGATGCCGCAATCTTGGAAATGCAAGCCAAGGCGGACTATAAAGACAATCAACAGAGTATAAGAGACCTTGACCAACAACATACGCAAACTCTTGCAGATAGGCGCAGACAGAAACGCATAGACGAACTTAATAAAGAAAAAGATGCCCTTCAGGAGATGCTTGATGCGCAAAGAGATGCCCTTCAAGAGTCGCTTGATGCGCAAAAAGAGGCGATGCAGGAAAGTATAGACCAGGAAAGAACACTACTTCAAAATAGATTAGATGAAGTTCTTAAATTTACTCCAAGGAATAAGAAGGAATGGGAGAAACAATATAAAGATATCCTAGCTTTAGGTGATACCTATGGGATTCAAATAAACGATGTTGCCGCAATATTTATGGCTGATTATGGCAGAACCATTCAGGAAGGATTCCGTCAGGCAAGAGTATGGGCGGAACAAGCAGCGATAAGAGATGCCACGGCTATAGGGGCAAGTACAGCGGAAGCTATGCGTGGGGAATTGGCCAATGCTTCAACACCAGCAGATCGCAAATTCTTTACCCTTCTTTCTGAATATGCTTCGGCTCAAGCAAAGTATGCTGGCCTACATGAACCTATGCCGAAAGCCTTGATGCTTAGTTTCATCCAACAAATCTCTGCCGCATTAGCTGGGGTATCAAAAACAGCCATTAAATATGCGGGCACCGCTGGATATGGGCCAAAAGCTCACACAGGAGGGCTTATAGAAGGTTCTCATGAAGAAGTTCCGATAATGGCACAACCCGGAGAGTATGTTTTCTCAAAGAAGACAGTCAAGAAATTTGGCGCAAGGGCATTAGAACGCCTTAGTAAATTTCATATTGGGGGGATGGTTGGTGGAACCGGATATGTAGGTGGTATTCCAAATAGTGTAGTGAGTGGTGAACAACTCTATAACCTCGCTATGGTTCCAATGGCAACATTAGGAACGGCATATCAACTTCTTGCCCCTATAATTGGGGATATGACAAGAGGTATGGTTGGGACTGCGGCAAAAATGATGGGGCAATGGGCTCTAAACTCCCTTATAGAACAGGCTGGAACGGCCTATGCCGCAGGAATGGGGAGAGGATATCCTGCTGGCGGTCCTGGGGCTCCCGGCAAGATAGAGACGCCATATGGCCTTATAACCAAATCTCTTTGGGCTTTCGTACAACAAATTAAGAATCTATTCCCAAACACTTCAATGGGCGGATTTAATTATGTTAAATATATTGCCGGAACCAACATCTTTTCACAACATAGTTATGGAAACGCCGTTGACCTGGGAATGTCCAATAGTGAAAAGATTCGTTCAGCTATATGGAATTGGGCTCTTAAAAATGTTGCACCGCTTCATATGGGGCATTTGATATATAAAACAAGCATATGGAGTGACGAGAATCCAACTATTCATGCCTATACCGGGGTTCCCCACACAACACATGTCCATGCCGACTTTATGCCCCAATATGGTGGAACCCCTCCAGGATACCCAATAGGGATGCATGGTGGTGGGGTTGTGAAATTTAATACTCCCGCACTCCTTCATGCTGGCGAAACTGTGGTCCCCGCGAATATTTCAAAAGCTCTTTCTAAGGCGGCAGGCAATAACAGTACCGTAAATATAAATGTTGATATAGGGCATTTCTTTGGAAACGATGAGTCCTATAGACAACTATATAGTACACTAGAAAAGGTCGGGAATAAGATATCTAAGGAAAGGGGAGCAAACAATATGGTTGTTAAGGTAGGCAATTCTTAATGGTCCTCACACTTCCAAAAGGTTCTCTTGTAAAACTAAATTCTACAGAACTTAGTGAACATAATCGCGCCCAATTTGTAATAGCCTTTATTCCCATTAAGACGGATAATGTAACTGCAACAGGAAAAACACGAAGATACTTTGTTGCGGAAAAAAGAACATTTAGCACTAGCTGGACGTTTCTACCGGCCATAGATACCCAAACCGTAGATGGAAAAGCAGGGAGAAACTCCTTAAAGGCTTTTTATGATGCTAATATCGGGACAACAGTAACTCTTACATATAAAGAAGTTAATTCGTCTAACATTCAGACTGATGTTGTTGTGATGGTCTTCATAGAAGAATATCAAGAAACTTTAACTAAGAGGTGGGGCGCTCAATATTGGGATATAACGCTCTCCCTGATTGAGCAATAGACAATGCAGATAATCACTGATGACCTCGAAACCGCATTAGCAGCGTCAGGTGTCTATCCAAAATCAAAAATAATAATGTATCTTTCCAATAATAGAGTATATGAACCTGTAGTTACATGTGATAATGATGTAAGGAAAAATAGGATTGTGGATGGAGTATATGATCCTTCGATGAAATTTGCCGTAACGGATTCGAATTATTATCGCACAGATGATTGGGCAAGGACTTGGCCAACTGATGAATTGGATAATAGGGTTCCTTGGTCCAGTGATACGGAATCTGATTCTGGTGGAGATTTTTCGCCGCCATTAGAGATTGAGGTTACATACCCAGAGCCGGTTACCTGTAATAAAATTCTCCTTACTTCAGATATTTTTGTCTCCATGATAACCTCAGTAACTATAGATATAAAAATTGGTGGAAGTTATTATAACGCAGTTACTAACTATGATCCAGGAGACTATAAGACAGATATATATCTACAAACTGCTAATGGGCTTACATGGTCTGATATTGTAAATAGAACATACACAACCGAGATAAATGCAATCCGAGTCAAAGTTAATTCAATCTCGATTCCGGGGAGAGCGCAGATATATGAGATTGATGCTGCCATTGAGGTTGATGTATCAGATGATGTAATTTCATGGAGTGTAAGGAAGGAACGTGATCTTTCAAGTACAACGGTGAATCCTATCGGAATCTCCTCTGCCAACTCTGCAAGCATAAGTCTTGATAACAGTGAAGATAAATATAATAATGAGTATGAGACTGGTCCATACTTCTCCTTGCTCCTTCAAAATACTAAATTTGATATATATTCAGGGTTTAAACTTGCGGATACCACTTATGAATATATGAAGCAAGGAGAATTTTATGTAGATACTTGGAGTATGTCTGACAATACAGCCACGATGGAAGTTTCCTTGAGGGATATGTCAAAGATTTTGCAAGAAACAGAAATCCCCCAAATGCTTTATGATAAATGGCTCATATCAGATATTGTTAGAGATATCGCGGAAAAGGCGGGAATCCTAAAATTCATAATTGACACATCAACGCTGAACTATAATGATCTGGCAGAACACGATAGAGCAACAATCGTAAATATAGATGAACTGGTTTGTGTTCCCGGACATAATCTTATTTGGACAACTGAAGGTCAAACATTTTGGGACTTCCTACAGCAGATAGCGGTTATAGATTTAGGTGTATATTATTTTGATGAAAATGGATACTTCAACTTTAAGATAAAGGAATCCTTAACCGACCCGGCATATCCAGATATGGTGCCAGTTAAGACCTTAATGGAGGATAACGAGATTCAGACAGCACAGTGGTCAACAGAACTCCTTAAAAATGATTTTTCATTGGAATATATCATTCCTGAGTTGTCTGAGACGGTTGCGTTGTGGGAAGCAGATGATCCTACGGTGCTTAGAGCCACCAACACTACGGAAGTAGTGGATACAACTGAAACCAGTATCCTTGTTGTTGATTCAGAAGATTGGCCAGATGAAGGTTATTTCAAAATTAATAGTGAAATAATAAAATATAGTGATAATGACAGGGATAACAATAGATTACATAACTGTGAACGTGGAAAATTAAATACCAACCCTGCTTCCCACGACCCAACCACCATAGTATATGAAATTAGAGAATTCGATATAGATTATACTGTCGGCCCCGCTAAAAATATCACCTATATATTAACGAACGAAGCATATGCCGAGGTTATCTCATTCGATTTTAGTCCTGCTAGTGCAAAAATATATGTATTAAATAATTATAACGGGACGATAATCATTGAGGGCGCGCAGATAAAGAAAGCCATTGAAAATCTTCCCGAATTCTTTATCATAATTGGCAAAGCATTCAAACAGGATTCAACATCTGATACCAAGAAGAAGCAGAACGATGATTCCATAAGGAAATATGGTCGGCAAAAGTTGGAACTTAATTTACAATGGGTTCAATCGAAAAAACATGCCCAGCAACTCCTTGACTATCTTATTGCGGTGTATTCGTCTCCAATTATATTTGTGAATGCCAACACTTTTGCTGTTCCTCATCTACAACTCGGAGATATGGTTATTATAGATTATGGAAGATTAGGATTGCGTAATAGGAATTTCCATATTACCGCAATAAATTTGGGAATGGATAGTTCTAATTTTACACAGAGTTTAACTCTTAGGTCTAAAGCGGGAGAACAAGAGATATATGAAATATTGGGTAGGGCGGCAACATGAGACGTTCAATAGTTTATGCTAGTGTTAATTCTAATATAAAATTAGGGTTAACTACATATACTTTGTATCATCGTCTTAGGGTGTTAGTGGGGTATAAAAATATTGAAACATATCTTTCCTCATATATTTCTGGACAGGTATCTATATATTCTAATATTGATTCTCTTTTGAAGAAACCTACCATTTTTTCGGCAATAGATGTATTAATTCCTTATAATATTAGAAGAACTCATAGGTTTGATAGTTCAATCCGGGGATTACCATTACATCAATATTCTGTTGTATTGGCAAATATTTTCTATCAAGTATATAAATATTCAGATATGATAGTAGATATTATTGGACATGTTTGGATAAATCAAAATATAGAGGGGTTGATACTCTGCCGATTTAGGGCTACTCAAAGTATAACCAGTTTGAAACTTCTACAGTCTTCAAAACCTCAAAATGTCATCAGTCTGTTACTTAGAAGGTTCTCGATAGGTCAAAATATAGAGGGATTGGTGTGTCAGACATTTTTGATTAATCATAGTATGGATAGTTTAATAAGTGAACAATATCTAATAAATCAAAATATAGATGGGTTGGTATATGAAATATTCTTTGTTGATCAAGATATGGATAGTCTGATTAGTGTATAATTTAATGGAGGAATTTTATTTGTAATGCCTGATGAATTCAATAGCGGCGATGAAATATTAGAAAACTTAAGGAAATATTATCTTCCTAGAGAGGATATAACTGATGATATTTTGTCATGTGCTGATGGAGAAGGTTCTCCGGGCGATGATGAAGACAATGATGAGGACCCCCGTGTATTAGGAATTTTTACTCCTCCACACCTAATCGTTTTAAATGAATTTGTCAAATGTGAAGGGAAACATTCATGGCCAAATATAGAAATCCAATATCTTAAGGCTCCAATTGACGATATAGAATATGAGTTTTCGATAGAAGAAATTTCTGACGACATGCCAGAACAGGATTCTTCTGGATTTGAGGGAATTTCTGGCGAAATTGTAACAAAAATTTTTAGGAATCTTGATTATGATACTACTTATATGATAAGTGTCAGAGTTGTTTTGGGAACCGAAAATGGTCCCTGGTTGAACATTCCTCTTATTTATAAAACGATGAAATCAACAGATATTCCCGCTGTTACGGGAATTCACTTTAATTATGATACTGTTGAAAAAAATAAATCAAGAAAAATTCGAATGACCGTTCTTTGGGACGAAGTAATACTCCCCTCCTGTGAGTCAGATGTAGATTTTTATGTTGTTCAACTTTGGCGATGGGATATGAAAAATGGTGTCTTTGAAGATGATGATTATGCCAGAAAAATAACTGTTGAGGCAAAAGATAAAGATGAAGATATTCTTTGTAAGGCTCGTTTTATAGGTATTCACAAATGGCAATGGTGGAAAGTTGCAATTAGGGCCGTTAGGCACGGGAAAAGAGGAGTTTGGGCATGGTCTGAACCAACAAGAGCGGCAGATACAGAAAAACCCCCAACACCTATAAATGTGACTATTGACCCAGGAGTTAAAAGAATCGAATTTACCTGGGACCAGCCGATAGAGAAAGATTTAGGGACAGGAACGGTATCTGCCACGATTGGAACAGACACCCTTACAGGAGTGGGAACACTATTCTTATCAGAACTTGGAGAGGGGGATACCATATGGGTTGATAACTATCAATATGATGTGTTTTATTTAGATACTGACAATCCTGATACAATACTTTATATATATGATACTTTTGCAACCACGTTTTCAGATGCTTTCTATGAAATAGAAGGTGAGAACGAAGATATATCTTATAGCCAAATTCAGATGGCTGATGATGATAGTTTTCATCGAGACCATATCGTAAAGAAAGATAAATACGTTCCAAAAACTCATAGAGGTTTTAAAGCTCCACACAGAAAGACAAAATACTACGGTAGAGTTCGAAATGTAGATAATTCCGGAAATAAGAGTAAATGGGTTCCTGCAACACTTACTGGAAATTCTAATCCCGATGTTGCCCCTGAAGGTAGCAAATCAGATATTGATGCCGATACTATTTTATTCCATATTGATAATTCGGCGGAGATAAAAGTATACCCCAAACAATTTGAGGCGATGTATGATTTCGACCTTTTGAAATGGGTGGGGCATGCTGGAACCGCTCCAAGCGGAAATCAGGACAGATTTGATTTATTGGTTAAATCTGGGTCGGGGGCGTTTACAAGTGTGTTTGCAAATGATGCAGATAAACTTATTTTTAATAGTGGAGATACTTCGGGTTCCACAAGCGCTTTTCAAACCATCTCAATTAAGGATGGAGATTTGCTTGAGATTGAATGTGAAACAATAGCTGCAACTGCGGGGAAAGACTATCAATTCATATTAAAGATTGAAAGGACAACATAATGGAATTATATACTATAACTCAACTTGGTTCATTATTTTCTCCTGAAACGTCAGCAGCTTTGGGAATTAATAATTCAGGAATAATTGTAGGATGGATTGAAAACCCTGTATCTCCCTTTCCTATTTATGCTGTGAGATGGGACAATGAGATTCCAACCCAGCTTAGTTTCCTTCCTGGAGGGACAAATGCAAATGCTTATGGTATCAATAATTCTGGACAAATAGTTGGTAGTTCTACAGCTACCGGGGGGTATAGACGAGCTTGTGTTTGGAGCGGAACAACCCCAACCGCCCTCGATAATCCTGGAAGTGGAAATCACGCATATGGTTATGGAATTAATCAAAATGGACAGTCAATAGGTTCTTATGCGACGACCGCCATTAGATGGGACGGAACAATAGATACTTCTTTGAATCCTTATTATAATATGTGTGTTGCTAGGGGCATTAATGATTCGGCAGTTATTTGTGGTTATTCTTATAATAATTCAAGTGCCCCTTATCCAGTTGTTTGGAATGGAATTACTCCATCTCTTTTAACATTACCTCCTGGCCAAATACACGGTCAAGCTTTTGGAATAAACAACTTGGGTCAGATTGTTGGATGGACTGAAAGTTCAACTTATGGAAATCATAATGCTGTAATTTGGAATGCCGGGGTGCCAACTATATTACCATTTGTAGGAACATATAATGAAGCTCGGGCTATTACTGACTCCAGTATTATTGTAGGTTCTTCTACTTATGGAGGTACATCTAGATATCGAGGAGTATATTGGGATTACGCAACAGACCCATTGGGGCTCCCTATAGTGTTACCCAAACTTAGTACTACATTGACATATCCACGAGATGGGAGCTGGGGTATTTGTGGAACAACAATTGTTGGTCAATCTGATGATAATAATCTCTCTCCCCGTTATCATGCCGTTGTTTGGAGGCAACCTGGGGGAGTTGGTGGGGCTGGTTGGGGAATTTCATTAAATATAGGGGATGGGTGGGGATAAGAAATGATGTATAATAAATTAATGGGAGGTTTTTATGGTATTTGACCCTGTAACTTGGGCTCCTGAAGAGATAATCACGAGTGAAAAATTGAATCAGATGGCGAAAAATGATGATTTCCTGAAAGATAGGAAGGTATCTGGCGCTCTTCGCAACATCGCGCCGAATGGCAATGAAAGAACCGGCCTTAGATATATCAAAGATAATCTTGCCCTGGTTTCCGGGTATAAAGAAATCAGTCCTGTAAAGCAAACTCCTAATGCGGCGCAAGAAGGTTCTGATAAAACATCTACCGTATTTGAAAGGGAGATTCCTTTTCCCCGCGATTTCTTTCACCCCGATTTTAGACCTGTAGTTATATGTAGTGTTGGGATTAAAAAAGTGAAGGAGATAACTTGGGTCTTAAGAGAGATAACTAATGCCTCATTTACCGTTAGTATCAGGGGAGTTTCTAATGTTGATTTTGATCCGGATATGGATTTCTTTGTCTGTTATATAGCCATGGGGGTTAAGCTCTAAATGCCGAAATATAATACGGTCGTATGGGAGCCTAATCAGGACATTACCGCCGATTTATTGAACCAGATGATTCAAAACCATATCTTCTTGAATGATGACCTCATAGAATTTAAGATTAGTAATGTTAATCCGGCAACTAAAGAAGTTAGAGATACAAAATGGATAGTTAATCATGCCGCGTTATTTGCGCGAGAGATAACTGAAACTCCGGGAAGTGACCTTATTTATATTGACGGCAAGTATCCATCTTTTGAAAAAACATATGATTTTCCAGGCAATAATTATTGGGATGGAGATTATCAGCCAGCAGTGATTATGACGCATAGAGATAACAGAACCCTCCCATTATCTGTAATATTAACGAATGTAACTCCTGAAAAAGTTGTGTATAGAGCTACAATCTATAAAGATATGACTATCGAACGAGGCAAAGAGTTTCATTTTGATATACTAGCCGTAGGAGTAAAACCTGTAGAAGACAATGAATTAGATTCTGATACCAATCCGACACCTTAAGAGGAAGACATGTGGCAAACTCATGAATGGACAGGAAGATTAATTAAAGAGAATAGTGCGGGATATTTAGAGGTATATTTCCCCGAACACCCATATAACAATGACGGTTACATGCTTTTACATCGTCTTGTTATGGAAAATTATCTACAAAGATATCTTGACCCCGAAATCGAAGTTGTCCATCATGTTAACGAAGATAAACAATGTAATGAAATTTGGAATCTTTTCCGTTGCAATTCGAGTGAACATCAACAAATTCATCGTCTCGGAAAAACTCAGGGGCGCAAAAGTCGTGCTATGATGTCAAAAAAGCATCAAACGTTATCTGCCACAAGAAAACGGAATCCTAAGGGGCAATACATTCAAGATGGTGGCAAAATATGATAGAATAAGTTTTGGTTGTGGAAAGGAGTGACTAAACATAGCAACCAGTAAATATCACCCAAATGAAACTGATGTGAATTGGAATCTTAATAAGGTATGTTCCACTCATCGGGGCGGGGCGGTGCCAAACCTAACATTAAATCCTAATGGGGATAAAGCTAGTTTACTTTTGCTCTCTGATCCTCATATCGGGCATGAATGTTTCAACCGCCCATTATTTGAAAAGTATTTAGAATTGGCCGACGATTTAAATGCCTATTTTACTTTAGGTGGAGATTTGTGGGAAGTAGCAATTCCTTCTCGTATAGAGGAATCAGTATTCGAGATAGAATTTTCCACAGGAGACCAATACAAGGAGTCTCTTAGATATCTGTTGCCTTTCAGGGATAAGATTCTTTTCTCTATTACCGGCAATCATGATGCTCGCGTCTGGAAAAAGACGGGTTTTGATATGGCGGAGCATTTTGCCAGAGAGATGGGATGTTTCTATAATAACCATGGTGGTTACTTGATTGTTAATGTTGGTTCTCAGACTTACAAGTTGGCCATATTCCATGGATATTCCGTTACGGTTAACCCATTTACGGAATTGGAAAAGAGATATGGCGTCTATGATGACGCCGATGTTATCGTTATGGGAAATAATCATCATCTAGCCCATAAAGCCATTGTTAAGAAACGGGTTATAGATGGCGATGAGAAGCGTTATATCGTTCACTTAATTAGAAGTGGAGGTTTTATTACTGAACCAGATTATTCAAGGGTGGCTCTATACAATCCCACATTGGATGGCGCTGCCTTAATTCATTTTGGCGCTAAAAATAGGAAGATTGAAGTGGATGTTTTTGGAGAAACTAAATGGTAGGTAGCATATTTTCAGATTTAATTCGAATAGGGGTGTATTCTCAACTTGAAGGAAATACCTTTATTCGAAAACCGAAACCGCCCTTAATCAATATAGACTATAGGTTTGGTTTTTCTACTAATCAGATTAGTGATATGAATGAATTAATAAATAGAATTTTAGGAAGGGAAATAAATGAAGGAAGTCGGAAAGGGCGATTACAATTTAGTTCTAAGGAATTACACGATAAATTGATTGATTTGGGATTTAAAAAATTTCATTCTGATGATTGGAATGTGCCAACTATTACGGTCTGGGGATTTGAGGGGCAAAAAGAATATTTGCGGGCGATTATAGATTCTATTGGAAATGTGGATATCGATAGGGGGCAGCCATATATAGCATTATCTAATGTCAACAAAATCGGTGTACTAAAATTACAAAAAATGTTCGGCGGAAAATTTAGAGTGGAGGTAAGAAAGAATGGTTTTACAACCTATAGAATAAATTGGCGAGGAAGAAAGGCGATAGAGTTATTGAACTTCTTGGATTGGAGATTCTATAACCATAGGAATATACGTGGCGCAGAACTTATAAGGGTGGTGCGTTGGGAAGATTATGGGATATGAGAAAGGATTATAAAATATGGCAGAAATAACTATTGTATCGGTTATTGTTTTGAGTTGGATACTTGTTGGTGTAATAGCATTTTATATTGGTAAATATTATGGAATGAAGATAATTAGGCGAGAGGTCATAAAGGCTGTATTTGAACTTATATCGGAGATTGATACCCCAAATGCAAACACCACTTAAGGGATATTCCTTCGATGATGTTTTTTTGGTTCCTAAATATTCTGAGTTAGAAAACAGAATGGAACCAAAGATTGGTTCAAATGTTTGCGGAGTAAGTTTAGATTTGCCAATAATGTCTTCTCCTATGGATACTGTTACAGAGGGGAATATGGCAATCTTTATGTGGGAATCTGGGGGAATCGGGATAATTCATAGATATAATACGGTTAATGAGCAATTTTCTCACGTCAAATGGATTAAGGAGTTTCGGGCTCGCGTCGGAGCCGCTATTGGAATAAATGGTGATGGTTGGGAACGGACGCAAGCACTTATAGAGGCAGGAGCGGATTTCCTTGTTTTGGATGTTGCTCATGGACATTCAAAACAAGCCCTTGAAAGGATAGAAAAAATAAAAAATGAATTTCCATTAATTCCTCTTGTTTCGGGAAATATAGCAACACCGGATGCCGCTTCTGCCTCTATAAGTGCAGGCGTTGATGCTCTTCGTGTTGGGATTGGTTCCGGCTCTGTTTGCACTACAAGAATTGTTGCGGGGGTTGGAATTCCTCAAATTACGGCAATAGATTCAGCAAGGATTGTTGTTGATGAATCTGGGAAAGAAATCCCAATAATATCTGATGGAGGAATTAAAAATAGTGGCGATATAGTTAAAGCTTTGGCCGCAGGAGCTTCAGCGGTTATGATTGGAGGATTATTCGCATCATTTGATATTTCGGCAGGAAAGAAATACTATAAATTGTTAAATGAGGCATCTCCTCTCGCGGAGATGTTTGGTATCAAAGGAGACCTTCCCAAAAATATCATGGTTAAGCGATATCGCGGTATGGCTTCTGAGGCAGCATTATCAAGCCATAAGAGGGGGCAACAGTTCATTGTCGAGGGAGACGAATTTGAGATTCCTGTAACATATAACCATAAAGAAGTGATTAAGTCTTTGAGGGACGGTATATATAGTGGTTTTTCGTATCTTGGTGCCAGAAATCTCAAAGAGCTTTGGGAAAAAGCCCAATTTGTTGAGGTGTCTCTCTCAGGATATTTGGAAAGCACCCCACATTATGGTAAAATTTTTGGATAGGAGGTGAAATAAATGTTTGATTGGAAAGATATAGGAATTCGGACAGCTAAAACATTCGTTATGGCCGTAGCTTCTGCTCTTTTGGTAACTGGATTTGGTGATGTAAATGCCGTTCAAGCAGCATTCTTTACAGGGTTAACAACGGCTGGAACATTTTTGCTTAACATAGCCATTCAATGGGCTAACTCTAAATAAGGCGGTAGTATGATCAGATATGAGTTTAATTAAATGCAAAAAATGCGGAGGATTTGTTGTTGAGGCGGAAAGATCGCTTGATCGAAACCGTCCTTATACTGAATTTTTTTGTATACATTGTGGGAAGAGATTTTATTTTCAGACAAAAAGATATCTAAAAATATTAGATGCTCTTAAGATAGATTATTCGGGGAGACTCGTATAGAAAGGGGTAATGATGGCATACGGTGAAATGACAGAATGTGAACCGATGACAAATAAGACAGAAACGATTCTTAGTTTATTAAATCAGGCTCATGAGATGATAGATACTTTACTATCTACGACGGATTATTTGTTTATAGACAATGCAAAAGAAAAGAATGCGAGTAATGTAGATTGTGCCCCTTCATACCAGGGATGCCTATCTGCATCAAATGATTTAGTAAATAAACTTCAAACCCTTGAATCTAGGGTAAATAAGATTAGGAATAGTATAGGGGCATTATAATGAAGAAAAATGAGATAGATTTAACGGACCCTGGAGATAAAATAAGTGCCTCTCTGACATTTAAAAAGAATCTTGGGAATTATCAATCTATGGATTTTTTTGCTGGGGTTACAATAACGAGGAGGGAGACTGAAACTCATGAAGAGGGATGGTCTCGCGCTTGGGGTATCGTTGAAAACGAATTAGATTCTCAGGTGGAGAAGGCTAGTATGATTTTGGGGGAAACAAAATAGAATCGAGAAAGTGATGCCGAAACGAACAGGTAGGCCACCTAAGAATGGCCATAAAATAATTGAAGGATTTATGGAGCTATATCAGGAAAAATATGAAACAGAATTTCGCCCGAATTATGGAATGATTGTTTCAGCCGAGAAAGTTGCTCCATATTATACTATGGGTGAGATTTTCGCGGCGATGGATTACTTCTTCAAATATAATGGAATTAATTTCTATAAATTTCTAAGTGGGATAGATGAATTTCTTAGTGCTGCTAAAAAAGTTGAAGAGGAGGAAAGGAAACTTCAAGAAACTTTAAAATCTACTAAAGATTTAATAAATAGGATTGAGGAAAAAGAAATTGGAAAATCTTGAAGTAGCTTTAATATCGAAAATCTTAGAAACTAAGGAGATATATAAGGCTTTAAACGCCAATGCTGGTTTATGTATCAAGATGTATCCAGATTTGTGGGAATATATTGTTGGATACAACAGTAGGTTTAAACAAGTTCCCACACTTTCTATCATTAAACAGAAATTTCAAGAATTTGAACCCGAATCTGTTGAAGATGTCAGTTTGGAATATCTGATTGATGAGATTCAATCTGAACATATAAAAGAACTTGCGGAAGATATAATCATTGACACCGCTGGCATGTTAAAGAATGAGGAACCTAGAGATGCTCTTTTATATGCTTTTTCTAAACTCTCAACCATTGTCCATGAAACACAATCGACTAAAGATGTCGATTTAGCGGCTGATGTTGGCATTAGGGTTAATTCGCTGAAAGAGCGTATAGAAAAAACCAAAGAAGGGAAGGAAATATTGGGAATACCCTCCTCCATTCCCGCCATAGACTATATCTTTGGTGGTTGGCAAGAGGGCGATTTTATTTCGATTATGGGTTGGACAGAATCGGCGAAAAGTATTCCTGTAAAGACATTATTGCCTACGCCTAATGGTTGGTGTCGAATGGATGAATTGAAGGTGGGAGATTATGTTATTGGCCGAAATGGAAAGCCAACGAAAGTTCTAGGTATATTTCCTCAAGGAATACGCCCCGCCTATCAGATTAATTTTAGTGATGGTTCTAATATTATTTGTGATGAACAACATTTATGGACCATTGAAACGGCTAAACAACGTCAACGTAGATTGGCAGGAAAGTCCGAGTCATTTACAACTCTTACAACGAAACAGATGGTAGATTCTGGCCTTCGGTATAAAGAACGAGAAAGCCATGAGGCTGGATATAAATATTATTTGCCCTATATAGAGGCTGTTGAATATAATAAAGTGGACTTGCCAATAGACTCTTATACATTAGGCACTCTTTTAGGTAACGGACATCTTGGAGATCAAACATCTCTTACTTCAAATCAATTATTTATTCATGAAAAGGTCCGTAAGAATAATCCTCAACGACAAATTTATTTCAAGCCAAAACATGGTAATATGACCGCAGGCCGCTCATGTTTTAGGGTAGATATGAGGAATGACCTTGAATCATTGGGCTTGAGGGGGAAAAGAAGTCGGGAGAAATTTATTCCCTCCCAATATCTTATTGCCCATATTGAGGCGCGTCTAGAATTGCTTTATGGTTTAATGGATACAGGTGGACAGCCAGCCAAGAACCAAAAGGCAAGTTATTCTACATATAGTCAACAATTAGCCGATAATGTTGTTGAACTTGTTCGCTCATTGGGGGGTATCGCCAAGAGACATGATTGGAAAAAACATTGTGGATTTAAAGTAGTTATTTGGACCCCATTTAATCCATTTACTATACCATTTAAGTATCATAAACATAAAGATTCTTATGGTTGGTTTAGGGCAATTGAATCAATAGAAAAGGTTCCCGAAGAGGATTGTGAAATGGCCTGTCTATTAGTAGACACCGATGACCATTTATTTATAATAGACAATTATATTCCCACTCATAATACTTGGCTTGCGATTTTCTTTGCGGTGCAAGCATGGCTGAGAGGATTTGTTCCTTTGGTTTTTTCGCTAGAACTTGATGATAAGCAATATGGATATAGGGCAGATACCTTGATGGGCGCGGGGAAATTCTCCAACACATCTTTAATGAATGCTAGGGGAATCGATGTAGATATTTATGAGAACTGGACGGATACACAATTTAAAAATAAACACCCCTTCTATCTTGCCACCAATGACTCTATAGATGAAGTGAATCAGTTTACCATTCAATCAAAAATTGAGCAATATAATCCTGATATCGTGTTTATCGATTATCACAGTTTGGTAGATGATGCAAGAAGGGGCAAAACAGAAACAGAGAAACATAAGAATTTATCGAGAGATTTCAAGAAAATCGCTGGAAGATATGGTATCCCCATAATAGATATTGTCTCTGTAACGATGCAGGAGGGGCATAACGAACGAGTTGCGGAATTACATGAAGTTGCATGGTCCAAAGCTATTGCCTATGATTCAGACTTAGCATTATCGGTCAGGAAAGAAGGTCAGATACAAACCGTTGAATGTAAGAAAAATCGCAGAGGTCCGTATTTCGCCTTCAAATTATATTGGGATTTTGACCAAGGTATAGTTACCGTCCAAGATTGGGAAGAATGAATTACTTTAATCGGAAAATAAAATCTTTTGCGGCTGAAGGAGAAGCAACAGATCAAGAGACAATCTTGCGTTTGCGACAACAAATTGAAGGACATTTAGAAGATGAGATGCGTGGTCAAGGATATGTCCCCAGTCTAGATATAACTCCAGACCTATATTGGGAATATGTTCCAGAAAAGGTTATTTTTAAATTTGCTGTAATAATGTACGGTTCTTTCGTGGGAAAAAAGAAATCTAAAATAATATTAGGGCTTTTAGGAAGTCATCCTATCTATAAGGAGCCATATAGTGGAGAAAATCATTGGGAAAATATCGAGAGAGAATCTAATACAGATTCTTGATGAACTTGGGATTGAGATTCTAAGTGAATCTTCTCAAGACCTTATTGGATATTGTCCCTTTCATCAAAATAGAGATACTCCCGCATTTAATATGGCTAAGGAAAGCCCTTATGCTTGGCGGTGTTGGAATCCCCGATGCGATAAATCAGGAACCCTTATAACTTTGGTTCAAAAAATCGATGGAATGACAATCCTTGAAGCGATTCGATATCTTATAAAATTTAAAACCGGAACAATAGATAATATTGAAAAATTATTATCGACTGCGAAGAAAGAGGCATATGAAATATGGGATGAAGCTCTAATAGATAATATGAAATTAAGTTATGATGACCCCATATTTGACTGTTTATATGAAAGGGGATTTCGAAAGAACACCTTAGAAATATTTGAAATTGGTTATTCTAGAAAACAGGAAAGGATAACTATTCCTGTTAGAGACGAGTTTGGACAATTCGTTGGATTTACTGGAAGGGCTACTAAGCCAGAACAGACCAAGAAATATTGGGATAAGGGCCTTCCTAAAAAATTCATATTGTTTAATCTGGATAATGCAAAAAAATATGACGAGGTTATAGTTGTAGAAGGTCCGTTAGACGCAATGAAGGTATACCAGGCTGGATTTCCCAATGTGATTGCCATATTGGGCGGAGGATTCACCAAACAACAGTCCCAGAAGTTGCTCAGACACTTCCAGTCTGTTATAATTTTTACTGACAACGATGAAGCGGGAAGGGCTTTTGCCAAGAAGATAGAAAGGGTGATGCGGAGCGCGGGAAAGAGGATTTTTTATGTGAAGTATCCTGAAAGGATAAAAGACCCAGGAGAGATGGGAGATGGACAAATAGCCGAAGTTATAGAGAATAAAGTGACATTATTGGAGAAGAAAATACTAGAGATAGGAATTGGAGGATAAGATAAATGAAATCGGTACTGTCAGGAATAACGAATATAGAGGAGGCCGCAAAAAGGTTTGGTTCTGGAGAATCAAGATTTCTAAAGATTGCAGACGGAGACTCAGTAACAATCAGATTCTTACAGGAATTGGACACTGGCGACAAAAATTATGATGAGAAACATGGAACGGCTGTAGGAATTTTTGAACATCTCAACCCTGAAGATTTCTCTCAGAGTTTTCTTTGTTCTAGGGAAGATGAGGGACGTTGTTTGGGTTGTGAGAAGGCTTCTGTCGAAAAGAAATGGCGTCCTCGTGGTCGTCTATTGATAAATGTTTTGATTCGTGGCAATAAGGGTGAGGAATCGAAGGTCAAAATCCTCTCTACGGGGATTGGAAATAAGGGTCTAACTCCTACCCTTGTAGAATTTGCTAAGGAATATGGAACTCTTTGCGATAGGGATTATCGACTCAAAAGAAATGGTGAAGGACTCAAGACATCTTATACCCTTCTGCCACGCGAAGTTTCTGCCGTTACGAAAGCAGAACTTTCGCTAGAATTGATTGATTTTGCAGATGTGTATAAGAATCTCGCCTATGAAGAGCAGGTTGCTCTTGTTGAAGATTCACCTGAGGCTGGTTGGTAAAATAGATGGTGGCGATTGGTTGTGACTTGGACGGAATTCTTTGTAATATCATCTCTGAAGTAAGAAGGCGTGTTAAGACCGATTTTGATCTTGACATATCTGAAGATAAATTTACTTTTGGAGAAGATATGGGTCTTTCTGAGTACACCCAAATACCTGATAAATGGATTTATAGGATTCTGTTTAAAGATGAATGGTTTTGGGCTAAAGCTTCTTCGTATCCTGAAAATGTAGAGCAAATACGTCGATGGGGTGAGCAAGGGCATGAAATCTATATAGTAACGGGGCGCGATAAGAATCAATGCGGAATGGTGACATTAGGTTGGCTTAGAAGATATAAAATTCCATATACATCTTTTTCTTTTGAAAAACCGATGCATAAGGTTATCTATCTAAAGAATAATGATATTCCGATAATGTTTGAAGATAGATTCTATGAGGCCAATAAATGTGCAGCATTCGGCATCAGGTCTTTTGTTGTAAGACGCCCATGGAATATCGATTTCGAAGATAGAGTAACGAATCCCTTGCTCACCTTTGTCGATAATTTGGAAGAAGCAGATGGGGCGATACAAGACATGCATACTGAAGAGTATATGAAAGGAAAATAATGACATCTGAAGAATTGGCAGAGGAAACCTCTAAATTTATATCTGAGGCGATAGATAGGGTTGTTGGAACGGGGAATGCCCAGTATTCTTTGGGAAAAAAGCAAGTCTTTGAAGGGTTGGATTTGGATGTTTTGTTCCAATCTGCCTATGAAGAACTTCAAGATGTGGCTGCATATGCCACCATGCTCTATATACGCCTTAAAAGGTTGGAGTCTGCGGTAAAAAGCAAGAACAATGAAGATTATCTCAACTACCTTAAGAGGTTAGATTGTCTATAAGTTGGGACGAATATTTTTTAGATATTGCAGAGAAGGTTGCGGCGAAGGCAACTTGTCCGGTTAAAATGGTGGGGGCTGTGTTCGTCGCTGGAGATACACATTCCGTTCTATCTTTAGGTTATAATGGGGCTCCAAGAAAGACGAAGCATTGCGATAAGTGTGATGGTCGGAAACCGGGAGAACGTAGTGAAGTTTGCAGGGCGGTTCATGCAGAATTAAATGCAATCTTTAATGCCGCCCTTAATGGGATTTGCCTTAGAGGGAGTGACCTATATATTACCTGTAGCCCCTGTAAGGATTGTGCTAGAGCCATAGTACAGGTAGGCGCCAAATATGTGCATTGGAGAGGGGATTATCCTGACGAAGCATATAGAGAATTATTCAATGAAGCAGGGGTACACTATTGGTAAAAGATGATTTTTGCCACCTACATGTACATACAATGGGAAGTCTCCTTGATGGCTTCTCAACCCCGCAGGAGGCCGTAGATAGAGCGGTCTCCATCAATCATTCTGCCATAGCGATTACGGACCATGGAACTCTTTCCGCAACATTACAGTTTCATAATTATGCGAAAGATAAAGGTATCAAACCAATAATCGGTATTGAGGCATATATCTGTGAAGATATAAACCAGAAGGAAAAGACTAGTCAAAATTTTCATGTTGTTCTTTTAGCTCAAAACCAGATCGGACTTAAAAATCTTTATGTGATGAGTGATATAGGCTGGAATCAAGGATTCTATAGGAGACCGAGGATAGACCCATCCGTATTGAATGATTATAATGAGGGAATTGTTTGCCTATCCGCTTGTATGAATGGATTTGTGGCTCAGGCTATCTTGGATGGAAATAAAAGTGAGGCCGTAAGGCGAAATGAGATATATAAAGATATCTTTGGGGATAGATATTTTGTTGAACTGCAACCCTGGAACGATCCCGAACTCAATAAAGGACTTATAGAGATTGCCGGGGAAATTCCTATGGTTGTTACAACCGACGCTCATTATGCGGAACAAGAAAATAAGTTGGCTGAAGAGGTTAGTTTGATAATAGCTCAGAGTTCAAGTTTTGGACAGAAACATAAGAAAATTTTGCAGGAGAAGTTTAAGGAATCTAGAAATATTTCTAATGATCTAAATCGTATAAACTATCTACATCCAGATAGGAAATTAAGATATGACCATATCGATAATTATTTAATGACACGTAAGAATCTCGAATTTAGAATGAAAGAGCAAGGTATAGATAGGTCAGATATCTATGACAACACCGTTGATATAGCAGAAACTTGTAATGTGAATATAGAAATCGGGAAAGATTATTTCCCCGCATTTTCTAAGAAATTTGATTCATTCGACTACCTCAAAGATTTGGCTTTCGATAATCTTTCCCAGATGGGTTTGGATAATCCAGAATATATCAATCGGCTAGAAGAAGAACTTGGAGTCATCAGAGTTCTTAATTTCTCAGATTATATATTGGTCATCTGGGATATGGTGCATTATGCACACTCTAAAAATATATTAGTTGGGCCGGGAAGAGGTTCCGTGGGAGGCTCGCTTCTTGCATACATTTTGGGGATTACAAAGATTGATCCAATCAAACATGATCTTTTATTTTGGCGATTTTTGAATGTGGACATAGAATATAATCCTGGATTTGCGGAGATTAAGAGTTGTGACTGAATACGAAGAATTAGTTAAATTAATCAAACAATCAAATAGAACCTTATTGGAGCCATCTTGGCTTGATGAGGAATTATTTGCAATCAAAACATTGGGAATGGCCGGGAATGTACTACGTATGATAAAAACCGGTAAGAAATTTACAAATAATCATCATAGTTCTGTTGCCTATTTGTTAGGGATTACTGATTATTCTCCTATACAACGCCCTCCGGTAGTGGCAAAAACGACCAGAATTGAACCGCCAGATATAGATATCGACTTTGAAGATAGAAGACGTGATGAGATTAAGGATTATCTCATAAATCGGTGGAAAAATGTAGCAAGTATATCTACCATATCCAAATTTAGCGCAAAAGGAATGATTAGGGACCTTTGCCGAGTTTTCGCCATTCCCTTAGCTGATGTTAATGCCGTTTGTAAACATTTTGAAACGCTAGAAGAACTTTTGACGACAGATAGGGCGGCAGAATTTAGACGCAAATATCCAGAGATAATATATCTGGCCAAGAAATTTGAGGGACGATGGAGATTCAGTAGCGTTCATGCCGCAGGGATGGTTATTGCTGATAGGGAATTGAATACCATTTTGCCACTTGAAAGTCGTACTTCGGGATTAAAGAAGAAAAGAATACCCGTTACGGCCTATGACATGGATGATTGTCAGAGTATTGGATTAATCAAGATGGATATCTTGGGCATAGCAGCTTTATCTGTTATTGCGGATACACTATCACTTATCCATGAAAGACATAAGATTTCTGTTGATTTGGATACGATTAACCTTAATGATCCGGAAATTCTACAGGAATTCAGTTTGGGACATACGGTTGGGATATTTCAAACAGAGGCTCAATCGTATACTCGATTATTAAAATTGATGGGAGTAGATACATTTGAGGATTTAGTGGCGTCAAATGCTCTTGTCCGGCCAGGACCACTCTTGACAGCCACAGAGATTTACATTGCAAGGAAACGCGGTGAAGAACCTCCTCTGAAGCAACATCCAATTATTGAGAAGATTACTGCTTCTACTCATGGATTATTCATATATCAGGAGCAACTCCTTAGAGCCTTAGTTGAGGTTGGCGGATTTACTTGGACCGAAGCAGATAATATCAGAAAGATTATCGGAAAGAAGCGCGACGAGAAGGAATTCAAACCCTTTGAGGAGAAATGGTTGGCCAATGCAGGGGATAAAATCGGCAAACTAAACGCGAAGAAATTATGGGCAGACTTCTTGAAATTTGCCGGATATGCCTTCGGCAGGTGTTCGTCTGGGGATACGATTCTATATCGGCCAACAGGAAATCAATATGAGGGTCGAGAAATAAGTATAGCCGATTTATATCATAGACTTCATGATAACACTTCCAAATATAAGTCTTGGAGAAAAAGATTCAAAAATATCGGACTTACTATACTTTCTTATGATGAATCTGATGGCAGAATTAGGCCAAACAAAGTTAGAAATGTGTACTATCAGGGGAAACAGTCGATATTTAAAATAATAACAGATGATGGTAGAACACTGAAGGTTACTGCCAATCATCGCTCTCTAACAAAAAATGGTTGGATGCGAACCGATGAGATGCAAATCGGAGATTATTTAATCGTCAACAATGGATATGAGGAAACAAAATATGACCTTAAACAACGATGGTCATATGGAGATAGAAAAGGAAGGGGGTTTATTGACGGCTCCTATATTCGTTGGAAGCAATGGAGACAACAACAAGAAGAAAGGTGCCAATCGTGCGGAGGGGAAAATATGAGACTTGAAACGTCTCATATAGATGGTAATCACAGGAATAATGTTGTTGAAAATTGGAGATTGCTTTGTGTTTCATGTCATAAAAAATTTGACTACAAAAATCATAATAGACGAAAGCAATGGCAGAAGGGGTATAAACCGGATTTTGCCAAGATTGTATCAATAGAATATTGTGGCATAGAGGATACATATGATGTTGAGATGGATGGACCTAATCATAATTTTATAGCAAACGGTATCGTGACTCATAATTCTCATGCGTGTTGTTATTCATTCCTTTCATATCAAACAATGTGGCTTAAGAGATATTACCCTATCGAATATATCTATTGCCTAATGAAGAATGAGAAAAGCATGGATAAAATAACCTCATTTGTTCTTGAAGCTCAAAGGATGGGGATAGATATCCTTTCGCCCGATGTCAACTTGTCAGATAGTAGTTTTTCCATTGAAGGAGACGCAATTCGCTATGGATTGCTACAGATAAAAGGTGTTGGTGATGCTGCCGTCAAAGAAATTATCAAAAAACGACCATTTGAGTCGTATGATGATTTTATCGCCAAGACGGAGAAAAGGTCTTGTACTCAAAGAATTGTAAAGGTGTTATCTCAGATAGGGGCATTAGACAATCTTAGGGGATTTATTCAGGAAGGAAATCCGAAAGAGTATTATTATGAACTTCTTGGACACCCTAAAGATTTCAGAACTATAGATTCTTCAATATTTGCTTTCAAATTAATAGAGTTAGATAGTTATTCTGATAATAAATTGCAACTGATTTGCGGGTTGGTTCGTAAGGTGGAATTTAAGCAAACATATATTCGCGTTGAGATAGCAGACAAAACAGCCTCAGAAACATTCTTTATGGAACCTACTTTGAATCAAGAGATGATGAAAGAGGGAGAGATTGTCTTAGCCATCTGTTATGACAATAATTTGATAGAATATGTATATCTAGATGAATTCTTAGATAGAATACATGAAGAGATAGAACTTACTAAATTTGAGAAATTTTTGATTGGTGAAACTTTTGGAGATGAGATTATCCTGTATGAACATGGTATAGGGGATTTCGAATCCGATAAATCTCTTGCCCTATTAATACATATGAGAAAATTCGTGGTTAAAAAGGGTCCGTCGATGGGGCAAGATATGGCAGCAATCTTATTATATGATGGAAAGCAAATCCAAAAGGTGATTTTATTCCCAAATACTTATTCGAAAATTTATCATAAACTAAAGGTGTGGGCGCCTATGGTGGTAAGATTATCTGAGGCAAAGGATGGAACGATAGTGATTAATGGTGATAATCTAAAAACTATAAATGAAATTAAGTTGTTAAAGGGGTTAAGTTAATGGAAGATACATTATTATCTAAATTAAAAAAGATAAATAATAAGAGAGAAATTATTAGTGCAGCTAAAGATATTCTAATTAAGGAAAGAATTCCTACTGGAAGTCTCGGATTGGATTCTGCTATCGGAGGAGGATGGCCATCAGGGAGGATAATCACCCTTTGGGGCGCAAAAGCTTCTACTAAAACAACATTAAGTCTATATTCCATTAAGAATGCTCAAGCAATGGGTAAACAATGCTTATTCATTGATGCAGAAAATACTTTTGATGCTTCTTGGGCTAAAATTTTAGGGGTAGATGTTGATAATCTTTTGTATATGAAGGAAATGGATGTAGATACAATTATAGAGAAGGCCAGAGAAGAAGATTTCTTTAAGGAAATTGATGTTTGTGTTTTAGATTCTATAAGCATTATCTATTCAAGCCAATATCTTGAAGATGGTAGTGGAGCTATGGGGTTAAATGCCAAAGCTGCGAAAAAATTGATAAATATATTGGCATATTTAAACCCTAATGCTCTTATCATCGTAATAAGTCAGATAACCGAACATAATATAGGAATACTATGGGTTCCTAGTTTCACTGGAGGACATGCTTTGGAACATCATGCCTCACTTATAGTAAAACTTTCTTCTGCCCGAAATGACCAAATTAAGGAGAAGATTAACGGAATTGAGACTATTATTGGGCAAGGAATTCGGTGGAAGGTAGAGAAATCAAAAATTTCTACTCCCCTTCTTGAGGGACAGTACAGATTCTACTACAATGATGGTATAATTGATTCAAGATATGAATTAGTCGAATTGGCTATACGCAAAGGCATCATCGTTCAAACCGGAAGCTGGCTTACATATAAAGATATTAAAGTTCAGGGACCACAAAATATGGTGGAAACTCTTGAGAACGTTGATATATATGGAGAACTTAAAAATGAAATTTTTGAAAAAGATTGAAAATGACGATTCTGATGAGCCTCAGATTGTTGTGCAAAAATTGATAAAATTAAATTTAGAATGTCAGTTTTGTGGAGTATTTGCACAGATGGAAGGTGGCCCTACGGAAGAAGAAAAGGCGCAATTCGCCTGCCCGGAATGTAATCGTATAAATACTATAAAATGGAGAATAGATATCTAGGGAAATCATGAGTGAGAAAAAGATTATAGATAAAATTGGCGCGATGCCTGTTAAAAATTCTGGCAGAGGCATGATGAAGGGAGACTATAAGTATCATGGCCAGAAGAATAAATATATAGGAGATGTTAAGGAGGGAAAATCATTCGATTTGTCTGAGAAATCTTGGGCAAAGATTCGTGCCGATGCCATGCAGCATGGTATCCAATATCAACCCATGATTCTTCGGGTTTTTTCTGATGGAACTATGGTGGCCTGTATCGATTGGTATATCTTAGAGGAACTTGAATACTTTGATGAGTTTATGAAAGAAGGAAATATATGATTGACGATATTAAGAAGCTGATAGATGATGAAAATGTCCTAATGGCAATAGATAAGGCATTGAAAATGATTGAGGACCAAATGCTGAATCCAGATGTATTCGGCATTAATACTCTTGAGGCTCTCAGTGAGGCATCGGCTTTAGCTGGATATCTTCGCCAGAAAGGTGTGGAGGAGAAGTTATTTGGAGATAAAAATACTGGGGCATACTTGGAATCTCTAGTTAAAAGTATTGAATATATTATTTCCGCGCTCAAATATAAAATAAAGGCCAATATATCATGACATTAGAGAGGCTTCTTAAGCGGGTTCAGGGGAGGAATGTTCAGCCAAAGAAGAGTGATAAGATTAAACCTAAAAATGAGGCATCGGCAGAATCTTTACGGAAAGGGCTAGATACCCAATTACTTAAGAGAAACAAAAAGATTCATAAACAAATCTCTGAGTTCCATCCTTCCACTCATCAAACATGTAAGAGATGGTATTATCTCATGTTTGAGGGCGCTGAATCTCAGCCGAAATTTTCCGCCAGAACACTACGAATCTTTGATAATGGACATGATATTCATTCTAGATATCGAGACTATTTCACCACGATGGGGATATTATTAGATTCTGAGATTCCGGTTTATATAGAAACTCCGGCGCCCATAAAAGGAAGTGCTGATGGGCTGTTAGAATGGGGCGGCAAGAAATTATACGAACTTAAAAGTATCAATCCTGAAAGATTTGAATTTAGAAAGGTTTATAAAAAGCCAGATGAAAAGACCTATAAACAGATTCAATTATATCTGTATGCATTAGATTTAGAGGATGGATTTGTAATTTATGAAAATAAGGGAAATCAAGAAGTATTAATTTACTCTGTATCCAGAGATGATGAATTAATCAAGAAAGAGTTGCGAAGATTTAATAATATATATAAGATATTTGAAAATAAGAATTGTCCCAAACGGCCATATATCCGTGAATCAACCCAATGTTCTGAGTGTGACCTGGAATCTTGGTGTTGGGCGATGGTTGACAATTAAAATAGGAGGTTAATGATTTAAAAATTGTTGAAAGGAGGGCGAAGACGGCGGACACAAAAAGAGGTGTGTGCCAGGGTCGAATGTAAGAAAAAATTTACCAAGAATTCTCACAATCAAAAATTTTGTGGTAAAAAATGTTGTCGCCTTGCAACTAATAAGAAATTATTAGACAAATATTATGAAAATAAGGTCCCCATAAAACAGGGAAGAATTTGTCAAGAAAAAGGTTGCGCAACGATTCTAAGTGTTTATAATAAAAGCAAGATTTGTGGCTCATGTGAGTTAAAGAAGGAAAATAAACTTCTTCGCCAAAATAATCAATGAAAAAGATATTAGAAGATTCTTCACCACATAAGTTTAGAAGGATTTTGGGGATTGACCCCTCCTCTAAAAAAATTGCTTGCACCCTTATCGTTGATGGAATTATTATGGCAACTGTTGCATTGAGTCTGGGAAGTGGGAATATTTATGAGAGACTTTTTGATGTTAGAAAAAGGTATCCTCATTTATTGGATATATATCAACCAGATTTTGTGGGAATAGAACAAGCGATTTTCGTGCAAAATCCAGCCACAAGTAGAAAACTTTCATATATTGTAGGGGTGATTATTGCTGAAACATTACACAAAGAAATTGTTCTTGAAGATATTTCTCCTGCGGAGTGGAAATCTTTTCTTGGAGTTAAGCCTTTGACAAAGACCAAGAAAAATGAAATAATCAGTCGTCTAGGGCAGACTGTGGGGAGGAAAGAAATCCATAACCTTAAGAAAACTCAAACCCAAAATATCCTTAGAGATCAATATCCCAATTTTGTTTGGGACGATGATGATATTGCAGACTCTTGCGGAATCGCCCTGTATTTCTGGAGTAAATATGGGAAAATATGACAAAATAATTGAGGAATTGACCAAGATTGCTTCTTATTGTGCCCATACGATTAGATATGAATGGTGTGTTGGATGTCGTGCAAGGAATCTGATACAATATTTGCGAGGGGAAGAATATGTGGAAAGAATACGCAGATTATGACTATTTATATGATGAATATGTAAAAAATAGGAAATCAGTCAAGGAAATCGCTGAAGAGAATGAAGTTTCAGAGATGACCATATGGAATCATCTTAATCGTCATGGGCTTTTGAAATTGCGTGGGAAGGGACGAAGGCTTGGGAGTAGAAAAGTTATCAGGAGGGGCCATGATGCGCTACGTTAGAATCTGCAATAATTGTCTTTTGGAAGATATTTGGGCAGAAAATGAAAAACTCCAATATCTGATGTTGAATATCCTAGGTGTTAAATTTATTACATTAAATGGGAGTGTAAATATATATGGGTAAGGGGCGACCCAAAGAAATCTGGTATGTATTGGAATGCCAGATATGTAAAGCAACCACAGACGTTTTTAGCCCGCATGTGGAAGGTTGGTGTAATGCGTTTCGTGATTGTGGCGGCAAGAAAATGAAACTTATAGGGATGCGTGGCTCTAAGAATGAAATAGTGCCGATTGAAGATATGATGGAGAAAAGCGCAAAATGAATAGCAATATAGAGAAAGTTGATACGATTCAAAAAGTGGCGGAATTATATATGCAAGGCCACAAGGAAACGGAAATTGCAAAACAACTTTCCGTTTCTATAGGCACCGTTAAAAATTACCTTAAGGAATGGGAAATATATATACGAGATAAGGCTGAGGCCAATCCAGACCTTCTTGAACATGTTCTAGAAAACACCGTAGCGTTCCTTGAGAATTACGACTATATTTTGAAAGAAGCGTGGGAAGTATATGAAGACGCTAAGGCGATGAACGTTGCCGCTACCCGCCTTCAATCACTTAAACTTATACACGAATTAACTTCTCAAAAGGCTCGTTTGGTACAACTTCTTGGCCCTAAATCTGATACCCGTGGAAGTGAAAGGGCTAGAAGGGCCGAAAGAGTTAATCGTGTTCTTTCGGACGCGATTAGAACCGTTATCTCTGATTGTGATATTTGTAGGCCGCGTCTCTGGAATGAACTTCAAGAAATCTTCACGGGGACTGATGAGGAGAAGGAGACAACGGCCTTATCAGAATCATCGGAGGTTTAAATTTGGAAATAAAACAGTTTTTAAATAAATTAGTTAAAATTTCATGGCTAGATGCAAATTTTGAATTTGCGGCAAGTAAAGATAGGCTGTCCTCTCTTAGTCTACAACTAGTATATAATTATGGAATTTTACTTTTATATACATCGAAATTCATAGTTGTAGCGGGAGAAGTATTAGAAACTGAATATAGAGGGATTTCAATTATCCCCAGAAAAGTTATAATAGAAATAAAGGAATTTGATGCCTAAATTTAATCTAGACTTAGATGATTTCAAAAAAATTCTAAATAAAACTGAATTCGATGAAGAACCTGTCGATTTGATGACTTTCTGTAAAGATGAATATTATTTAGGAATGAGTGTAACTCCAAGCCCCATTCAAATAAATATGATTGAAAAGATGAGCCAAATCTTTTTGGAACCTTCCCTTCTATATCTATATGGAGAGGAAGGCCAGAAGATGTGGGAAGATACGGTGAACGAACTTATATGCCAAATAGGTAAGGGGGGCGGAAAAGACTTCAGTTTCCCTCTTTTTACAAATGTGTTAACAAAGAATGGAATACTCCCCATGGGAGAATTAATCGGAACCGAACAGAAATTATTGACATCCTCTGGAAAATGGGTGTCTTCTAGGATTGAAGACCATGGTGAGCATGAGATATGGGAAATCAAACTTAAACGGGGGGGGGAAGGAGAAAAACGAACTCTTAGAACTACAGAATTTCACCAGCAATATGCTACTGAAACTTTAGATAGGGCAAGATGTAAATATGACTTGATATTTACCCGAGATTTAAAGCCGGGAATGTGGCTTCGTACTAATCTTGGGCAAGGAATCAATCATCGTAATATCAAATTAAGTCCCATAGGGGTAATGCAGGGGTTTACTTTTGGAGATGGAACCAAGGGTAAAACGTACTTTTATGGCGACAAAGATGAAGATTTGGTTCCTTGGTTTGAAAAGGCTGGTTTTGATATAAAACATTATAAATATACTAAACCAGATGGTTCTTATGGAAAAAAGGCAGAAGTTAGGGGGATACCGTACTCCTGGAAACAATTCCCTGATATTCAGGAGAACCCCGGTGTTTTGTATGGATGGTTGGCAGGATATTTCGCCGCAGATGGAACCGTTTCTAAAGAAGGATATTGCACTATAGCTTCATCGAAGAAGGAGAATATAGATTTTGTAAGAAGCATTTGCTCACTATTAGGAGTGGCAACTAGTGATACTCGGTCCGTATTTTATGTTAATACCTTTAATCCTTCTGGGAGTATTGGATATAACTGTAGGTTGATGGGGGAAACTCTTTCTGAGGAATTTTTCCTTATAGACAAACATCGTGAACGATTTTTAGGAGGAGGGGATAAGCCTAAAATAATTTGTGGTGATAGAAGGTTATCTCAACGAATTCATTGGAAGGTTATTTCAGTCACCAACACTAAAGTTGTTGAAAAGACCGCTTGTGCTAATGTCCCAGAAGAACATAATTTCACCCTTGATGGCAATATCTTAACTCACAACTCTATCAAAGCTGCCTTCTCTAGAATTATTTATTTCCTTCATTGCCTTAAAGACCCCCTCGATTATTATGGTAAGGGAAGTGGTGAGTTTATAGACCTAATAAATATCGCCATGAATCAGGAACAGGCCAAAAATATTTTCTTCGAGCCACTCAAGCAGATGCTTTCTCAAAGTCCTTATTTTCAGGAACAGGGGTTTGAACCGCGTGCGCGAGAGATTATGTTCCTCTCTAGGCCAGTTAGATGCTTTTCCGCCCACTCTGGAGCCGAAGCATGGGAGGGTTATAACCCTATCGCAATTTGTCTCGATGAAATTTCAGCTTTCAAAACCGACGAAGAAATACAGGGAGAACGCCATAGGTATAGTGCCTCAGCAATTTATGGAATGGCTCGTAACTCTGTTATATCTAGGTTCCCTTCTATTGGTAAGGTTGCGCTATTATCATTTCCTAGATATGAAGGAGACTTCATTCAACAAAGATATGAATCTGTAATTTCTGATAAGAAAACCATTAAGAAATCTTATGTTGTTGGCCAATTTGAAGATGAAGATGTAGTGATGAGATGGGATGAAGATGAGATAATATCTTATCGTGTTCCTAAGGTTTGGGCAATTAAATGTCCTTCTTGGTATACTAATCCAGAGAGAAAACCTGAAGACTATCTTGCTGCATATATAGACAACCCGGTTGAAACGGCAGGGAAATTTCTCTGTATGCCACCCAAGGCCGAACAGGCATATTTCCGCGATCCTAAGAGAGTAAGGCTTTGTTTTCCGAAAGAAGTTCCTAGACCCTGTGATGAATTCGGACAATTCAATGATTGGTTTGTAGGGAGCGGCGAAGATATTCCTCCCAGATTCATACATATAGACTTAGGACTTGTTAGAGATAGGGCCGCTCTATGTATGACTCATTGTGTGGGGAAAAAGAAGGTGGAATTTTTTGATGGGGCAACTACAGCAACACAATATCTCCCTGTTATCAAGATGGATATAATAAAATATTGGGAGGCAAAAACTGGTTCTGAAATCAAGTTCGATGAGGTTAGAAATTTCGCTTTCGACCTATCAAAGAGATTTCCTATTGCAATGATAAGTTTGGACCGATGGCAAAGTGTCGATACGATTAATATATTCAAATCTCGTGGAATATATGCGGAAATGCATTCTGTTTCTAAAATAGATTATGACACTCTTTCTTCAACAATATATGATGGTAGATTAGAGGCATATTTCGATGAACTTCTTGTGGAAGGTGAACTTCTTAAATTACAACTTATAAATGGTAAGAAAATCGATCATGTAAAGGCTGGTTATAAAGACGGCGCAGATGCTTTGGCTGGCGCTGTTTGGAATTGTGTAGACCATACTCCGATAGAACAAGAAATCGACATTACGATTTTGGGGATTGGTGAAGAAAAAAAGGAACCTTCTCCGCCTCAAACTTCATTATCGGCAGAAAGTAAAAATAAGGCCGATGGTATACCACCGGAATTAGATGAGTTTCTCAAGCGAATGAAAATTTTATAAACGGTGCTTGACACGGGAGGCGCAAGAACTTATGGTAACCTCCGTATGGATGGAAATGGCGGCCTGTGAAGGACTGCCGATGGAAAATTTTTTCGATAAATATTTGGAGTCTGAATCTATCGCCGTAGAGGTAGCCCGTTTGTGCAAAAGTTGTCGCGTAAAGACGATATGCGGCAATTATGGTGTCCAAACCAAATCCACAGGGGTTTGGGGAGGGAGGTGGCTACAATATGGTAAGGTAATTCGTGACAAAGAATTGATATTGTCACAGTATTATGAGAGGGAGGCTGAAAAGATGGATATGAATTCTCTTGAAGAGAAAGTTGATGAAGTAGATCAAGAACTTGATTCGGTTATAATTCAAGGAATACCGATTACTGATCCTTTTTCTGGCGAGACCGTATATCTGATTTAAATGTATGAATCTTTGAGAAGATATTTGGCCAAAAAGATAGATGTGTATTATGATGATGATTGGAATCCTGTTGAAATAAGTGGATGTGACCATACAGATTTCAAATATATTAAGTTATTTTGCGATGAGGTTGCTGAAGACCCTGATTTATTTGATGCTATTATTGCGGATTTGGCCGATATAAGTGTTATAATTTCCTGTGATTGCCAATATCTTACTGAATTCGATGGAGATTACATCATAACTCGTGATGGGGAGCCACCGCTTAATCCAAATTAGCGGGTTGGCCCACTAGCCCAACGGTAGAGGCATACGCCTTAAGAGCGTAAGAGTCTCGGTTCGAATCCGAGGTGGGCTACATGAGTATAACCTTAGGGAGATTTTCATATGTTGGCGCGATTAGAGAAGTAATTGAACCTGTGGTTGAGATAGGAAATTTCTCAAGTGTTGCCGGTGGGGTCATTTTTTGTGGTCATGTTCATCATATAGCTGTAAAACAGAGAAAATGTGTAACTAATGCCGCTCTTCATACATTCGAACCATTCAAGACCTTAATTAATACTCAAGGCCCTGATGAAGAGATATTCTATTGCAGTATAAAGGATTCTTGGAGACCATCTGGCCCAGGACACCCAACTGAAGATGGAATAATCCGAGTAGGAAATGATGCTTGGATTGGGTTTGATGCTTTAATCTTTGATGGGGTAACGATAGGTGATGGGGCTGTAATTGGGGCAAACGCGGTTATAACTAAAGATATTCCAGACTACGCCGTAGTTGTCGGAAATCCATCGATTATAAAGAAATATAGATTCCCCCCTGAACAAATTGCAGCATTACAGAAGATGAAATGGTGGAATTGGGATGATAGGACTATATTGGAAAGACTACCCGATTTAAAAGATATTGATATCTTTATAGAAAAATGGGGAATAAAAAACTAGTGACAAACGAATTTATGGCTGGTATACTATCTGAGTGAGGGAAATTTGCGCGTCACTAGTGAAATGGAATCATTCGTGGCTTCCAACCATGGGTTGTCGGTTCAAGTCCGACGTGGCGCTCGGGGGCGTCTAGTATAATGGTAAAACTCCTGTTTTGCATGCAGGCAATCGGGGTTCGACTCCCCGGATGTCCACAAGTGGGTGTGGCGTAGTGGTAACGTTCGTGGTTTGGGGCCACAAGTCGGAGGTTCGATTCCTCCCACCCGCACGGCAGGATGATGCTCGGTCCAAGATTATGTGGTTCTGCGGCGTAGAGCAGGGGTTAGCTCGCCTGGCTCATAACCAGGAGGTCGCGGGTTCAAATCCCGCCGCCGCGACGGTTGACAGTCAGGCGCTTTGATAATGAGTTATAAAGGGGGCGATATAAAAGTTAAGACCTTCCAAAAGGTGCAGTCAGAGCCTTAAAGTCTGACACACTTCAGGAGGTGAGATATTTGCGTAAGATTATTGTGATTTTGATATTTACAGCCTTAAGTTTTTTTTATATTGAAACTTTAGCTGCAAATGCCGGTCGTTTAAGTGACCATCCCAGAGTTTTAGCTTGTCATCAAATAGAGTGGGAAAAAAGCAAAGCGGCAACGGCAAGACTTATAAGATGTGCTTCGCGGGTATGGAACGCGCCGAATACGCCTGATTATGCGGTGTGTATAGCCGAACATGAATCTGGTCTTTATGCAAAGGCCATAGGTGGTTCGAATAATCACTATGTAGGTTTATATCAATTCTATATTTATAATTGGAATGGGATAGCGAATAAATACATCAAGCCATTAGAAATAAACAACCTACGATGGCAAAATGGAGAGGCCAATATAATAGCGGCAATGAGGATAGCACACATGAGAGGTACATGGGATGGTTATTGGACAACTACGAGATTTTGTTGAGAATTAATTTGGGAATTTTTTCAGTTGGCATGAGATAAAGTGACTGGTATACTCTTGTATGTCGGCCAGAGGGCCATCTATGGGTCGGAGGATTGCTCTCGGCCTTCTGGCCGATCTCTATAAGAAAGAGGAGCCTATTTGGACACAATCCATCGTGGAGTAAAGGCTGATAGAGAGTATGGTAAACATGGTAAGCCAATAAAATCTATACAAGAAAAACGTATATGTGCTTTTGATGGGTGTGATACCATCCTGTCTATTTACAATAAAACTAAATTTTGTTGGATGCATGACGAACGACTTGCGTTGATACCAACTGAGCCTTTCCGCAAAATTCGAGATAATGCTTAGTATGTAAACTTTCGAATAATCCGAAATTTTTTCAAATCTAGGTTTACAATCCCGAAAGAAGATGGTATATGTGTCTATACGCCATTCGTTATAAGACCGAAAGGGGGGCGAGATGGCGATGAAGCAGGAAACTGCGGAGAAATTCCCGCAGATTATCGAGCTTTCGGAAATGCCGAAGGCTCATCGTGGTCGGCAGGGGATGGACCTCACGCCGATTATCGAGAAACTTAAGGACTTGAAGGAACATGCCTTTACGGGCATCTCCGATGGCAAGTCCAAGGAACGGTGGGCGCGGAAGGTTCGTGAAGCCGCGAACAAGGCGGGGCTTGACGTTCGAACGGTCTATGATGCGAAGAACGGCAGGCTGGCCTTCCAGGGGTATTCTGTAGGCGATGCCCCAGCACAAGGGCGTAAGCGCCATGTGAAGAAAGCCTCGTAGAAAGGTATGATTATGGTGGGAGGGCCGGGGAAGGTTCCCCGGCCCTTCAACATATTAAAAAGACTATGAAAGTAGAAGAGTTCTTTAGATATCTGGCTGATGCCGACTTTGAAAATTTGGTTGGTGGAAGACGAGACGAATTCGACCAATTTGTGCAAGATAGAATCTCCGAAGGGAGACTAAGGGTGGTTCTTAGAATCCTTATGGAGATGGATGTAGGGACAGGGATTCCTATACCCTATTACCTGTGGGGGGTGTATAGTCTAGACCCAACAAAAAACAATGATAATGTGCTCGAAATATATGTTCCGGATTATTCTGAATGGAATATGTATTTAAAGGCCCCTGAAGAACTGGAAAATGAACCATATTTCGAAATCGAAATAACCGCTGTTTCCTAGAAGGGTTAGTTTATGAATATGGAGATTCCTGACGGGGCGGTGGCAGCATATGTTACAGAACTTGAAGAAGAACTTACAGAAGAGAATTTCGAAGCTCTTATAAATGAGAGGATACTTACATCGCAAAACCTGATTAATAAGGATGGGTATGTTCGTCCAGAATTTATGGTTATAACTCCTAAAGAACTATATGTTATTCAGGCGCCGCAAGACAAAAACGAATTCAAAATGCTGGTTAACTCAGTGTTTAGTGGATTTTCAGATATCCGTGCAATCATATATATTGACGAAGTTTGGACTTTATCTGTTGGGCAGGAAGAGAATCAATACCTGGATTCCCCCGAACTTATCGTAGATAACCCTATGAAAGATGAAGGAATTTCTATCTATGCAAATGGATATGGAGCCGAATATCTATATCATATGGGATTTGATAGAGACGATTCTGGAAAAATTCGCCTAAGAAACCTTGAAGAGGTGGATGGTCATAGTAATTTGATTTGTGATGAAGTGGTCTGCTTTTTGCAAGATGCGATGGAAAGAGATCGTCAATGATAGAATAAGATAAGGCCGGGATAGCATAGTGGTAATGCAGGGCATTTGTAATGCTCAGTCTGGGGTTCGATTCCCCGACCCGGCTCCCGGTGCAATGATGTACAATAGTCCGGGGTAGCTCAATAGGCGAGAGTGGCGGATTGTTAATCCGATGGTTGCGAGTTCGAGTCTCGCCCCCGGAGCGAAAGGGGAGATGAAAATATGGCCGCAAAGGTTATCCCAAGGAGATATTATAGGCTGACCAGTGATGGTCGGAAAGAACTTAAAGTATCTGAAGAGGATTTAAATAATTGCATCTGTTGTGGTACATGTTTTATAATTCGTAAATATAAGCGGGTGTGTTGTAAATTCTGTTATAATTTCGCCGAATTTTGGGAACTAATCTAACGCTACAATTTTGTCCCTATCTATGATACAATTGCGGGATAGTGTAGCGGTAGCACTCCGGGCCTTGGACCCGTCAGCGAAAGTTCGAATCTTTCTCCCGCAGCATGAAAGGATTTGAAATGGCTAATTGGAAGTTTCAAATCGAATTAGGCGATATTTTTAGAAACCATAGAGACGTTCCCTTTAATCCAAAGAATGCAAAAATGGTTGTCGAGAAATGTCTGGAAGCCCTCCATGAACATAATATGCTTGATCTACGGATAGAAGATATCTTGTGTGATGTTGGAAAAAGCACTACTAGTGAAGAATTTTATGAAGCATGGAACAGATTCTATGATTGGGCCGACCTAAATCTAGTATGGGTTGATACAGGAGGGTTTGCGTGAGAAAGATAAAAGACCCAAATACCATTGACTATGGCTTACGGTCTGATAAGATGATTCCATTCAGAACTCTCGCTTTAAATCCTAAGGAATATAAACTTTGTGAAGAATTTGATGATGGGAAATCTTCTGAAGATAAGGGCGAGGAAATATTGAAGAAAATATTGGACAGTAGAGGGATGGGGCATTTGCTCTATTCGGAGAAAAAATTGGAAAAGTGGTCCGGATATACATGGCTAGATAGGAGAAGGAAGGAGTTATGGCTGCTTTAAACGACGATAAGTATGTTCCACATGTAACATTTATGTATGTTGGGGCATCAAATAAAATTACATTTGTGGATGCAGAATTGGATATTCTTAAAACCGGTGAGTCTTCTCTTGGTTATACAGTAGAATATTCAGGAAAGACTCGAAGATATTCTCAAAGAAATTTTGAAGATAAAAATGACGAACTTCTTGGGATTAAATTTGCTGTTGGTCGAGCCCTAGAGGCTTTGGGGAAAGATATTCAAAAAAATGCATGGGGAACGGTTATCCATAAAGACAATATGAAAAGACAAGCGATAGATAATATGAAGAAGCAGGCGGAGAAGGGAAAGAGAAAGGTAAAGAAATGAGTGAAACGATTGAGATTCTTCGAGATGCGGGAATCGTTGCAGAAGATTATAGTCGAGGCCCTTTGGGAAATGGCATCTTTGCCATTGCGGTGATCCCTAAGGGACCTGAAGGAACCATCAAATTTTGGCCGGGAATAGCGGATGTTAAGACCTATCCTGATGCGAAATATCGGCAGGCCGTAATAAATTCTGTTGAGGGGAATCGTAAAATTGAGAGAAGAATTAACTTTCGTGCTATAAATAGTTATATGACTCTACCACAACAAGCACTACAAGACTTTAGGGCTAAGGTTTCCCTTCCTCTTAAAACAAAGTGCCAAGTTAAGGATGTACAGAAAAATACGGATTCCTCTAAAGACTCTGGATATATAGCAATGATTGAGGCTAGTACCCCTTATTCAAATCAAACCCTTCTTCTCGGTTTTGACGAGAAGTATCATTTCATTTGTGGCCTACCTGAGTCCGTAAAGTCTGTTGAGAGGGCTCATGAGGTTCTTAAACCGAAGGGTCTTAGGGGAGATTGGATTCGGCAAGGAGAGTGGTTCTTTGTTCCGGTTTCACAAAAAATAGAGACAAAATTAGAAAAAATTGCGATGGAAAGGCCGGATAGGATTGTAGATAGAAATTTGGATTGGAAGCCTAGTAATAGAAGAAGTTATTGGGGGCGAAATCTATTGGATAACCATTTCGCCCTACAAACTATTGTTGAAAATAATAATTTATTTGTTAAGGGTTATGTATATGGCGGTGAAAGGATAAATCCCCTTCACCATGTAGGGAAGTTCCTTGAAGGTTGGCATCGAGTTATTAAAAATAGAGAAATTGTGGCAATTATCGGTGGAAGCACAAGAGTTTGGGACTAAGGACAGGAGGGGCAAAGAAAATGGTTAAGTGTCGAAAATGTGGTAAGGAATGGGATTCGTGGGGGGCTCTTGGCGGACATATGACGGGGCATCGAGTCTCGAATGGGGCTAAAGAACTCTTGGAAGCTATCAGGACCATTCCAGGTCTTGCTCCTCGACAGTATGCCGAACTTATTGGGATATCCCGTTCGTCTGTTGATAGTGGGGCGGCAAATCTCAGGAAAGTTGGCAAGATGTATTCCACGGGTAGTACCAAAGATATGCGGTATTTTCCCGGAAAAATTAAACAACCTGAACTTGTTGATGAGATTACGGTTGAAAAAAGAATTGAATGCCAAAAATGTGGTAAGGAAATGAATACTATCGGATATGGGAGTCATCTGAGAAGTCATCGGGTTACTCAAAAAGGTCGAGAACTTCTAAAAATTATCAAAAATAATCCGGGACTTCACACTCGGGAGTATGCTGAACTTCTTGGGATATCATCTGAGGCGGTAAGTTCTAGGGTGATAACCCTTAAGAAGTTGGACAAAATTCGCTCCGAGGGGAAGACCTCTGGTATCAAATATTATCTCAAGGGATATGAACTTTCTAAGCCTAAAGTATCTGAGATTATTCCTGAAATCATTAATATGGGGGTGGAACCTCAAGCAATTGCGATGGTTCCCGAAGGATTGAAACAGATGCTTGGAGCGGAAAATATATTTACAACCAAAGATGGCACCACCTTGATGTTTAAGGATGGTGAACTCTATACGGTGAAGATTGGGGTTGAGAAGGTAACTATCAAGTAAATAAACGTGGGGGCGTGGGCTATCCCGCCGTAACGGGCTCTGCCTTTTTGGATAGGTGAATCGAGAAGCTCCTTTAAATAGTCGTAGCTTTTCTCCCGTGCGCCCCCACTTTCTCTTAAAGGAGGGAGGAATAGGGAATGACAACATACAAAGTTGTGGCAGAACATACCTATCATACTGAATTTACGTTTGATGATGAAGATATCGGACCGGGTGATACGCCTGAAGATGCGGCAGGAGAATTACTTCCAGATATTAATTCTATAAATTGGGAATTAGTTGATTGGGATATTAATGTTAAGGAGGTAAAAGAAAAATGAGTGATTCTGAGCGTCGTGTAGCGAAGATTACCGGGGCGCATCTTGGCTGGGAAGACCATGGTATTTTTACCTGTTGGATAGATTTGGACTATGGTGGTTCGGGACAAGGTGCTGGTTTATATGCTCTTGATGAGTATATCGTGGAGAAAGATTGTCGTGTTGGAACGGCTGAGGGTATGGAGTTCATTATGCGCCTCCTGAAAGCCTGCGGTGTCGGCCGTTGGGAGGACCTTGTGGGCAGAACGGTTTACGCGACGGCAACGATGTCGAAGGTGCTTTCCATTGAACCACTTCCAACCGAATCTGGCGAGAAGTTTGTCTTCGAGGATGTTTTGGAGGCTGGAGATGAGCGAGAACACTGTGACTAAGACGTTCCGCGTGTGTATCTGGATGCTCGAAACGGCGCAACCTATCGAGCATGACGCCGTGCAAACCTACACGAAAGGACCGCTGTTCTGCGTCCTTCGCCTAGACGGGTGGGTTGTGAAGTACCCCCTCATCGGCATCTTCCGCGTCGTTGAGGAATATGGAGAACACGCATGACCGAGCCGACGACGCTGGGCGAAGTGCTAGACAAGTGGGAAGGCAAAGGGCGTGCCACGTTCGGTCAGACGGGCGGTGCGATCCACGACTTCACGCAAGACCTCCGCCGCATCGTCTACGGCACCGACGAGCCATGCCCGGAGTGCGAGACTAGTGGTGTCGGTTCTCCTCCGGCAGACGGCCGACCTTATGGCCCCGTTTGTCCCACTTGTCACGAACTACGCGGCACCGGCCGCATCAAGACACCGGGGCTGGAAGACAGGCTGCCACCAGTCGTAGGCCCCATCGCCCCGGCCGACATGCGTGCGAATCTCCGCCGCGAGATAGGGGAGACAACCCCATGAGGGCTCGCCGTCGAATCGCTGAGCTGGAAGTAGCCCTAGAAGAACTGACATTGGAGCACTCCATGTGTGAGGACGTAGCGGCCGACCTTATGGATGCGATGAAGACGCCGAACGGGTACCTGGGCGCTTTCCCGTACTGCGCGGGAGATGTGATTCGTGCCCTGCGTCGTCGGTGCCAGGAACTAGAGGGTCGCCTCGGTGAAGACCTCAAGTATGTGGAGACGGTGTGAGATGAGATATTTATTTTGTGGGTCCCGAAATTGGAATGATGAGGGAAAAATAAGAGATATTATTATCTTGCTGGAGACAATATATGGGGCAGAAAATCTTGTCATTATTCATGGGGCAGCAAAGGGAGCCGACAGTATTGCAGGGTCCTTGGCAAGGGAGTATAATATCGAGGTTGAAGAATATCCTGCCGATTGGTTGCGCTATGGAAGGGCAGCAGGCCCAATCAGGAATAAACAGATGTTAGATGAAGGTAAACCCAATTATGTATATGCTTTTCATGAAAATATTTGGGACAGTAAAGGGACTAGAAGTATGATTGGTTTGGCTAAGAAATATAATATACCATATACGGTTATTAATTAAGGAGAAAAGAATGACGCGAGTTATGCATATGCTCCATACCCTTGATGTAGAACCGGGAGGAATTGGAGTTACGGTTCGTAATGGTTTGAAGTGGGCAGATGCTAATAACGAAGATTTGATTTTATGTGTTTGTTCAAATCGTTGTATGGATTCTGTTTGTTATGAAGACCCTGCGGCTGAGGCATGTGGTAATTGTGACCGACAAGGAACAGGAAAAGTTGTCGAAATTTGGACTGGAGCATTTTATGATGTACCAGCCCGACTTATCGAAAATGAACATGAGATATGTTCCCGATCATATACAGGCTTGTATACTTCGATGATTAAGGCATATGGTGGTTGGACTGATTTTTATGACGGAAGTGACGTTACTGTTGTTGCTTACGAACGACTGACATAAATATTTGGCCCTCGTAGCTCAATGGATAGAGCAACGGTTTCCTAAACCGTGTGCGCAGGTTCGATTCCTACCGGGGGCTCGAAGGTGTGGAAGATTGTGGTGGAGGCAAGGAGCGATAGGGGGCACTAAATATTCTGACACGAACCTAGCGCCAGCGGTGAGCCTTGTCAGATGCGCCGCCCCTGCCTCCTCCAGAGTTTTCGATATATAATAGAAAGATGGGAGGAGAAAAATATGAATGAATCTAGGAAAATTTCGATGATTAAATTTTTAGGGACTGCCTCCGCCCCTGTCGATATAGACCGGGTGATAAAAGCGGCGCGAAGATTGATTGAGATTTGTGATGAAACCGAGGCCGATAAGAGTCATTTTGCTCCAACTATATCGGGGGCATTTTCTCGTACAGGTATATTAGGTGAACTTCGTGTCGCTCTTGCCATTCTTGATTCCAGAGAGGAATAATATGAAGGTCTATTTGTCTGGAGGTTTCTACAAAAATTATAAGATAAAAATAACGGAAGATTTGGGGGAAGTTGGTATTACGGTAATAGACCCTGAATTAAAAACCGAAGTACATCATATCCCTGGTTATTATGTTGGTTGGGACCTTGAGGCGATTCGTCAATGTGACCTTATACTTGCATATCTTGATGATTATCCGTATGTTTATGGAATGGCGGCTGAGGTAGGATATGCAACAGCATTGAATATACCTGTGATTTTCGTTTGTTGCGCGACAAGAGTAGACTCATTTTTGTCTGGATTGGCAAGAGCAACATTCACGAATTTTGTGGCAGCTACTAGTTTTATTATTGAACGATACGGTGAAAAGAAGAATGAAGAGAGCGAATTACGCCCTCTTACAATGGATAGTAAACTTTTTACGCAAGTTGACCTTGCTAAGGGAGTAGAAGGACTATGAAAACAGCGACATATACAGGGTTTGATGGGGAGAAATTTACGGTTGAGTATGACGAAAATGCTCCATGTATTGGTTGCGGATTGCCGGTGATTGAGGCATCTATGGGTGGTACGGCTTTATGCCCCTGGTGTGATTGTGGTATATATAGGGATGGTTGCCAACATTCTTATCGTTGGAATGAAGATGGAAAGTGGGAAGCAGTTTTCCCCCACCCAGAACATTCAGAGAATTTAGTTGAACATTATGATTGTCTTCATGTGATAGAAGGTGATATAAATGAATGATATTGATGAGAAAAAACTAAAGGAATTTGAATCCATTCTAAGGAAGTGTGATGAACTTGGAATAGGATATATAAGTATGGCTCATCATATTCCATCACTGCTTACCGCCATAAGAGGATTGCAGATGGAGAACGAGTCTTTGAGGGCTGCCTATGTTCGTTTGACGGACCGTTTGCGTCTCGCTACACCACAATCTCTTATGGCGATAACAGATGCTGATATAGAAAATGCTGTTACATATGAATCAGAAGAGGCGTATCAGGAGTGGAAACGGAAACATACAGGGGAAAAGGCATGGCCGAACAAGTAGTTAGGGATGCGGAAATAGAGTGGTTCGTGATGTGTCGGGGCGTGAGCGAATTTGAACAGCGTCTCTTCTTCACTCGCACCGCGCTGATCCGTGACTTGACCTGGGCAACGCGCGAACTGCGCGAGCGTGGTTGTCGAGGCTTCTGTCCTGGTTGTGACGATGCCGTGTATGAGGACTGGCCGGATTGCCCGACTTGCGGCAATCCCCTTGACGCCGTGGTTCCCTTAGGTGCCCTCCTCGCCGAACTCCACGGGGAGAAACCATGAGTGAGAACAAAGAAGAAAGATTGGTAGCAGCAGACATACAACAACTTGCTCGACAACGTGATCAACTACGAAGAAATACCCCAGATTTTATTGATGAATTTTATGGAGAAATCCCATGATTAATTTTCTAATTGCCGCAATATTATTTCTTATCATAATTATATCTGTGGTTGTTATCATTTTAGCGGCACAAGGAAAGTTATTTGAAGAATTTAATACGTGCGATGAAGATGAGATAATATCTGGTGATGATAGCGACCATAGTTATGGATTTTTAGATGAGTGAAAAATTATCAGAATATGTAATTATAATCTATGATTATGCTTGTGGTCATAGTATAAGTAAGAAGAGTAAACGTGGTGTCCAAAATGAACCTGATTTTTATCGGTATGGGGTAACAAAAGATTGTGAGGATTGTTCAAAGACTTATTCGCCGCGAAAGGTAGAATATAATCGTCATGGTTTCCCGGTCAGATTTGAATAAACTTACCGGCAGAGATTTGGGTTGTAACGGGATGTGTTGCGCAAAGTTTTTCCTGCCGTTTCCTCCTGAAATTTTGTGGAAATCATATCAGAAATATATCCTAACCGGAGTGAAGAAACCTTCTTGGATTGACCTTGCCGGACCTATGCTGATTCCTCTTATGCCTGCCATTGAATCTGGTGCGGCATGGTGGTACACTTGTAAACATTGGGATACTGAGACACGGCTATGTGAGATATATGAGAAGCGACCAAACTTTTGCCGAGAATATCCAAATGGAGATATATGCCTTCATTGCAACTCTTATTGCGGCACAGAAAAATCCAAGGAAGTTTTACCGGCAGGAGGAATCGACATAGATACCCTTATGAAAGGAAGGAACAAATGAGTGTTAGTGAAGATATAACGAGAGAGATTATAGATGCGATGAAAGAAGAAGGGATAAATAGAAGCCAATTGGCGGAAAAGATGGGTCTCTCTAAGTCTCATATATCACGTCTACTTATTGGTGATAGGAATATGAGACTTTCTACCGTTGAAAGACTTGGAGAAGCCTTAAATCGTAAAGTGGATATAGTTTTTGCCGAAAAAGGAGGATAAGTTGGGTAAACTTTTAGGAGTTACTCCTAAAGAGATAGTAATTCCTGAAAAGATTGGTAGGCTACACGGGGGAAAGCGATGCCCAAAATAAGTGTTCCAGATAGCGCATTGGAGAAGATAGCTGGAGATGAAATGGTTCGTCTCCGTAAGGAAAATGATAAATTAAATAAGAAAATCATAAAACTCGAACATGAACTTTCTGAACGAAAAGCGCGAGATGATTTCGTGAAAGGGGCATATGAAGAAATCAATAGTTTTATAATCAATAATGCCCAGAATTTTGATTACTATTATCAGGGAGACCCCTATTAGGGAGGATATAATGGTTTGGACACACTTTTGGGATATGCATTCTGGTGGGCCTCAGAAGTTAGAGTGGGCTCATATATTTATTGAGGCTCCTGAAGAAGAGGCGAAAAGTGTTTTCTATTCTCGATTTGGGCGTAATCCAGAAAGAGTAAGTTGTACTTGTTGTGGGGAAGATTACTCTATCTCTGAATTTGAGGACTTACAACAGGCAACAGCATTTCATCGAGGATGTAGATTTGATACGGAAACGGGTAAGTATGGTGAAAAATCGGGACCTAAGAAACATACTTTCTATACATTCATTCCTTTTGAAGATTTTTTGAAAAATCCCATGTTTAAAGATTGTGGTGAAAAGAATTCTGTTCTTTTGATATACAAGGATTCTATTTCAAAAGGGCAGCGTTCAGCCAAGGTTCCTCAAGAGGGTTATGTTTGGGCGGGAGATTATTGAGATATGGGGGGCGTAGCTCAGGGGTTAGAGCAGTATCCCCTCCGGGACCGGGAGAAGCATAAGTAGAATATGCCTCGTTCTTATAAAGCGAAGATAGTGAGTGCAAGTCTCACCTCCCGGACAGAATGATTAAATGTGATAGTTGTGGGCGAGAATATGAATATAATCGTAAGGCGGGGCACACTCTACGGATGTGTAACTCATGTTCGGTAAATAAAAGAAGATTCTCTTTGCGTTTTAAAATAGTAGAATATATGGGAGGAAAGTGTGTCAAGTGTGGTTATGATAAAACCTATCGGGCGCTTCATGCCCATCATATAAATCCAGCAGAAAAGGGATTTAATATTTCTGGAGCACATGCGCGTTCTTGGGAGGCCATAAAAACAGAATTAAGCAAATGTATCCTACTCTGTGCAAATTGCCATTCAGAAATTCATAGAGAAATGGAATCGGAACGAGCATACCGTATTGTATAAATAATGATGATAGAAAGACCAATTGTGTAAAGACCGGCACGAATGTACCTAAAGGAGATAAATGAAAACAGATACAAAGACTAAGAAAGCGCCCAAGGTTAAGGTTGTGTATGATACTAAACTTAAATGCCTAATTTGCGAAAAAACTTCTAAGGCAAATATATTAAATCTTCTTAAAAATGGTTGGAAAATGTGTTGTGGTGTTGCTATGCATATAGTTGATACTGATAGTGAAAAGGTAAATGATGCTGTCAAATCGTTGAAGATGAAAAGGAGTAAAATCACCGGAGAATTGGAATGGAATGATGGAATTGGCCCCAGGAATATTTATTGAGAATGAAGAAAGTGATGTGGCCGATGCGAGGTTAATATGAAGTCCGAAATAATTTTAGAAGAAGAGATTATTTGCCCCGAGTGTGATGGATGGGGAGAACTTGGAAAGGACCGTGATGAGGTTACTATAATTTGTGGAACATGTGAGGGAAGGGGGATTATATAATATGGAGTTTGAATCAAAAGGAAACTATATCGCCCGAATGAAGGAAACTTGTTGGGGGTTCCGTCATTATAAAGATATCGAACCAATTTGGACCCCTGGGGAGGGAGATATCGCTGGGTTCATTCATGATGAGGTGATAAGGCAGGGGCACGATACACGTATAATGGATGGAAAAAATCGTATAGAATGGATGCATAATGCTTGGGATTATGCATCGAAACGGTTTAGAGATGGATATACGGTTCCATGGGCTGATGACCTTCTTGTGCTTGGCAGATTGGTTGAAATTCACGAAAATGACGGGGGTATTCGTAAAGCGAATGAAAATGTATGGATTGGGGACCGTCGCGCTCCTGAAGGTGGTGGACTTGTATCTGCTATGATTCTTGCCCTGTTCGATATGGCGGATATGGTGAAACCCGTCTTAGGACTGTCGAATAAGAACCCAAATTATACTGAAAATAATTTTGACGAAAAAGTAAGAGAGGTAGAAACTGTAGATGATTGGTATCTTGCTTATGAGTGGGTTCACCCATGGCGGGATGGTAATGGTCGTACAGGAAAGATTTTGCATAATTGGCTCCTAGGAACACTAGACAATCCTGTGCTCGTTGCAGACTACTTTGGCGGCGGTAATCCGTAGATGTTATTCTTGACTCACTATCTTGAGATGCAAGGGGATGGCACCACTAAAAAGAGATATATCGATTCGATACCTGAAGAATTGATGGAATTTTATGAGTGGTGTTGGGATAGGTATCAGGTCCTATTAAAGGAAAAGAATCTCCCGTTTATGCAACTTGAAGGTAGAGATTTTGAGGGGGCCGAGCGTCAGGCATTAAATGAGGGGCTTTCTAAATTTTTTGTTTTAAAAAAGACAATAAATGGAGATTTAGTTGGTTAAATTTGGAGGCGGGTAGCTTAGTCCGGCTAAAGCGCCACTTTTACAAGGTGGAAATCGGAGGTTCGATTCCTCTCCCGCCTACTGGAGAAAAGGAGATTGAAATGGAATTACTTACGGATATAGAACATGAATTAATTATAAAACTTGGCGAATGTGCAAATATTTTTTGTAACCAAATAGCTTGGGCAGATGTAGAAGACGACAAAAATGAATTTATTGATAAGATTCATCAACTTCAACATACTGTACTTGCACAGGCGGGGGCTCGTGCATATCCCGACCGTTATCGTCTTGCCGGAAGGACTATATCATGACGAGTTGGACGGCAGAAAAAGCGAAAAAGAGGGAATATTTTTTATTGGCCGTTATAAGTTATCTAGATGATATGGATTCTTGGTATCTTGACCAATATCCCGATTGGATTGAGAAATTGAAGATTGAATTTGATTGGCAACGACCAAGAGAAAGGGAATAGGGGGAGAAACGTGGGTGAAAAAGAAAGATTTGAGGAGACCATTGCCGAAATTGAACGTGTAGCGGCTAGCGATATAACACATCGTTCTCCCATTGATGATTCAGGCGAAACTCCTTGTTGTGGAAAATCACCAGTTGAGTTATCATATTTCGACCATATGACGGAGGATTCAAAATTAGTTACATGTGGCAACTATTCACAACCCGCCATTATGGAGTTACAAGAAATTTGGGAAAGGTTAAGGGGTTCTAGATTAAATAATATGCCTGATGATACTGAAGCCTGGTGGGAGATATGGGGTTGTGCCGATGACGGACGGGAGGGTAAATACCCCGCGCAGGCGTGTATGTTTTGTTTGGTTAGAAACGCGCTAAAGGCTCTTGGAGTTGAAGTAACTTATGGAAAGAGGAGAGAATATAATGAACTATAGGGTGGGATTATTTATTGGTATGATGTCTATTGTTGTTGGTCTTGCACTTTATGCTTTTGGTCTTAATATGTGGGCTTTTGGAATTTTTTGTTGGGGAGTTGGATGGAACACATATAGTTTTATTAAGGGACCGGAAAGATGATGAATGAAGATTTTACTCCTCTTGGGATGGCGGCAATAACGGTTCATGAATTATTTATAAGTTTGGTTAATGCAGGTTTTACAAGAGATGAAGCCCTTAAAATCGTTATCTCTCAATTGCCGCCTAAACAAGCGGAGGAGAAATGAATGGATTCTCATAAGTGTTTATTGCCTGGAACCGCATCAACTTCTAGAGTATATTCCTGGATTTGTTCTATTTGTGGGCGTGAATGGAAGGTTGCCTGGGATACGGTTGGATTGTCTTGGTGGGAGGAGATTCGCGGCCCTTCTCTTTTGGAGGAAGAATGATTGAGGCGAGAAAAGGCAATGATGTGGATGCTATACTACAAGTTATCTTGAATTTTCCATATAGTAACTATGGGATTGATGACCTTCCGATTTACGACATTCATGTTGATGGACCATCTGACCTTGTTTGTGACCTTGTATTTGCCATTCACAAGGCACTTGGTTCTGACGGGATTGACAGCCCACATATTGTTGAGATTACTAAAACTTCTTGGTTCATTGAACACCCATTATCATGTCGTATGGGGGGGAAGCAACTTGCTGATTGTTTGGTACATGACCAAATTACGGAGAATGAGTCTGAGAGTCCGTCACACGAGCCTGGCCGCTATCGTGTGTTTCTTGTAGAAGATGGTAATCTTGAATACGAAGAAGAGATTGACGGGACTGAGGAAGAATGAAAACCGTAGCCGAACTATTAGATGAAATGCTTATTTATGAACAACGATATGCCAAGGCAATGGTAGAGGGGGATACTGATTCGGGAATCGCATTTACTCATACCAATTTTTGGCGCAATGAGTGGAAACAGATTCTTCACGGTACTGAGTTATGCCTTGCATGTGGTGGAAGTGGATTTTCGTACAGAGAATATGATGCCGTACCGTGTCTTACATGTAACAATACTGGTCGTATCAAGATACCGGGACTGGTGGAGCGGCTCAAGCAACAGGTGCTCGCCGCTGCCACTAACGGCGGTGGGTCAGCGACGTTGCCAAACACCTCGGCAGCCCTTGTCTATGGCGCGGGTCTCGCTTTTGAAGCCCTGGAACGCGAGATTGGAGAGATATGAAAAGATACAAATATCCTCGTTGGGAGTTCTATGAAGTTGATAAAGATGAACATCATTTTCTAACTTCTTCTGGGAAAACAGATTTAGCTCATATTATTTATGAAAGACTGAATGATATTTGGCCAAGAAAAAGATATTATGGATGGAATTGTGCCCTTGAAATAGTGAAAGTTTGGGGGAAATAAGATGAGCATAAGAGTATATCTTCGTGAAAATAAAGGAGATGTAGTTTCATTTTATGCGCCTGAAATACAAATTACATTAAGATGGATAATCCTTCGTGATAATAATAGGGTTGAAACTTTTCGCATTCCACGAAATAATGTTGCCGCAATAGAGAGAAGGTGAATTGATATGGAGCATCTAGTAGCAGACGTGGAGGCGGCGAATTGGAAGCGATGGCTTACTATGTCGTCGCCAAGGGTCCATGTCTGGAAAAGTTTGGAGGAGTTTAGTGTTCGCCTCCTTGCCACCCGCGCCGCATGTGTAGAGACACTAGAACTGGTGAGTGATACACAACTCTGGCATTCGTCAGCATGCCCCATGGTGGCGGGAGCCACTTGGAATAGCATCATGTATGAGCGGCGGTATACCTGCAAATGCGGTCTTCAAGCGATGCGACTTGCTGTTCGCTCACTCCTCGCCCAACTTCATGAGGAGAAGAATTTGTCTTATAAAAATGAGCAAATCGCGGGAAGAGAGGACATATGACGGCATTTGGCATCGTTGTCATAATCATTGTTGTTTGTTTAACAATATTGATGATTGTGGATTTGCTTAGGGGGAAATGATGAAACGTATTACAAAGCGAGAGGACCTTATTGCTCTCGCCGCCGAATTAGGGACTCGGAAGGATTGGCATGAGCCAGATGAGCAAAACTTAACGGCCAAAGTTTTCGGTAAGGGATTTGATAATGCCGGAACTTGGAACGATGATTATTCTCAATATTTGCTACATGACACTGAGGAATTACATGTCATTCTATATCGTCACGAACAACCGATTGCCTCGGTTAATCTTGCGACACTTTTTGCATGGGCAACCCAATCATGAGTGGAGCCATCGGTATTATCGAAAGGAGGAAGCAAATGAAACCTTTTGCCGCACTTTTTTTCTTAATTTTTGCAATATTTCTTTTGGTATATTCACTTATACTTTCTTTTCAACATCATTGGGCGGAGGCCGCATTCTATCTTATTTTAGCTAAAATAAATATTGACGCATCTGATGATTTTGCTAGGGGAGTATAATGAGTGACGATATAGAAGAGTTTATCCGTGATATGGCATCGCCTAGCGATGGTCCAGATTTGAACAATGAAGAACTTGCCGAAGTGTTGAAACGATTTCAGGAGGAGCCTGAGAGGTATCCTAATGATAGGGAGGAACCTATGAGCACAAAGAAAACTCCTAAAATGCCCGAGTTTTATACCAAAGTTACACTTGAAGGATATGTAAATGGTTGTAGCGAGGCGCGAGAAGGAGATAATAGATTCCCAATCGTAAGTGTATTTATTCCTGATGGGTGGCAAACATGGGGGGGGCATGGACCATCGGGTACAACCATCTGGATGAGTCTAGACCGTTTCAACGAATTGATGGGGGAGTAGCTCAGTGGGCAAAGAAAATGTTAGTTGGGAGGATTTCTTAAAAGAACTAGAAACTGAGGATACTATTATGCATAAGATAAAAAGAGGAATAAGGCGGGTGTTCAGATATATCCCTGAAAACTATAGAACCCTAAAACATTTTATAATTCGTGGCAAACGTGGATGGTCCAAAAGAGATGTCTGGAGTCTAGACTATTATTTGGCAAAAATAATTTCCGAAAGTGTTGAATATCTGAATGAAATTAAACATGGTTGGCCCGGTGATGAAGTGATTTCGTGGGAAGATTATGGCGAAGAATTAAATAAGATAGTTCGTGGATTCAAACATTATATGGAGGACCCAGAGTTAGAGTCTGATTGTTGTTCTAATAAGTATTGTTTTCCTGGAAAGTGCCCCATTCTGAAAGAGGGGTTTGATACACTTATAAAGTGGTTTCCCACTCTATGGGATTAAGGGGGAGTAGCTCAGTGGCAGAGCAGGGAGTGAAGCTATAGAGGACTAGCACCGCCCCTTTAAGGCGGCTTTTGAGGGTTCGAATCCCTTCGCTCCCACTATGGCAAATAAAAATAAAGACATCTATAACAAATACATGAAAGAATATATTCTTAATCGCTATCATAGAAGAATGCAGGAAGCTCTAGAATTTTTAGGAAATAAGTGTATCAAATGTGGGAGAACCGAATCTCTACAACTAGACCATATCTTTCCTACAAGTAAAATAAAGACGATATCAAAGATTTGGTCTTATTCAGATGAAATATTTTGGGAAGAAGTTAAAAAGTGCCAGATTTTATGTCGGGATTGTCATATAGAAAAAACAATACTAGAGTTGGGTAAAAAGATAGCCAAGGGAACTCACGGCACACTATCTTCTTACCGTTATTGTAAATGTTCTATATGCAAAAAGGCGATGTCTGATTGGAATAAAGAATATAGCAGGAAAAGAAGGGAGCGGAAGAATGTTTGAACGTGTGCCCATAGAAGGGAAATGTCCTCGTTGTGATGGACCGATGGTGCTGGAAACTTGGGATTCTGATTGCAATTATAATCCTGGAGGTAGTTCTGAGGAATGTAAAGGACTCTGTTATATGTTTTTTGATTATGATATGAAAGGTTACCGTCCGAAGACAGATTCTAGTAAATGGGGCGATGCGGAGCGTAAAGCAGGAGGGGGAATATGAGTCCATCATATATTTGCCCATCACATCCCGATTTGGGAACTCAAGATTATTATTGCCCAGAGTGTGTCGCCAAATTGGCAAGAGCACCCGTGGCATCAAGTATGACCCCATCTGAACGTGCGGCGGAACTGAAATCCTTTTCCGAAATTGTAACTGTTCCATGGGTGAGCCTTGTTAAGCGGGCCGAAGAACTATTGGGTAGGGGTATATGGACTCATGAGTTTGCCCTATTTGATGAACTTGTAGCTGAGGCCGAATCAGGAATCCCCGAGGAATTTCCTGTTGGAACCATGATGGAAAAGGCTCTTCGTATAATTCCGCCAGAAACAGAAATAATTGTAGTTAACCTTGAAGAAGATGAATAAATATGAATATAGAAAGTTCCTAACCCCTTTCTTTGGAAGGAAAATCAGTTGATGCCTCGCCCGCGCGATGATATACTATCTTATGGCGGGAATAGCCCGCCATCAAGCGGTTCTCTTGGGGAAGTCTGCCGCTTGGCTATGGTGATATGGCCCCCGCTCTAAAACAGTTGTGAAGTTCCTTAGAGTAGGGGTCATATCTATTTGGGAAAGGAGGGAAAGAAATGGCATTGGCTAAGGAACTGGTTGAGCGTCTTTGGGTTGCGTCAGCATTGATTGAAGCGGCGCAAAAGACAGACGAGCCTAGAGAGTGGGGCGCATTTCTCAATCGTGCCAACGAAGAAATAAATGAAGTCTTGGCAAAGGCACAGGAAAAAATTAAGGTTGAGAAAATGAATTATTCCAAGGCTCTTGATTGGGCTATCGACCGAGCGCATGATGCGGAACGTGACGATGTTGTGCTTGAACTTGGAGCTTTGGCAGAATATGTGCAGGAAGCCAAACTCGATGAAGAGTATGAGGAGGAATAAATGCCTAGAGCTAGTATCCCCCGTTCCGCCACGCTAAAGGGGTATATCGCATTCATGGGCAAGGATATGAGGATATCAATCCCTATCTTTGCTTATAAGAAAAATGCCGATATTAAAAAGATTGAACTTCATATGTATCATTCTGCCGACCACGGTAGGGTGAGATACAATAGATTCTGCGAAGAATGTAAACAATCCCTCACTTGGGACGATATTACGAAAATGGCCGAGTGGGGAAATGATAGAATTGAGATTACCTCAGATGAACTTGAGGAAATATTCAACAAAACTGGGAATGTGATTAAGGTAATCCATCCCATCCCGCTTTCAAGCATAATCGATAATCTTTTGGCCAATTTAGTATTCCTCAAAGAGATTTATGAGGTTCGACCTTTTAAGGCTGATACAAAGAAGCCTCCGGCCAAGGAAGTCGAAACCATGCTCATTAGTCTGTTTGCGGCGCTGAAAGCAAACAAGCAGGCCCTCTTGGTTACTACATCGATAGACCAAATACAACGATATGCCTTGTTATTTCCCAACGGAGATTTGTGGACGCTCTACTACTCCGAGGAAATCAGGGCCGACCTCCCCTTGGTTCACGAAGGTAATATTCAGAAGCGTATCGATAAAGAACTGACAAGTGGATTCAAATCATTTCTTAAGACTCATGAATCGGAAATTTCTGAGGAATTCTCGTTTGAAGATATGCAAGATGAGATGAATGCTTTGATTGAGCAGAAGATTCCGGCAAAGAAAACGTTGGTGGCTGTTGGTGAGGCCATTCCTACACCGGAAATTGCCCATGTTCTCAAGGCGCTTAAGGAAAGCGTTGGGAAGGCAAAGATTAAGACAAAAACCAAACAGAAGGTGAGGGCAAAACGATGATGGGAATTAGAAAATCATATTGGATTCATAAACTATTGCATGGACATTTGCCCGAATTTCGGGGGGATGGCAAATGCCGTATCTGCCTTAAAAATTGGGCGACTTGGTGAGAGTGAATGCGAATACGCGGATTCATTGAATCTTATAATCCAAATACAAAGTTATATCAATGGGCTCTTTATGAAGAAGGATTGCGAGGGCAACTGATCCCGCTCGCATCAGGGTCAGAATCTACTGAAGATCGGGCGAAAGATGTGTTGTGTTCGGCTGCTAGTAATTTTAAATTTGCTCAACAGTATAAGAAGCGAGAAATAAAGTTGGATTAGGTTTTGATTAAGCGACCGGACTCCGGTTACAATAAGTGCTGAGGGGCACACGCGGAATAGCCGGGGTCCGGCCCTCTTCTGAAAGGAGATGGAAAGCATGGACTACGCACAGGAGCGGCTCAACCGTCCATGGCGAGTAGTCGTAGAGGCAAACAGTAGTCTGTTGGAATCTTTCGGCTCCGAGGAGCAGGCTATCTCTTACGCTCGCGGCGCAAATGAACGGGCGGTGACGGGTGGTTATAATGTGAAGTATATTGTAGTTCCACATGGAGAAAAAGCTATTTGAAAAATATGTTAGGTCTGATATAATGGAGGTGTCATGGGTGATATTGAAAAGATTGATGAATACATAACTAAAAAGATGTCAGAACTAGATAAACGTCGGATGTATGAGTGTTGTATCAGAACCATGCGCAATGAATATCTAGACCTAATGCTCTTCATCGATAAGATTATTGATGATGAGATTGATACGATAGCAAATGGAGAACAATTGGTGGGAGCCTAATTGTTTAAAAAGATAAGTAAATTTCGTGGTATAAACATGCACTTAAAGGGAACGTTTGAGTTAAAAGATTTACCGGATATAATGACGGGTGCCCATGCTTGCGACTTTAGAATAGATAGATGGTTACCCATATTTCGGGAAGATAAAACCTTATCCACCGCTCTTCCCGAAAAAAATTTGGAATGGGTGGTGGCAAAACCAGATGAAGTCTATTATGGGTTGGAAAGGTGGGGAGATATACTTCCAGATGAATATGTGGAATATTTCTCGGTGGTTATCCTTCGACTTTGGTGGATGGATGAAAATCAGGCGCTAGGAATTTGTGCCAATAATCCTTCTGGCGAAGGAGTTCTTATCTTTCCTGCGTAGATTGTTAAACGTGGAGCGACAGGAACCGCTACAGAAATTTAGATGGGAACGTAATCTAAAGGGTTCTATGTATATTTCTTTGAAACATTGAGGGCAGATTCTTCTGACCCTTTTGTTTTTACCATTAGTTATGGCAATTTGTTTTATACGTTCGAGACGGCCATCCATCTGCATGTGGCATGACCTACATAGATATTCATACCCTGAAACATTATTAATCTTTTCTGCCCGTCTCCAACAACCACGTTCGCAGAAATATACTTTTCCCATAACTATATTTTACCAGAAAGGAGGAGAGAATGTTTATTTGTTTGGATTGCCATGACAAAGATTGTTGGTGTTTAGACCTTGAGCAAATGATACCCTCTTATGGACCTTGTGAGTGTTGTGGTCAAACAAAACAATGTATGGATTGCCATCATGATTGTTTTTTGCACAAAACGTAATGGGGAGATGAACATGTTTAAAACAAAAGAAAAAGACTTAAAGGATTTGGCAACAAGTTTTATGTTGGATGCTATACAGGAATGGGGACAAGAAGAAAAAGATAGAATCCGTGCCGTACAAGATATTCTTGATGTTATTGGTTTTAAGGCGAAGGCTGGCGGCTTCCCTGTATTTGGGGGTATTTGGACTAAATCTTGTACGGGTAAGGATGCTGATAAAGCAACAGAATGGCTTAAGAAATTGACCGACGAAATGCCTAGGGGAAAAATTGAAACTGAAGTTGAATATATAATGGCATCGATTTTGAGTGCCATTGAAGACAGGGGGGGAAAGTGATTCAGCCGTGTGAAGGTTGCGGATGCCAAATTCCTGACTCCGATGATGATTATTATCGTCAAGGATGCCAGGAATCTCGCGCCTATATCGAAGATCGTTTTGTGTTCGAACGTTTGTGTAAATCTTGTGCGACAATCCCTGGTCGTCTTGATGCCGATTGGCATCCAGGTTCACATCAGGTCTTCACTAGAGAGCAAGTATTGGGGGCAAATTTTGACAACTAAATGGACTCCTAAATGGACTCTATCTAAATGGACTCTAGCGGAAAGTCGGGGTGTTGATGACCCTAATTACCCAAGATTACTCCCGCCAAATCTTCTATTGCCGAGTATTTCTTTGCCAAGATCAATTCTTGGAGCAAAGGCAGATGAGATTGGATGGATAATTGTTGACTTTCTGAACCATGAGGAGGAGAGTGAAGACATGGCCGAGCGCTTTATTACAAACGAGGAAGCGGCAAAGATACAGCGTGTGATAGGAGCCAAGGGTTTCTCTAAGCATACCTGTGGCTATCAGCCGGGTTGCTTGTGTACGGAGATGTATCCAGGACGCATCAAGCGACTCCTCATCACCCGCACCGCGTGCGAGGAGAAGCTGGAGGCCGTAAGCCGCGTCCTGGACACAAACGACGATGCCGACTTCTGGTCTGTGTTGCGCAGCATCGCGCCGTTCCTCGCCGAACTCCACGGGGAGAAGTCATGAATCAGGCTGAAGACGCAAGAAGGTATCGGCTCGGTCTGTCGCGTGAGACACCCGAGTATCAGAGACGACTCAACAGCGCCCGCGAGGACTTTGCGTTCGCACGGCGGCGCATTACCAAGATTGAGAACTGTTGGCACGACGACGGAATCATTACCCGCTTGGATATCGCGTGGCTGATTGCAGAAGTCTCGAAGCAAGTTGGTGTCGCATGACCCACGCCAATGACGTTGGAAAAACCATGAACGCCAAGCCCCCGCGTTGTAATCACAGAACCCCTTGGCCCACTCGTTGCTGGTGGTGCGCAGTGAATCTGGAATGCACCTGGAACAAGGGTGGCTCGTCCTGGTGCTGCTGCAACCCGGCTTTCCATATCTTGTCAGGATTCGCAACCCACAAGGAGATGCCATGAATAAGGGTGCGAGACAGGCGAATGAGCAACTTTGGCACGAACAACTGCTACGCCGCCTTGACCGCATTACCGCGTTGCTAGAAGTCCTTGCTTCATCTATTCGCCTTGATGGGGCGTCGGAGGAGCCCAATATTACGACGACTCCAATCCCACAGATCGGACATTGGCCTGAGTCGTGCCCTGCTTGTGGGGGTGGCACGACATGAAGCGCCTCTGCCCGCCGACTACCTCAAGTAAAAGGAATCGCTTTACTTGCGCCATCCCCCTCGTTGCCCTACTCGTTGGCGCTGTTGTCTCAAACCCCCATGTTGCACACGCTGGACAACACGAGTTTCTAGACAAAACGGAGGAGAAGCCATGAAGCCTAGCAAATGTGAAGGAAAGAGCGATAGGACCGGATGGTGTTGTATTAAACATCGGCAGGAATGGGAAGATGCCTATCTCGCCGAATTTTGGGAGAAGGAGAAATTATGATGACGCGTCGTGATTTTGAATTAATTGCAGATACATTGCATGAAATTTATACGGAACCTGGGTCTGATAGCGAAAGAATCTGGATACAGATTACACATACCCTCACTGATGCTTTTGAGCAAACCTATCTAAATTTTAATCGGACACGATTTGAATTGGTAGTTTATGCTGTTCAATAGATTGAAAGGAAATAAATGTAATGAGGGTAGGAATTACCATTACAACAGATAAAGGAAGCAAATCTGCGGCAGAATTAGCCGAGAAAAAATTATTTGAAAGTGGTTGGAAAGAAGTAAATATTGTTATAGTTAAACAAGGGGCATCTAGAAACCCCTCATCTAGTTTTGTTGATTGGTTCGTTTCTGCGAATTGTTATGCTTATGAACATCAAGATTAGGAGAATATATTGGCAAAACATACTTGGGATTTAATGGATGATTTAACACAAGAACAAAAAGATAAATTGTTAAAAGCGGTATCTCGTATATTATTTACGCATGAAACGATTGCTCATATTATAGATGTAGAATTATTAGAAGAAGGCGATTTAGGAGAATTGGAAGTGATATGATAGAGATAATTGAACGTTCAGATGATTTAGAAATATGGAGGGTCGATTTAAAACTTTTAATTGACCCTAAACAAGAAGATTCTCCCGATCTTTGGGATTGGCCAACTTTGCTCGATTTGCCGAATAATAATTATGTCACCATTATAGGTTGCAACATGGTTGGAATCAAATCAAATCCTGAAACAAATTAAGACCCTTTATAATCTTTTCTCATGAATGTATAAAAAATATTTCTGGATAATATTCGAAATTCCGTGTACCCGGAAAGTCCCATTATAATCTTCTTCTACAAATCCAATAAAAAATATTTCTGGATAATATTCAGGATTCTTGGTACTCGGGAGAGGCCTTTATAATCTTCTACTATAAATGCAGAAAAATTATTTCTGGATAATATTCAGGATATCTATTCAACCGTATACTATAATTTGGCTAATTATTGGTCCAAAAAATAAAGGTAGGGCCAATAAATGGACTAATGAAATAGGGCACGAAGATATTTATCTGTCTAAATTTTCATGTGATGCTCGCCTACAGTGTGATATACTATCTCATGCAAGCACCAGACGCCCCTCGCGGCGGCGTCGAAAATCTCCAAAAATCCCTAGAGGATAATCCCTAGTGAAAGGAGATAAACTTGCAGGCAACTAAGCCTAAGAGAAAACGTGGCCGTCCACGCGGAGAACTTCGCAATTGGCTTTCCAGCGAAATGCCCAAGTTGAAGAAGTCCGATGCGGAAGGTGAAAAGAATATTGCCACGTTCCATCCCGAAATTGGTGATAAAATTACGGTTGTGGTTCCAAAGAGTTGGACCCTAATCCCGCTTGAATATACCCTTGGTAAGACTCCGGCAACTGTGGGTCAGACCGCAAGGAATGAGCGAGACAATCGTAAGCTAAAGGGTCGCTTTGTTGTCCACACAATCCCCCAAGAACTTGAGATGGGGAGGGGCAAGGCGAAAAAGGTGTATGAATTCGAGGTGTTTGCAATCGAGGTAAAGAAGTAATAATATTGGGCGGGAAAGAGTCAGCTCTTCCCTCTCCTTGGTTGGGCATAATTCAAAAGCGGTATATCTCCTGCTTCATTGAAATTAATTCCTGCGAGAATTAATAACGATGATGCGCCGTTAAGGAGTTTGGGATTATGCCCTTCCATGGGGGCAAATTTGGCTTTTATGTCTTGGGTAACCAAGCTAGTAACTTTAGTTGCTGGTAAATTTGCCCCCAAATGTTTGGGGCCAAAGTAACAGGAACAGGTCCGGGCATAAAAAGGCCAAGAAAAGGACCCGGTACTCCTCGCTTGGCAGGGAAACCTAGAGCCTAAGTTATTTTGGCCCCAAATATTTACCCCCTCTCCCAAAGATGGTTGGGTAATTGGCAGGTTCATTACCGTCAAGGGTAGGAGTGCCTGAGCCAATTAGTGGCCACAAAAGGTTCGAATCCTTGGAGGGGGACCTTGGGGGTATCCCAAAGGGAATACCGGGTGCAATCGCCGTAGCCTAGGCTCCTACGGAACGAGAGGATACCCTCAAAATTTGGGTGATTTGGCAACCTTGGCGGATTATACTAGATACATAATCCGTAGTGAATTCTAGTCAACTTTCGAGAGCCCCAAATCACCCAATATGGGCCGGTAATGGATTAGACCAAAGATGAAGGCCAAAGTGCAATCTTTGGGACAGGAGTTCGACTCTCCTCCGGTCCACTATGAATAGAAAGGGAGAATCAATGTCAGTTTCTTTGCCCTGTATTATTTGTGAAAAATCTCTAGAAGATATTGACCTTGAACAGGAACATAATCAGCCGTATGGTGGGACGGTTTTTTCTTCTACCGGAAATTATGGTTCTACTGTTTGGGACCCAACTAGTCCGTTTAGTCGAGAATTTCTCGAACTTAATATCTGTGATGATTGTTTGACCAATTGTGCGGATAAAGGTTATGTATTACATGTTGATGTTAATACAAAATCTGAATATAAGTATGAAACTTGGGGTTATAAGGAGGGAGAATAGATGACGACTGAAGCATCACAAACTATTCAGCAAATTTTTGATGAAAATGCCACCGAAACTTCTACTGAAACTCGGCGAGAATATGATGCCTATAATGATAGATTTAGTGATTATGCCCTATCTTATTGGACGGAGCGTTGGCATCCGCCATTCAAAGAATTTGCCCAAAAGATTGAGAGAAATGTTAGGGTCCAACTTTTTAGTACGACTAATACACCATTGATGATTGATGTTGAATCATTGCCCAGTCAATCAACCGATCCACAAGAAATCTTATTTTGTCTCAATGCTGCGCCGATTGGTGATAGCATGGCCACACATTCAAGGACTTCTATATTTGGGACCCCCCTTACTGATGGTGCTTCAAATTTTTATGGGCCAAGCAACATTCCAGATGCAATCCCAATATACGACGATGAACTCAATTTTGTAGGGGAGATTCTAAAGGCCCAAAGAAAAATTATGATTCCTTGGGCTCTTACTCGGGCTACCAATAGTTACAATACTTTGATACCCCTAACCCGATATATGTTGGACCGTATCGTTATGATTTTTACCGATGTTGATGGGTATGCCCAACATTTGGAGAACCAAAAGGGGATTCTTGCGGAAAGAGCAAAACAGAGATTTATTGAACTATGTTCTGGCCGTACAAATAGGCAGCTTGCCACCTATGAAAATTCTCTGCAAGGTAATGAAGAAAACCTGAGATATTTCTACTCAGAAATCATCAGAATAAATCGTGACTCGAACGAAATTTCCGCTTTAATTACGGCCCTAGGAACCATCAAGGTTGATGAGAAAAAGATTGAGGCGGAATGGAATGCGATTAACAGCCATGAATTGGTTGAAAGTATTTCTTGTGTAATGGATCATAGCAGGAATACAGAAAACTTTGTGATTACTACCAAGCCCTTGATTTCCAAAGAACTTCCAGATGGAACTACAAGATTTCTTGGTGTATTTGAGATTACCTTCAATATTGCGGAAAATCGCCTTCCTTCGGTCAGGAATCTAACCCAACAAATCAATGAATGGCAGCACCCACATATTCCATCAAATGGAGAGGTTTGTTGGGGAAATATGGCGGAATCAATTACCAACCTTGTTTCAAGTTATGAATTTGGATTGGCAATTCAACTTGTTATTAGATTCCTTGTAGAGCCTTATGAGGAAGATATGTGGGGGGTCAAGATTTATGATTGGCCCATTAATTCGCAAAAAGAGGGGATGCCTCCTAGACGTGCTTCGGAAATTTGTGGTGGATGTAATGAGGTTTTTGGTGAGTGTGAATGTTTTCGTTGCGAAATTTGCGACGAAACTGATGATAATTGTGAATGTTATCGTTGTGATTCCTGTAGTGAAATATATCAGACTTATGATGGGGACCGTATAGATAATTGTGGTTGTAATCGTTGTGATAATTGTTCCGAACTAGTTACCGATTGTCTTAGGCGCGGTTCTTGTAACCGTTGCCAAAATTGTGAACGTTTGCCAGATGATTGTGAGTGTATCCATTGCGAAAATTGCGAAGAAATTATGGAAGAGGAAACTCGTGATGGTTTGTGCAATGATTGTCGTGAGGAACCACAGGAGGAAGAAGATGTTGTTGAACCGCTAGAAGGACAGTCAAATTTCTCTACACTAAATGAATCAACAACGATAACAACGACTACCGCATAAGTTTCAGGATTTGGCTCGAATCTTTCGAGCCATTTCCCGAGATTTATCGAATATTAAAGTTGAAGGAAAATTTGACCCAAAAAAGCAGCGAATCCAAAGAATTAGA